GGTAGTGCTAGTGCTATTGGTTTGTACAAGAAATTGTACGAATACAGCGACGAGAACAGCGTGTTAGTGTTTGATGACTGTGATAGCATCTTGTTTGATGACGTTAGTTTGAACTTGCTAAAAGGTGCGTTAGACAGCGGCAAGTCACGTAAGATTAGCTGGTTGAGTGAATCACGTGTGTTGAAACAAGAAGACATTCCTACAAGTTTTATCTTTAAAGGCAGTGTAATTTTTATCACTAACTTGAAGTTTGACCAAGTTAAGTCACAACGTTTGAAAGATCACTTAGAAGCATTACAGTCACGCTGTCACTATTTAGATTTGACCTTAGACACTATGCGTGATAAGATTTTACGTATTAGACAAATTGCTAAACAAGGTGCTATGTTTGAAGACTTGGGCATCAGTGATGTAGGACAAGAAGTTATTATTGACTTTTTGGATGCTAATCAAAACAAAATGCGTGAAATGAGTCTGCGTATGGCAATTAAAGTAGCACAGCTATACAAGAGTTTTCCTAACACTTGGGAAAGCATGGCACGTACAACTTGTATGACGGCAGCATAATGAAATTACTATTGTCAATGACGTACAATTTAATCCTACTAGTGGGTACCGTTTACCTAGTAGGTTGGCAGGGTTGGAGTGCATGGTGGTTCCTACTCACTGTAATTCTTTTAGCAAGCGGTAAAGCGTAAGGAGTAATATATGTCAGTTTATATAAAAAGAATTTTATTTGGTGTGGCGGGTTTGGTAGTTTTAGGTAGCATTGGTGTTTGGAATCCAGAAGCACAACGCCTAATAGGTTGTTTTGCCATGGGTTGGGTGTTAATGGATATTGCCAGTGGATTGTTTCCGGAGGCAAAATAATATGGAATGGTTAGAATTAAGTCCTAACGGTGCTTGGAGTTTCGCTCTTACTGTTTGGTTCTTTGGCGCAATAGCAGGATACTGCATTGGACGACTACATGCAGCATGGCGTCAAATTGATACGTTGATTGATACAATTGGTGATACTGTTACCAAGTTGGAAAAAGGAAAAACAAATGTTTGATAAAATCTATCAGTGGTTAGTTGAGCACGATTTTCAAATTAGTTGGTTTTTATCGGTTACTTTACGTCAGAGTTTTTCCAGGACTTTGCTCGTGGTAATTGGTTAGGTGTTATTTTTGATTTGATTATCATTGTTCTTAACTACTCAATGGTGCAAGGACAGAAATAGTTTTACCCCATCATACGCTATTGTCTAGCTCCTAGTGTGATGGTCTTATAGTCTGGGTTACCCGGACTTTTTTTAAGTAAATACTTGATGAAGACCTATAATAGATTTTTTGCATTTGGCTGCAGTTTCACCAGCTGGCATTGGCCCACATGGGCTGACATAATTGGTAAAACCTTCATTGAAGATAACTACTTTAATTTTGGATTATGTGCTAGTGGCAATGAATTTGCATTCCATAAATTAACAGAAGCGCATGCTAGATTTAACATAACCAAAGATGATTTAGTTATAATTTGTTGGACTAATTTTGCTAGAGAAGATAGATATTTTAACGGTGAATGGCAAACAGCAGGCAACATTTTCACACAAAACGTATATCCTCAAGATTGGGTTAAACAATGGTTTGACCTACGCGGCGCACTAATAAAAACATCAAGTGTTATTGCAGGCGCAACACATCTATTAGATAATATTGGGTGTGAATATCTATTTACTTCAATGATGCCAATGACTCAAATTGATGAGTATGACACGTTGTTTACTGGATCTGATTTTCAAGATGTATTTTTAACCTATAATAGATACTATCAAAATATTAAACCTAGCATGGTTGCAGAGTTATATGGTAAGAATGCCTGGCAAAACCCAAACCCAATTTGTGTCAAATGGTCAGAAAACGATCCACAAGCGTGGGAAGATAATCACCCGTCACCATTGCAGCATTTAAGTTATGTCAATGAAATTATTAATCCAGGGCTATCACATCCTATTAACATATCTGATACTATTACTTGGGTGCATGATTGGGAAACAAAGGTACGCACTCCTCCGTATTTTGACTGTGATAAACACGGTTGGTCATTATACTATCGAACAAAGAAATATCACAGTGACAGGGGCATGCTTTAATGAAGACTGTTATATTTGTTAATAGCAATCATTTGTTTATTAGTGGGTTATGTCTCAGACACTTAACCAATTTAAAAGAAACTATAGACGGCATTGTTGTAATTACTCCGCACGTTGAAAGATTAGAATCCTTTTATCATTGGATGGGATTTGATCAGATAACATTCTTATCAGATTCTGAAGTATGTCAAACTTTAAATATACCATCAGATCGATTAAGTTGGATTGACAAACAATACGCTATTTTAAATTTAGATAAACTTGTAAACGACGATATAATTTTAAATGTTGACGCAGATATTATTTTTAATACAGAACTCAAATTGACTCAAGATACTGCTCGCAGATTTTATATAGAAACAGAGTGCTATCAGCCATACTTTGATACAATTTTTGATTTCTTTGGTTTAAAAAAATCTTTACCACAGTGGGATAGTTTTATATCTGATTTTATGATATTCGATAGTAAATATCTCAAAGAGATGCGTAAATCGACTACCGCATTTGATAGTTATTACAGTTGGAAATCAATTGTTGATAAAAACACACCAACTACCGACCAATACAAAATTCCTGCTATCTCTGAATATGAAATGTATGGTACTTGGTTGTATGCCAATTATCCAGACGTAATGATATTAGATAGAACCAGCAGTACCTACGGTAAATTTGAGGACAATGTTAAATATCACAAATTTATTCCATCTATAGAAAATTTAAAAGAAAATAAAACTATAATACCTCTTAGACAAACATACGACACTGATATTGATTGGGATTTAATATATCCCAAAGGTTGGCAGAGCTTTAAATAAGTTGACAACATATTTTTTTTATCATATACTAATTATATGTTAAGCTATCAACACGTCGAAGATTATCTAGAACTGCTAGCAGGATACGAGCCTGGCAATACTGCTTTGTTTGTGCAACCAATGTCTAAGTATAACTTTAGTCTGGCTCGCTACGATATACAGATTGTAGATAGTATGAGCTCTCACACTATATTTGGTGGAGCCTTAACAGATCGTCAGGCAGATTTATGTGTGAGATTGGTACTCAAATATCGTAGACAATTTGCTAAAATAAATGTAGATGTAACCGCAGTTGAAGTTCCTCAATTTCGACTACCAGTACGCAAATTAGATCGGACACGTAAAATTTGGTTAGATGATCAACGTATAGGTATACGCTTTCCCTATGACCGTGGCCTAATAGATAGCCTGCAAGAATATAAGAAAACAAGCCAAGGCAGCACTCGATGGGACAATGAAGAAAAGGTTTGGTGGTTTGGCCTAACTGAAGCCAACATTAATTGGGCTGTTACCTGGGGATCAACTTATAACTTTGAAATAGATCCTTTGATTACTAATCTAATGGATCAGATTCTTAGTTGTGAACAAACTCCATACGAAATCAAACTGGTGAGAACCGCCAGTGGCTATACAATTACCAATGCTGCTGAGAGTCTGATCGATTATGTAAACGAACGATTGGGCGGATTTGGCCTAGAAAACGGTATTAAACTTATTGACTATTCGGGGGTCTTGGGATATACCTACGATGAGAACATAGTTCGTCCAGCACTGTTAGATATCTTTAAAGATCAGCGCAACACACATGTAGTACCACAGGATGGCGCACTGGATTTGATCTTTAGCTATGCAGAGATAACCAATCGATATCCGGTGTGTATATATGATCCGGGATTAAAAGGTGTAGATCTATCACGCTTTGATGAAACAGACATAGTACGGTTTAATACATCTGGTAAAACTAAGACTAGCGATTATAACATACATGATGTTAAAGTAGTATATGCTAACAAGATTCCTGCAACATGGGATTATGATGTTCCGTTGTTGGTTAGTACACAGGAACTAATGGTTGGCGGCAAACGTATGGAATGGCTCAATAGAGCAGAAAAGGTAATTTACCTTTGTAATACCCTACTAAGAGAAAATAACTAAACGGCGTTTCTTTTTTTGTGTGCGTCTGAAATTTTTCGTTTAGTTTCTTCTGACAATTTCTTACCTAAATTTGCCTTTCGTACATTATCGCCGTGCCCTAACGGCTTTGGTTTTCGCATTTTTTGTTTAGTTTCTTCGCTAAGTGTCTTGCCAAAATGTTGCTGGCTTATTAATAGTTTTTCTGTTGATGTACGTGGTCGCTTCTTTATTCCTTTGTTTGAAGCAGACATTTTTGCCCGAGTCTCTGCTGATACAATTCTGCCAACTCCAAATTTATTGCCTTTGTTTGCTTCACTTCTTGCTTGTGATACTTGTTTGCGTATAAATTCATACTGTTTAGAATTTAGAATTAATCTTTGTTGGTTACTACTTGTCCTACGAAATGAATTTAATGCAAACTGCATCTTTCTTTTTAATTCTTTCTCGGACAACATTTTGATTAGTAGTACATGGCAGACGTAGTGCTCTCTTGCTGTAAGTCTGACTAAATTATCTTTAGTATTGTTGCCTCCTAAAGATTTTGGAATAATATGATGGGTTTCGGTATATAATGTTTTTGGTAATACCCGATGCTGAGCTTTGGTAATAATAGAATTGTACCAACGGGTATACTTGTTGTGTAAATACATTTGCTGACATAGTCCTTTTATGTTAGAGTAGTTGGGAATTGGCGTTCCGCGAACTACACTATTATTTATCAAATATAGTTGACATTCATTGAGTACATTTGCTATTATATACTATAAGGAAAATAAATGGCAAAGTGTATAATACAAATCAAAGACGAAGTTAACTGTAAATTAATTGGATTAGATTTACACGATAGAAAGTATCTTGTTAATAAATTCAAATACGAAATTCCAGGTGCACGTTACTTGCCAGCAGTTCGTTTAGGCCGATGGGATGGCAAAATAGCCTACGCTCAGTTAGGTGGTAGCACATATACTAACCTACTACCAGAGATCTTGCCCTACTTAGATGAACGTGGGTATGATATTGAGTTGGATGATCTGCGTGATTATCCTACACAGTTTGAGTTTACAGAAGTAACAGAAGAAACCTTTGCACACAAAGTATGGCCTGCTAAACATCCTATTGCAGGCGAACCTGTGGTGCTACGTGACTATCAAATTGAAATTATCAACAAGTTCTTGGCCAACCCACAATGTCTACAGGAGATTGCCACGGGTGCAGGTAAAACACTGATCACAGCCGCATTGAGTTGGAGTTGCGAACCGCATGGTCGTACCATTGTTATTGTACCGAACAAAAGTTTAGTTACACAAACTGAAGCAGACTATATTAACCTAGGCCTAGATGTTGGCGTGTACTTTGGCGACCGTAAAGAGTTTGGACATACACATACTATTTGTACTTGGCAAAGTCTAAACATCCTGCTTAAAAATACCAAAGCACACGAAGCAGACATTACCATAATGGAATTTTTAGAAGGTGTTGTTTGTGTAATGGTTGATGAAGTACACATGGCCAAAGCAGATGCACTTAAAACACTACTTACTAGTGTTATGGCACACATTCCTATTAGGTGGGGCTTAACTGGTACAATACCTAAAGAAATGTACGAGTTTATGGCTCTAAAGTGTTCATTAGGTGAGGTATTAGGCAGATTAAGTGCCAGCGAATTACAAGACCAGGGTGTACTTGCTAACTGTCACGTAAACGTTGTACAACTAATTGATCACGTTGAATATAAAGATTATCAAAGCGAGTTAAAATATCTATTAGAGACCGATAGTCGTATCAATTACATAAGTAAAATGATAGAGCGTATTAGATTAACTGGCAACACACTTGTATTAGTTGATAGAATTGCTCCAGGCAAGGCATTAGTTGACTTGGTCAAAGATGCAGTGTTTGTATCAGGAGGAACAAAAGCAAATGATAGAAAAGACAGTTATGATGAGTTTGCAACCAGTGATAACTTTGTTGCTGTTGCCACTTATGGTGTTGCTGCTGTCGGCATCAATATTCCTCGTGTTTTTAACCTTGTGCTCATTGAGCCTGGTAAATCTTTTGTTAGAGTCATCCAGAGTATCGGACGTGGCATTCGCAAAGCGGAAGACAAGGACTTCGTCCAAATCTGGGACGTAACATCAACTTGTAAGTTTGCTAAACGGCATCTTACAGTCAGAAAGAAATTCTATTCCGAGGCCTCATATCCTTATGCAATAGAAAAAACAGAATGGAAATAATTAATCAAGGAGCATTAAAATTCACATCCTCACCTTAGAAAACACCGCGTACGAAATGAACGAGATCCCTGATGAGGTAGATGATCTACGATTTGCTATTTTAGACAACAGTGATCCAAAGAATCCAGACTACTTCTTTATTCCACTTATTTTCTTAGAAAGTTTTAACAGTCCGGCACTGGTATTAAACATTGGTGGTAATTTGGTAAAAATGCCTGTGGACTGGCAGGTGCTTATTGGTGAGCCAGACTTTGGTGATTTGGAAGTCATTCCTTTAACATCAATCAACGATCGTGGGTTTAGTGTGTTTGCATTTAACCCAATGGGCAGCTATAAACCTGAGTTTCATCCAATTGAGATTGTAGACATCTACCAAGATGTTAAATGGTACTTTCCTAAACTTAAACCCGGACAGATGTTGGCAGTGCCTATCACAGAAGGCGAAAATCCTTTATGTGCTTATTTTATCAAAGATATCAGTCGTCAAAGCGAAGTAGTGGACTACAGTAAAATATGGTAGAAATTAATCCTGACTTAATTACAGATGACATGATGTACGAAGATATAGACCTTAGAACCTATGATGGCCGTCCGTTGCGTGAACATCTAATGGACAGTAAAATGTGGGGAGAAATTCGTCGCGCTGCTGAAACAAATATCGCTTTACAATCAGTACTAGATCATGCTATAATGATATATAAGTTAAGCAAGGAATATAAAGATGTTTAATCCACTACAATTTAAACAAAAGAAAAAACGTGCGGTAGATCCTAATGCTCCGCCTCGCCCTAACCTACTAAGTCAAGACAAAAAACTACGCGAACAAACTATAACGCTTGAACGATTAATGCATCTGGTAGACAAACAACATGCAGAAATACAAAGCCTAAAAAGCAAGTACGCTGATATGCAACAGAGCGTTAATCAAATGCTTAACTACCTACGCAAAGGCAAATAATGGCTGTAGACTATAACGATCCACTTTACATTGGTAATGAAATGGCAGCATTTGATCGTAAAGATCGTGCATACTATGACAAGTTTACTGATGAAGAAAAGAAAAAGTTCAGTACATATCTAATGTTGCGCTATGGTGCTAGTGTTGCTGGATCAAGTGATCTACAGGCATATTATCTAATGGCCACCAATGATCGTGTAAACAAAAATTTCTTTGATCTAAACAAGCATCCTAAACTACAATGGTTATTATGCACTTCAGTTAGTCCTGCAATGGGCAAGCAACATCATTATTGGCAAGGTACTAAAAAGAAAGAAGGCAATAACAAAGCACAGAAGTTTTTAGCAAAATTATATCCAACCCTTAAACAAGATGAAATTGATCTGTTAGCGCAAATAAATGATAAAAGAGATATTGAACGCCTGGCAAGAGAACTTGGACTTGACGATAAGCAAATCAAAGCCGAGCTTTAAGATATTAATTTGTTTAATTTATACAGTGATAAATTAAGATCATTGCATGCTTCTAATTTTGAACCATACAGCACACCATTAATAGTTACCGGAGTTGCATTTGAATTTTCTGACAGAGTTCTTTTACCTTTGCGATTAAGGGACCAAATGCCCTTAGTTTGTTCGGAGATTTTCCTTCCTAACATTGAATCTGATCGGCACTTTTTAAGTTTTTGGGCTTTTTGCTCTCCGTAAATTTCTTCGTAGGTTTTTCCTTTTTGTGGAGTTGTTTTTCCTTTATTCCAAGGAACTTGAGGATTTGCTTTTTTAGTAGCTTGCATCTTTGCAATAATTTCAGGTGTTCTTGTGTAAGTTTTTCTGCCTCTTAATGTAGCAGACCGTTTTTTGTTAGATTCTATAGTTTGTGGTTTTCCTTTTTGATCTATAGATCTTGCTGTGCTTACTTTTTCTTTAAGATATTGGTAGGTAGTTGAATTAATTTTGTAACGTTGGTGGTTTTTACTAATACATAATAATCTATTAGCGGCATAAATCATTTTATGTTTGTTGATACCATCTAACATTTTTGTTAGTAATAAATGACAAATAAAGTGTTCTTTAGCAGTAAGTTTAACTATATTTAATTTTGAATCAGCCCCACCAAGGCATTTTGGTACTATATGATGTTTTTCAGTATAGATACTTGCAGGCAAAGTTCTTGACATAGCATTACTAATAATGTTATTATACCATATAGTGTATTTGTTTTGTAAAAACATATAAAATCCTTTAATAGTATTTATGTCGCATAGATGAGCAATAAATAAACAATGATAGATCAAATAATTAAAGTTTGGCAAGAAAATAAAGACAAAAATATGACAACAGAAACTGCTATTTGTAAATATTGCCAAAAATCTTTTCGTAAACTTTCAACACTTGCGGCGCATCAGTGTGAGCCCAAACGTCGCTGGCAACAAGAAAAAGAAATGGGTGTGCAGTTTGGACTTCAAGCATACCTACGCTTCTTTGAAGTAACACAGGGCAGTGCAAAACTAAAAAGCTACGCAGACTTTGTCGCTAGTCCATACTATTTGGCATTTGTGGCATTTGGGCGGCACATGCAGGCTATACGTGCTGTTAATCCACGTGCATTTATTGACTGGGTTATCAAACAAAACAAAAAACTTGATCAATGGTCACATGAAGCAATATATGTAGAATACTTACATCAGTATCTAAAGCGTGAAGCGGCACAAGACGCATTGGAACGTGCATTAATTGAAATGCAGGAGTATGTGGATGAACATCCAGAAATTAAACAAGGACTCAGCGGATATTTTCAAAGTGGCAACAGTAATAGAATCTGCCATCATATAGCCAACGGCCGTATTAGCCCTTGGGTTGTTTACAACTGTGATTCGGGTATTGCTTTTTTAGATTCATTGAGTGAAGAACAGATAGCTATTATTATTAGTTGGATTGACCCAGACCATTGGCAACGTCGATTCAAAGACTATGTAGCTGATACCGAATGGATCAAGATGATCTTAAAGGCGGCAGGCTTATGATTGACCAAGAACTGCGTGATCTGTTACATGAAATTAAAGGTGATTTGGTCAATGTACAAACTGAACTACTATTGATGAAATTTGCCGTGGATAAAATAGAAAAGCAAGTTGGAGAGTTGCATGATGCTAAACAACAGCCACAGGATCCATTTGCTGACATGCCTGGTATGAGAGTAGAACGACTATGAAATTTAAAAGTGATATAGATATAGATTTTGCCGACCGAACAGAGATATTGAATTTAATAGATCATGTACCTGCGAGCATACTAACCAATGGTAATTTTCGAAAACATGCGTCTGGAATCTATGTAACGGACATTCCGCAAGATCCATTTACCGGACAGGCAAGTTTAGACTATGATGTAGCTGAAGACCGTGGCTATGTTAAATTAGACTTTCTTAATGTAAATCTATACAAGCAGGTACGTGACGAAACTCACCTAATAGAGTTGATGCGAGAGCCGGATTGGGCTCGATTATATGATCCAGAAGTCTGTGCAAAACTAATGCATGTTAATGGGCACTATGATCTGTTATTACAGATGCCCGAACCTGTGGACACTATTGCTAGACTGGCTATGTTCTTGGCTATTATACGTCCTGCAAAAAGACACTTAGCTGGTAAGACTTGGAAGGAAGTTGCAGAAACTGTTTGGGATCGACCTGCAGATGATACTTATTACTTTAAGAAAAGTCATTCGATTGCGTATTCGCAATTGGTTGTGATAAACCTTAACTTACTTACATCTTCCTAACTAAGGTAATACTACGACGCTTACTGCGTTTGTTTGCAATTTCTTTAAGACTGATATAAGGACCGTGCTGTATAATTACGTCCTTGCTGTTGAATGTCTTTAAGCAAACTCTAAACTCTATCCAATCCTGTTTTAAAAACACATTGATCGGTATTAATCTATTACTTTCCCACCACCACTGATCTGCTAGTTCTAAATAACGACCTTTTTGGTCTAGAGTCTTTAGTAAGGCATAGTCATAGATAGTAGTGATAATTTCATCACTGTTCTGTATGATGCCTATATATTCATTGCCGCCATAGGTAAGATAACTTAAAAACGGGTATTGATCTAATAAATTCTTGTAACTATCTTCCATTGGGTTCCGTATAAACACTAACTATTCAGTTTATTTAGTGTTAAGCAGAACTCGCAGTTTTAATTGCAGCCCATCTTTTTCTATTAGATTCTGCTAATTTTTCGCGGTGCTGGCCTGTAAAGATTCTGCCCTTACCTGATTTTGACATTTTTTCTTTAGTTTCGGCAGTAAATGCCGCCCGTGCCTTTCCTAATTTAGCAATAGACATTTTTTGCTTTGCTTCATCGGAATACACTAACTTGCGCCCGGTTGGAATTCCTAGTTTAGGACTCGTTCTGCCTTTCATCTTATCCGATTGTTTTTGTTTAGCTTCTATAGAACGATTCGATGCGCCATCGCCGCCATCTGTTCTATTAAGTAATATACCGGTTCCTAGATCTTTTCTTCCATACCAGCTAATCATACGTCGTTCGAGTGCAAGTGAGCCTATATCGGATAAATTAGTTTCAAGAAATATAATATTAGCCGAGTCTGTTGGAACAGAACATGAATGTTTTTGGTATGCTCGATTTTTCTTACCCTTACCGATATAATAATGCATATAAACTTCCGTTGATACTATAAATACATAAACAGGATTAGTTATTATGTCTAAAATTACTTCATATTTATATGAAAATATTATCGAGGTTCAAGTATTGGATGATGATCCCACAATTAAAACAAGGAATAGAATCGTGTATAGCAGAACAGTGAAAGTTTATAAAAATATTGACAATATTATCACAATTCAATTTAGAAACAATGACCAAAAGCCTGCTAATGTTGTAAGTAGAGATTTTACATTTGCGCTGACAGATGGTAATGTAACGGTATGGTCGACTACTGCTAATATCACTAGTATAACTACTTCGGTTGGTACGGTTACATTGGACCAAGCAAACGTTGCGAACCTAACACAAGAATACTACAATTACACAGTGAGCTACACTGGGCCAGCAGTAGGTAACTTAACACTACCTGCATACACTGATGACAATTGGGGTGCGGCCGGACAAATGCAAGTTATCTCAAACGTTTATTAATCAAATCTCTTGACTTAAACTAACAATTAGCATATAATATAGTATATGCTGAATATCATCTCTGACTTTGTTAAAAGCCTACTGCCTGCTAAAAAGAATTTGTTTTAATTGCAAGTTGACATAAATACTTATATGTCAAAATTCATTTATCTAATAACATCACCGTCATCTAAAGTTTACGTGGGTCAATCTTCAATACCATTTATCGAAAAGGAAAAATGGTATAAAAAGTTAGAAAAGTACGATAAAACAGACAGAAAGGTTGCTAACGCTATCAAAAAATATAGCTGGCAAAATATGAAGTTTGAAATAATAGAACAAGATGATACTTGGACTAAAGAACAGTTAAACGAACGAGAAATATTTTGGATACAATACTATAATTCTGTTACTGAGGGATATAATATGACAACCGGAGGAGATGGTGTAGATCCTGTGTTAGCAAAAGAATTGGCACTTAAACATCATCGAACGATGAGTCCTAAGAAAAAAGAACAACGAAGTGCTAATTGTAGTAAAGGCCAACTGTGTCGATATGCAAATAATCCGGATACAGAAGAAACAAAAAAACGCAAGAGTGACGCACATAAAGGCAAATATCTAATAGAATCACCTAATGGTCAAATTTGGGAAACTGACCTGGGATTAAAAGATTTTGCCAAATTATACGAAAATGAATTAAAAATAGGCTATTGGCAGTTGTTTAATGCATATAGAAAGTGTTATAATAATACAGTTACAACTCGCACTCGTAAAGATAACAATAACTGGAAAGTAAAGCGCATTGATTAAAATTGTATCAGACTTTGCTGTGAATTTATGGAAATTAGGTAGAAAAACTAAAACGAGTCCATCTGGCTGGATTTCAGGAAATGCTGTTTGCTGCGCACACAACGGACAAACTACAGATACCCGAGGCCGTGGCGGAATTCATATTGATGATAACGGTAATATTTCCTATTCGTGTTTTAATTGTAATTTCAAAGCCAGTTATCAACCAGGTAGGCACTTAACATTTAAGTTTCGTAAACTATTATCCTGGATGGGTGCAGCAGACAGTGATGTTAAACGCTTAGTAATTGAAGCTATCCGTATCAAAGACCTAGTAGCACCAGAACAGGTAAAAGAACCAGAAGAAAAGATTGAGTTTAAAGTTCGTGAATTACCAAAAGATGCAGTAAGTTTTCAGCAACTGCTAACACATCATCTATTAGATGACTTTAATAATGTTCCTTCACTGTTAAATTCAGCAGTTGACTATGTTAAGGCTCGTAAAATTAACACTGGTAAATATGACTTTTATTGGACTGACTCAACAGAGCACAGCCTACATCAACGTGTGATTATTCCTATGATTTGGGAAGGACGGACTATAGGTTATACCAGTCGTGCTTTTACTGATGGAGTTAAGCCTAAGTATTACAGCCATTATGAACCTAATATGGTGTTCAATACCAACAATCAACTGCATGATTGGAAGTTTGTCGTTGTTTGTGAAGGACCATTTGATGCAATGAGCATAGATGGGGTAGCAGTGCTGGGCAATGAAGTCAGTGATGTTCAAGCTGACATAATTGACGCACTTGGCCGTGAAGTTATTGTAGTAGCTGATGCTGATAAGAGTGGCAGTAAGTTAGTAGATGCAGCCATCAAGTATGGATGGAGTGTAGCATTTCCTGTTTGGCAAGAAGACACAGACTGCAAGGACATTAGTGATGCTGTGGTTAAATATGGTAAGCTGTTCGTGTTAGCCTCAATTTTACAAGCTCGAGAATCGTCAGCATTAAAAATTAAATTGCTTTCAAAGAGAATGTTTGATAAATAATGTTATAAGAGGATGACATTATGAAGGCAAAACCTTACGTATACAAAGGTGAACATAAAGTATCAAGGGAAATTTACATTGGCTATCGAGAGAAAAATACAGATTCTGGAATAGATGACTTAGTGAAGTATAGAACATCATCAAAAAAAGTTAATCCTATATTTGACGAATTTGAATGGATAGTAGTTGCAGAATTTGATAATGGTAATGATGCATATGATTATGAACAAAAATTAATTTATGAGCAATGGAATAATCCTCTTTTATTAAATAAAAATTGCCATTATAGACAGAAAAGATTTAAGAGTACAATTGGAAGAGTTCATTCGGACGAAACAAAACAAAAGATATCAGATGCACACACAGGTAAGAAACGAAAAAAATTTACAAAAGACACATTAAAAAAAATGTCGTTGGCCCAATCAGGCAGAGCATTGTCTGCCAGTACAAAGGACAAAATTCGTAAAGCAAGGACAGGAACAACACAATCACCGGAGACTATTGCTAAGAGAGTTGCCAAAAATACAGGAAAAAAACGGTCTTTAGATACATGTAAAAAAATAGGTGATATTCATCGAGGTAAACTGGTATCTATTAAAACAAAAGCACTGCAATCGCAGAAAGCAAAAGAACGAGCACTAATAAAAAATAAATGTCCACATTGTCAAAAAGAAGTTAGTAATACAAATTTTAACAGATGGCACGGAAATAATTGCAAACACAAAGAAAAGATTATATAATTAATTATGGCTAAAGAATATACAAGCGATTTACAAAAATTATTTTTAGAAATGATGTTACAAGACCCGCAGAGTTACGTGCGGGTACAAAACATCTATAATCCCGAAAACTTCGATAGAAGTCTACGTGAAGCAGCTAAATTTATCAAACAGCACAGTGACGAATATAGAACACTGCCTACTATTGATCAAGTACAAGCAGTGACCACAGTCACACTTAAACACGTACCGGATCTAACTGAAGATCATTATAATTGGTTTATGACTGAGTTTGAAGGCTTTACTAAACAACAAGAAATCAGTCGTGCTATTTTGGCCGCAGCTGATCTATTAGAAAAAGGTGACTATGATCCAGTTGAGAAATTGATCAAAGATGCAGTGCAGATTAGTCTAACCAAAGACATGGGCACAAACTATTTTAATGATCCTAGAGCACGTATTGACAAGTACTTTAACAGTGGTGGTCAAGTGTCAACAGGCTGGCCTCAGATGGATAAGATACTTTACGGTGGCTTTAGTCGTGGCGAGCTAAACATTTTTGCTGGAGGTTCTGGTTCAGGTAAGAGTTTGGTTATGATGAACATTGCACTTAGTTGGCTACAGGCCGGACTCAGTGGTGTGTATGTGACTTTAGAGTTAAGTGAAGAACTATGTAGTCTTAGAACTGATGCTATGTTAACAGGTATGAGTACTAAAGACATTCGCAAAGACATTGACACAACTGAACTTAAAGTTAAGATGGTAGGTAAGAAGTCTGGACAATATCAAGTTAAAGGATTTCCGGCACAGAGCACAGTCAACGACATTCGCAGTTACTTAAAAGAAGTACAGATTCAAACTGGTATTCGTGTGGACTTTGTTATGGTAGACTATTTAGATTTGGTCATGCCGGTGAGTGTTAAAGTTAATCCCAACGATCAGTTTATCAAAGACAAATATGTAGCAGAAGAACTACGTAACTTGGCTAAAGAACTTAATGTCTTGCTAGTAACTGCGTCACAGTTGAATCGTAGTGCCGTTGAAGAAATTGAATTTGACCATAGTCATATTGCTGGTGGTATTAGTAAGATCAACACAGCTGATAACGTGTTTGGTATCTTTACAAGTCGTGCTATGAAAGAACGCGGTAAGTATCAACTACAGTGTATGAAGTCACGTAGTTCAACAGGTGTAGGACATAAAATTGACTTGACCTACAACATCGAAACTATGCGTATCACCGACGAAGGCGAAGATATGTCGGGCGACAATCTTGGTGCAACACGTAATGTCAATAATGTATTAAACAACATCAAAACTGGGTCTACAGTCAAAGACGACAGTCCTAAAATCAATGCAGAAGTAAACAGCAGTAAACTTAAAAGTATGTTGGCTGGACTTAAAAAAGTAGAATGATTTAATAAATACATTGCTTTTTAGAATAATAACTATTCAAGCTAAGGTAACAAGACAATATGAATTATCCTACAATATTCCCCCACACTACATCTTTAGATAGTGAGTTCGTTCACAGTGATATAATATTTGTTGAGGATCATATGCCTATAGTTAGTGATGCACGAACAAGTATAAAGGGTAAAGAAGCTTATTTTAAAAATTCCATTTTTGATTTATTTCAATCAGCTAATATTGATCATACTAAAAAAATTTTTGTGTTTGATAGTTATATGTGTTTTGATGACTTTTCTAAAGAACACGCGGTATACACAAATAATTTTTTAATTACAGAATCTAAAGAGTTCTTAACGAAGTTTCCGGATTGGACAAGTGTACCAACTGTTAGGCCTACAAAAAAGTTAACCGCCATGATGAACAAAATCAGACCTAATAGACAAATTTTGTCAACTACATTAGCCAATTTGATGTCTCCACAAGATATATTATATTCAACTGACGAATGTGATAAAATAGCCTTAGATGAATTTTTACATGGAACTGATTATGCTATCGATACATCAAATACGCTGGCTAAACGTTGGATAGGCCAGGGTGACCGTAGGACCAGCGGGTTTCATGATAGTATGTTAGATAATACTGCTTATTTTGATCAATGTTTGTATAATCAGTTATTTAAAGATGCGACACTATCGTTAATAACAGAACCCACATTTTTTGAAAATGGCAATCATCTTAGTGAAAAAACTATTATGTCTATATATTCAGGACATTTTTTAATTTGGGTAGGAGGATGGAAGTCAGCTGAAACAGCCGCTAAACTTGGATTAGATATATTTGACGATATCATTGATCATAGTTATCAATATATTGAACATCCAGGAAAACGATGTGTAGAAGCAGTATTAAGAAATTTAGATTTAATTAATGATTTAGACCGCCAAATAGTACTTAAGGAACAATTCTATGATCGATTAAATCAAAATCTTACATTAATTAGAAATATTTCTAAATTAGAATACATGAATAAAACTTATCTCAATGATCATAAATTATATGATAAAATAAAATCTATCTTGCGATAAATATACTAAATTGGAGTAAGACCTTGCAAAAACGCACCCGCAGTATTCTAACAGAGCTTGACGAGCTACTGGTACATAAGGATAAGGCCAATCTCATAGAATCTCGCGCCAATAACATTATCAACGGTGCTATTAACCTTATCAATCACATTCGTGAAAACTACGATGCCGAGCAAGCAGGCGAATTAGAACGTCGACTATTGAACGCAATTAAAGGGCAGGACCCACTGAAATTTAGCCGCGGCATTAGGAAAATGAAAGATGAAGATTAAAGAAGTATTAAACGAAGGTGTATTAGGCACTTTGGGTAGTATGGCTGGCGCAGTAGCTGGTGGGGTTGCTAAAGGTCTAGGTGATGTAGTTGCGCCCGGCGCAGCTAATCAAATGAAAGGTGTGCTAAACAAAGCAAAACAACAAGCTGGTTATAATGATATTCGTAAAACAGCCGCATATAGTAATGCACAAGGTGAACAAGCACTAACTAACGATCCTAAAATTAAAGCTGCCTTAGATAAAACTCTAGCAGATGCATTAAATTTAATTAAACAGCGTCAGGCAACAGCGCAAACTGCGCCTGCGGCTAAGTCGTCATTCAGTAATTGGTCTAAGAGTCAAGTAGCAGAAGCAGAAGAAGCCGTACCGGCAATTTCATTAGCTGAAATTCAAAAATTATTAGTTAAAAATAGAGCACCTGCAGAGGGTGCTGAGTATGTTGCTTCAAGACTAGCCCAGTCTGGTGTGCGTGTAGCTGGATATCAAGCACCTGCTGGAACAATGGCTAATACAGTATCTAAAGATAATCGTATTGTTGATGTACTAATACAACGTGCTAAACAAAATAGAAAAAGTTCTATGGCTGAAATTGCCAAAGCTATTCCGCAAACTGGCTTATATGCTGACAAAACTAAACGTGATGCCAAGATAAAAGAAATTGCTAAAAAAATAGCAGAGTTAAACATTCCAGTAGATGGATATCAATTACAAGTACAACCTGATCAATGGTCGTGGGATTCTAGTAGTAGTAAACTTACTGCAATCGGAGCATCTGGCACGTACACCTATCGCAGATTCCAAGACGGTAGTTGGAGAGATGACCACACAGGTGAAAAGATTAAACCAGAACGTGCTAAGGAACTTCAGGTGCAATATGACAAACTTACAGGCAGGGTGGCTTACCCAGACGGGCGTCCTAAACCACAAGGACTACAACCTAATCAGATTAAATTAAACTCAGGCGATATTGTCACTAAAAACGAACAAGACGGAAATTGGTACGGAGCAGATGGCAATAGTGTGGTTAAAGATCCAAAAGCTCTGGCTTGGCTTGAACGCAAATATACCATAAACCGACAAAATGCGCAAATGGCTGCTAACACAATAACTAACCCATCGGTAGCTGTCTAATGAAACTATTTGAAGTAAAAAATCAACCTGCTCCGTGGATGCTGACTGAATCAGCCAAAAATACACACCTGGAACATCTCGAAGATTTAATCTTTAACAGTGGGTATGCAGGAGCCCAAGCTGCGTTAGATTATGTAGAAAGTCTACGTCAAATGCTAGCTGACGGTGTAGGAACAACAACTCAATTAACAGTCAAGTGGGACGGTAGTCCTGCAATCATCTGCGGCATCGATCCTGCAGATAGTAAATTTTTCGTAGGCACCAAAAGCGTTTTTGCTAAAGCTCAACCTAAAATATGCAAAGACCAAGAAGATATTTTAGACTTTTATGGTGACAAACCAGAGCTGGCTAACAAGTTATCACAGGCATTGAAATACTTGTCTAAATTGGGCATTGGCGGAGTAGTACAAGGTGACCTAATGTTTACAGAAGGTGATGTTACCACGGTTGAAATCGATAACGAACTTTGTTATGTATTTACGCCCAACACTATTACCTATGCTGTACCAGTAAACAGCAATCTAGGTCAACGTATATCACGTGCTAAAATTGGTATTGTATTTCATACTAGCTACGACGGAGATAGTATAGCTACTATGCAGGCATCATTTGGTGTAAACGTTGGATCATTTGCACCAAACACTAACGTATGGTTTGATGATGCTACTTACAAAGATTATACTGGTGTTGCTAGTCTAACTCCTAGTGAAAACACCAATATACAACAATATCTACAAACAACTGCTGACACTATGAATAAAGTAGGACAACAGCGATTTGATATAATTTTAACTAATAAAGAATTTGCTCGTAATATTAAACCGTACATAAATCAAATGGTACGTCAAGGTTCACAGGTCACAGATCCAACACAATTCCTAAAACAGTTTGTAACACATTACACAACTGAGTTAATGAAAGACATCGAAACACTGTCGGGTGGCATTGAAGGACGTGCCGCACAAGGGCGCATAGCTAAGATCAAAGAGAAAGAACAATGGATAGCAGACAACAGCAATGCATTGTTGGGTATATTAGCAGTGTATAAACGTATTATAGAACTTAAACGTATACTATTAGCTAAATTGACCAAAGTTGAAGGTATCGGTACATTTCAAAAAACCAATGACGGTTATAAAGTAACAGCACCAGAAGGTTTTGTGGCCATTGGGCACGCTGGCGGCGCGGTTAAATTAGTTGATCGTTTGGAGTTCTCTAGGATTAATTTCTCGTCAAGATGATAAATAAAAGTATGCGCGAAAGCGTAAACATATTAGGAGAAATAAAATGGCAATAACAAGAACAAATGGTTGGGCTCGTCCAACAGACAGCGGTAACGTAAGCATTACAGGTCGTACTTTAACACACTACACAGTTTCATTATCTGATGTTCATACTGGTTATGCAGCTGTAGACAGTGACTTTGAAAAATTAGTACGTGCAATTAGCCAAGTTGGTTCAATTGAACTATTAGGTACACCGGCAGCAGGTGCTTTCCGTGTAGCTATCACTGGTGCAGCTCCTGCTGCTTCAGCTGGTGCAAACAGCCTACAAGGCTACTGCAACACAGCAGTTAACGGTTCAGGCGTAAGCGGTACAACTGTAGTTGCATTTACATACTAAGTTAAATTAGTTAGTTAAAACTAAAAGGCACTTTTAACAGTGCCTTTTTTATTGTCTATAAATATGAATGTGACTAATCAATTACATTTATATCAAGGTTATACTCTAGTAGACATAACTCCGACAGGGCAAACTGTACATTCTGTTAAAAAAGAAATTGAACGAAATCAACAACGCAACTGGGAAACAACCTTACAGATTCTTAGTCTGCGCACACAACCTAATATAGTTAAAACAGACATAATTGTTGACGATATTAAAAATTATCAATTTGGAATTAGCTATACCGGAGTGCATAAAATATGGACCTTTGTAGTGGGAGTTGATTACAAGGACATTTATACTAAAGGTCCGGACATTTTTGGCCTACTGCGTAGTGATTTTAAATTGACTCCTATTATAGCAGGACTGACAGAAACAACTGACTTTCTGCAACCTATATTTTATTCCAGTGGACCAGATAATAACATATACTTTAAAACTCTATCGAATTGAATAAATATTATTTGATGCTAATCATCACATATTAAGGCACACAACAGGCAAACTATCAAGGCTCATAAAACAGCATCGCTAACAGGAAAAGCGATTATGTCTACACCTACAGATATTGAGAAAGAAAGTTTAGAAGCCCACGTTGAATTATGTGCCATAAGGTACAATAACTTGGAAACTAAAATAGATAATTTAGAGCACCGTTTAGACAAACTTGAGCTACATATGGTAGACATCAAGAACAGTCTTGCATCTAAAGTCGAAGGACAAAACAAACAGACTATCAGTATATTCACCACAGTCATTGGTGTACTAGCCGCAGGCCTAATTGGATTTATCACTAAAGGTCTTTTCAATTAACTAAATACTGTTACACTTAGGTTAACAGTATGAAAATCGTAGAACTAACAAATAACATATTATTACCTATCACCAACGAAGAACACGAGCTATTAGCTCATTTTGAAGGTGATAGCCCCGTTGCAAAAAGCCAACTTGATGAGAGACAACAACTATTGGCTAATCAATTAACAGTCAAGGACGTACTCTTACGTACTAATCAAGATGGCAAAATCTACTACAAAAAAACCATTGGTTGAAATAGATGTTGAGAAAATTCGTAGATTTACAGAAAATGAATTATCTCGCTTAGTCAACCAACCTTTACCGTTTTGTTATCAAATTGGTTCGAATTTATTAATTGTAGGAAATAAATACAAGATACAAAAATTCAATGACAAATGTTGGCAGGTTACTGAAAATGATCAACAGATATTTGATTTTTTTACACGAAAAGATGCAATATTTTATTGTATTGCTATGCACAAAAAAGATTATGTATTAGCTAAAGAAATTAAAGAAGGTGATGACCTATTAAGTCGATTGGATTTTGAAGCTATACTTTACAGACATCGTTTTAAAAAAGCTAAAGAAGCCAACGATGATTGGGATTTACGGTTATACAGCAGTAAATATACTGAAACAATGTCTCGCATCGAGCAGACTAAGCAACAATTAAAGAAAAGTCAAAACTTGGCTAAATATATTAAAGTTTAGGAATTAAAACTATGAAACTCTCAGAAATGTCGTTGACATCTACTAAAAGAATTAACAAATTTATGGAAAGTCGATTTGGATTTTCTATTGATTTTAACAATCTATCAATGGCAAAAGCAAAACGTCTAAGCGAAACTATTACTGCTAATCTTAATAAGATTCGTCGTACTAATAATTTCCACACAGCAGAACGTAATCCACGTTATATGGAACTACTAACAGTTCAAGAAGGTTTAAGTACCTGGCTACAAGAAAACCGCCGCCGACTAATAGAAGGTGAAGTTAGCAATGCAGAAGTATTGTTGGCTGCTAAAGATATGGTTGATAGCGTACAAGATGCCATTGAGAAAGTTGGTAAAATGCAAAATGAACAATTACCACAACTGTTAGACAGCATCCGTGATCAAATCGGCAGTGAACAAGCTGACGGATTCAAAAACGCAGTAGGCGAAACATTAGCAACTCTAATGACAAACCTACAACAAGCACGTGAAGGGGTTGACACAGGTGTGCGTATCTTAAGCGGTGAGCAAGTTGACAGTCCTATGGACCTTGGTGGCGAACCTGACATGACTGCAGGCCTAGGCGCAGAAATGCCACCAATGAGTGATTTGGACGCGGAAGATACTGACGGCTTTGCGGCTACTGATGCCGCAGTGGGCGGTTCAGAAGAACTAGGCCGTGAAACACGTTAATGCGCTTAAGCGAATTTGCACACGGTCCTACTAATACTCCAGAGTCGAATTTACTAACGGCTCTGACAGTTATTCGTAATCGCTATAAAGATGTACCGACTGCGGCAAAGATCGGTACGCAAAGTTTAATCAATATGGTGTTAAATACAGATCGTACATTCGACTACGAAGCACTGGTAGCAGCTAACAAAGAAAACTCAGCAGTAAAAAATCTAATCAAAAGCTTCAATCGTAAATATGTAGAACTTCAACCATGGGGCGACGAAGAACCAGATGAAGTCGACACTACTACTAACGTAGATGATGAAACGTTAAATACCCCAGTTGACACAGTCGACGATATGGCTAAACGTGCAGCAAAAACACGTGGCGCTCCTTTATTTTAAAATCATTTACACTACCATATAAATAGTGTTACTATGTAATACACTTATGGAATTTCGTAACGGACTAAATAATAGAACAATACGAGAATCCTATATGCTAGAAAAAATTTGCGAATGTTGTAGTAATAAATTTATTTTACCCAAAGCAGGAAAAAAAGAATTAAGGCGCAGATTTTGCGGGCCTATTTGTTCCCGCAGATGGGCAGCTAATAATAGATCAGATGCATGGCGTAAAAAAGCAAGTGAAGCTAAACAAGGTGAAAATAATCCTATGTTTGGAGTGTCCTTAAACCATCCAAATAGTTTAGCCAATTTAGCCAGAGGGTATTGGGAAGGAAAGACAATGTCTGAATCTCATAAGCAAAAAATATCCAAAGGTAATACAGGCAGGATTGTATCCGAAGAAAGCAAAAGAAAAGCAAGAGCAACCAGGATTGCAAAAGGACAAATTTATCCACCAGACAGTCTGGCCTATGCAGAATTTAAAAAATACAGACGTAAAGTTCATTATTGGTCAGAGAAGAATGATTTATCAGTATTAGAGAATTATGAAAAAAGAAGCAAAATAGGATATAGCTTAGATCACAAATATAGTGTAAGAGTGGGATTTGACAATAATGTGCCACCTAAAGTTATGGGACATATATATAATTTACACTTTATTCCTGTTAAAGAAAATTCTAGTAAAGGAACAAAATGTTTAATTACAAAGGAAATGTTGTATGAGCTATTCAAAAATGGTACTTGACCATTATGAAAATCCAAGAAATGTAGGATCTTTAGATAAGGAGAATGCGCAAGTTGGGACCGGAATCGTCGGTGCCCCAGCTTGCGGATGACAGGTGATGTTATGAAACTTCAAATAAAAGTAGAAAACAATATCATCACAGATGCCAAATTCAAAACTTATGGTTGCGGAAGTGCAATTGCCAGCAGCAGTCTTGTCACTGAATGGCTAAAAGGTCGCACATTGGACCAAGCCCAAATGATTAAAAACTCTGAGATTGCTGAGGAACTTGCGCTTCCACCAGTTAAGATTCACTGTAGTGTTCTAGCAGAAGACGCTATTAAAAGTGCTATAGAGGATTATCGTAAGAAAAATAATTAAAAATAAAATGTAGTAAAATGAATACTTATAAGAAAAACCAAAATATTGTTGTGTGCTTTCCTGCGGGAAGCGGAGGGCATTTAATAGGAGCACTATGCAGTATTTTACTAGGAAATAGTGAAAGTTATCCCGACGAAAACGGCTCAATGCACTCTTCGGTAGCTCACGGTTTTATACATGTTAATTCGAGTTTGCCCCAAGATATAATTATTAAAAAATTACCAAATAAAGATGTTATAATAGGACATTTTACTAATGTAGAGTTATTAGTTGAAACAGGCAAAAAAGTAATTTATATAACATTTACACCGGACGATATTAACGAAATGGTTTACCGGGCAAATAAAAAAACAAAAATTGACCTCACTGATAAAAATACATATACTCAACTGGCAGGATCATCTTGGCCAACTTACGAAGAATTTTGCTCTGGCACTGTTATACCAACAGGAGAACAAAATTGGTTAGCTAATAATCATCAATATTCATATTGGGTATATTCTCTCCCAAAGCATAAAGATAGTACACTTGAAATTAAATTTAGTAGTATAAATGATAGTCAAACATTAATTGATAAAATAGCAAATTTTATGTCTATTACGAACTATGATACAGGTAAATTACAGCACGTTTTAAATATTTATAGGCAGTTAAACCCTGGGAAATAAAAAATTAATGATCACACTAACTAAAATAGCTGCAGAAAAAATGCAATCCGCCTTAGACAATCGTAGAAAAGGTATCGGCATGCGGGTAGGTGTTCGTACTACGGGTTGTAGCGGTATGGCATATACTTTAGAGTTTGCTGATATTCTTACTGAAGGCGACATTGAAATTAATCAGCAAGGAGTAACAGTAATTGTTTCTACCAAAGACCTAGTATATCTAGAAGGTATGCAAGTTGATTATCAACGTAAAGGACTCAACGAAGGGTTTGAGTTCATCAATCCCAATGAATCAGCCCGGTGTGGATGTGGAGAGTCCTTTACTGTATAAATATCTATATGAAATTCCCAGTCATTGAAATAGTTGATCGATATTGTATTGCTATAGTTAAAAGCAGTAAAACCAACGATGCTAATGCCGAAGAAGTTAAATTCTACAGTGAGCAAATGGACGAAACGGGTATATCTAAACTGCATACACTTATACAGCAACTAATCCAACATCACGAATATGTTTGGTCGTTAGAAGATGATTTTAAAAAAGCCAAAATAGACAATCTTCCATTAGAAGAAATTGGGCGTAGAGCATTACACATACGCGATGTTGGATATGTGCGAGTTGATATTAAAAATGCCCTTGCTGAACAGTTTAACGACCCAGTAAGAGAAATTAAAAAAGATCATATTTCGGAATAAGTTGACTTTAGTATATGGCTGCTATATACTAATAATATGCTTATACAAAAATACAACTACACACCTATCCTACGTGAAAGCGTAGAAGGACGGCGTTTATACGCTACCCCCGGCGGTAACAAAGTTCCTAGTGTTACTACAATCTTAGACAAAACCAAACCTCGAGAAAAAGTCGAAGCCCTACAAAACTGGCGTAGGTCAGTGGGTGAAGCTCGAGCACAGGAAATTACCACAGAAGCCGCTAACCGTGGCACACGTATGCACAAGTGGTTAGAAGACTATGTAAAGAATGATCGTGTTATTGGTGAACCAGGCACTAATCCTTTTAGCCAACAAAGTCACAGAATGGCGCAGAGTATTGTAGAAAACGGCCTTGTACACGTTGACGAAATGTGGGGCATAGAAGTACCGTTATACGTCGAAGGCTTGTATGCTGGTACTACTGATGCCTGCGGTGTTTACAAGTCAAAACCAGCTATTATTGACTACAAACAGACTAATAAACCTAAGAAAACTGAATGGATTGAAGACTATTTTCTCCAGTTATGCGCATATGGATTAGCACACAACGAAACTCACGGAACGGACATTCAACAAGGTGTTATTCTAATGGCAGTGGCGCCTAAGCCCGACGAACCAGTACAATTTCAAACCTGGACAGTTGAAGGCGCAGAATGGGAAAAGTGGACAGCCAAGTGGCTAGAAAGAGTCGAGCAGTATTATCGTCTTAGCTAAATATAAGATATAGATTAAGGTTGAGAACATGGCTGTAATTCAAATTTCTAAGATACAAGTACGCAGAGGCCTACAGGAAAACTTACCGCAATTAGCTTCAGGCGAAATGGGCTGGAGTAATGACGAGCGCAGGCTTTGGATTGGTAATGGCACCTTAGCAGAAGGCGCACCGTTAATTGGCAATACTGAAATTCTAACAGCAAACAGCGATATTCTTTCAGCTCTTGAAGCTTATCAGTTCAAAGGTGACGAATCTGGTTTTGGTAGTCAAACAGGTCTTACTGCTACAGGATTCATTGAGCGTACCTTTGGGCATAAATTAGATGAACAGATTAGTGTTCGTGATTTTGGTGCAGTAGGCGACGGGTCTACAGATGACTCTATTGCATTACAACGTGCAATTGATCAAATATACAATCCGTTAGGTGCAGTATACGATTCAATAGGTGTTAGACGTAGAATACATTTCCCTGCAGGGATATACAACCTAGCAGGTAATTGTTTAGTATTGCCCAGTCACGCTAGTATTTTTGGTGACGGTGCACAATCAACAGTTATTAAACATACTACTGGTAGCAATGTAGTAATTAAATTACGCGATAGTCTAAGACAAAGTGATGGTAGTTTAGGATTTAGTAGTGCTATATTACCTAACCAAATTGATATCACTGATATGTCGTTGGAAAATCAGACAGATGATCATATTGTAGTCATTGATAGTGCAACCACTGTTTCTTTTAATCGAGTTGATTTTGAAGGAAATTCGTCAATACTAACATCGGGCAACTTAAAAGCAGCTGTTAGATTGCAAGGCACAGTTAGCACTACTCAAAATATTTATTTCAATGAAAGTAGTTTTGCAAACATCACTTATGCAGGCAGTATAAATGGTGATGTTCGTGGTGTAGCTTTTAATAATTGCTATTTTGACAACCTGCATCAAGGACTTAACGTATCTGCAACTACATCAAGTCCGCAAAGCATACGTGTGACAAATAGTATGTTTGATCGCATAGCAAAACAAGCTATCTTTTCAGCAAATGCTAGCTCTACATTTAGTGTGTTTAATCACTATCGTTCAGTGGGTATGGGCAACAGTACAGACCTAGTAGGAAATGTTGCAAATACTTCAGTACTTACCTGGAATACATCAAACAATTACAGTGTTGGAGATTTATTTGATAGGGATGCTGGTAATATTGCTGTTAGACCGTTAGTTGAATTATTAAGTACAACTACAGTAAGTCAAACATCAGCAAGTACCAGTGGAGCACTACAATCTTCTCCAGGATATGCACTTACCTTAACAGGTAACGTAGCAGTGGCTGCTAACACAGGGATTACCTTTACTAGTAATACAACTAGTATTTTAGATTATACTATTACTAAAGGTGGTAATTATCGCGTAGGCAGTATGCGAATAGTACAGACCAGCGGCAATGTTATATTTGAAGATGACTACAGCGAAAATACAGATGTAGGCGTAATTTTAGGATTTGCTACATTTGGCACAAATGCTGCATTAACCTACATTACGCCTAGTTCGGCTCCTTTGAGTAACGCTACTATCAAATACAATATCAGATCGTTTATATAATATGTGGGCAAATTTTTGGATGCTTAGGATCAGCGATAGGCTGACCCAATGGAAAGACCTTCGACATAAGATCAGTGACCTACCATTGGCCAAGGCTGTAGCTGAAGTCAATGCAATGTGGAGTACAGCTCCATTTGTTACCTTTTATCTACCGCACGACAGCACAGAAGTTTGGCCAGATCCCTGGGAATTGTTAGCCGAAAACTACTATTGTGATGTTGCAAAAGCTCTTGGGATCATGTACACTATATACTTCAGTAGTCATAAAGATATCAACATAGAGTTGCACATCTACTATGATTATCAGACAAAAACTCGCTCCAACGTAGTGAGTGTTGATCATGGAAAATATATTCTTAATTACTGGCCCTACAAGATAGTAAATACAGAACTAATAGAAGAAAAGCAGTTGCAATTACTGTACAGTTATACTACAAAAGATCTACAATTAGAAAAATACTAAAATAAAGAGGTTATCAAGTTGAGTACTATTCAAGTTACAAAACGCAGTGGAGCACGAGTGCCTTTGGCAGTTGACAAATGGCAAGCTCAAGTTACTAAAGTCTGTGCTGGTATTGCTGATGTCAGTCAATCAATGATTGAAATCAAAGCACAACCACATTTTTACGACGGCATCAGTACCAGAGAGATTGACGAAATTACACTGCGAGCCATTGTTGACTTGATTGATGTAGAGTCAAATCCAGATGTGGGCCATGTAAACTATCAATACGTAGCAGGTAAACAGCGACTGAGTATGTTGCGTAAAGATGTCTACGGTAGCTACGATCCTCCAAGTCTTTACGAAATTGTTAAAACTAACTCAGCTACAGGATTGTATACCAGCGAACTACTTGAATGGTACAGTGAAGATGAGTGGAATAAAATGAATGACTTCATCGACCATGAAAAAGATGAGTCATATAGCTATGCTGCGATTGAACAGTTAATCGAGAAATACCTTGTGCGTAACCGCAGTACTAAACAAATATATGAAACACCGCAGGTGCGTTACATGATTGCCGCAGCAACAGTTATGCACCGAGAAGAGCCCAATAGTGCTCGTATGAAATTTATTAAGGAATATTACAATGCTGCTAGCGATGGTCTTTTCACTCTTGCTACACCTGTGCTTGCTGGCTTGGGCACACCCACTAAACAGTTTAGTAGTTGTGTACTCATTCGTAGTGATGATGATCTTGATAGCATATTTGCTTCAGGAGAAATGATGGCCAAGTATGCTAGCAAACGTGCTGGCATTGGCTTAGAGATTGGACGCTTACGACCATTGGGCAGTCCTATCCGCGGTGGCGAAATCATGCACACAGGTATGATTCCGTTCTTAAAGAAATGGTTCGGAGACCTGCGTAGTTGCAGTCAAGGCGGTATACGTAACGCAAGTGCAACAGTATTTTATCCTATATGGCATCATCAGTTTGATGATCTTATTGTACTTAAAAATAATCAAGGCACAGACGAAACTCGTGTACGCCATATGGACTACGGAGTGGTGCTGAGTGCATTCTTCTGGAGACGTTTTAAGAACAAAGAAATGATCACATTCTTTGATCCTAACGAAGTACCTGACTTGTATGAAGCGTTCTACAAAAACACAGAGCGATTCGAAGAGCTCTATGTCAAGTACGAAAAGCGCAAGGATCTACGTAAGAAAACTATGAGTGCCGAAGAAGTATTTAGAGGCGGCATCTTAAAAGAACGTACAGACACCGGTCGTATCTACTTAGTGTTTATTGACAACGTGCAAAATCAAGGTCCTTTTGATCCTGAGTATCATACAATCTATCAAAGTAATTTGTGTTGCGAGATTTTACTACCCACTAAGCCATTCAAACGCTTAGATGACGACAATGGTCGCATTGCCCTGTGTACACTCGGTAGTATAAATTGGGGTGCTTTCCGCAATCCAGAGGACATGCGACGTGCTTGTCGCATCCTACAACGTAGCTTATGTAACATCTTAGACTATCAAGATTTCTTAAGCATACAAAGTAAACTTAGCAACGATGAACTACAACCATTGGGCATTGGCATTACTAACTTGGCCTATTGGCATGCAAAACGTAGTCTACGCTACGGCGAAGCAGATGCCTTACAAGAAGTTAAATCGTGGATGGAACATCAAGCATTCTATCTAACCGAAGCCACAGTTGAGTTAGCCAAAGAACGTGGTGCTTGCCTACACAGTGAACACACACGCTATGGCCAAGGCATATTTCCTTGGGAATTACGTGCCAAGGGCGTAAATGATTTAGCAGACTTTACTCCAGAATTAGATTGGGAAACTCTACGTACAGATATGAAAGAATATGGTGTACGTAATGCTACCTTAATGGCAGTAGCACCAGTTGAAAGTAGTTCAGTTGTTATTAACTCAACTAACGGTATTGAAATGCCAATGAGTCTAATTTCGGTTAAAGAATCCAAAGCGGGCAGTTTTATACAGGTTGTACCCGAATATCACAAGTTAAAAAATAAATATCAACTCATGTGGGAACAAACTGACTGTGCGGCCTACTTGAAAACTGCGGCTGTTATACAGGCCTATGTGGATCAAAGTATCAGTACCAATACTTTCTACAACCCGGCGCATTGGGCAGATCGTAAAGTACCAACTACATTGATTGCTAAAAACCTAATGAACTTTTTGTATTGGGGTGGAAAAACTTTTTACTACTCATTGATTAATAAAAAAGGTGCTAAGGCAGCGGCAGAAGAAATACCAGATATGCCATTAGAAGTAATTGACTTTGATGACGAATCGGACTGTGAGGGGTGCAAATTGTAGCATGTAAACTATGAGTAACTATTTAACGATATGTAGCGTAAAATGATAAATAATATTGCAATCCCATTAAAGGTAAACAATGTTAAAACAAAATATATTTTATGTATACGCATATCTTAGAGAAGATTTAACTCCATATTATATTGGCAAAGGAAGTAAAGACAGGGCCCGGAAATCCCATACTAGATCTAACGGAACTAATTTACTACCCAAAGATCCTAATAGAATTGTTATACTTAAGGAATCGTTATTAGAAAAAGAAGCATATGATTACGAATCAGATCTAATTAAACAATACGGACGCAAGGATTTAGGTACAGGCATACTACAAAATCGCACCGATGGCGGTAGAGGCAACGAGTCGGGATATCGCCATAGTGATGAAGCAATTAAAAAATTAAAACACGCTGGGACTGAGGGTGCTAATAAAAGATTAGCCGAAGGAACACATAATTTTGTAACTAATCCACCAAGAGCAAACTTAAATGGTGTTGTAACAAAAAAATTAGTAAAAGAAGGTAAACACAATTTATTAAAACGCCCAGATGGAACAAGTGTTGCGTCGGATAGGGTAGCTGCAGGAACGCACCATTTTGTTGACCCTGAATGGAAAAAACAACGAGGTATTGAGCATTCTAAATGGATACAACAGCAAATAGAACAAGGCGATTATTATTTAATAAATAATAATCCTGCTAAAACTAAAGTATGCTGTATTATATGCCAGAAAGAAACTAACCCAATGGGATTATCAAGATTTCACAAACATTAATGAGGAAAATATGAGTAGACAGCAATATGATTTGAGTACCCCGTCAAATTACTTACAGCGTAAGATGTTCTTAGATCCAGCAGGCCCGGTGGTCATTCAGAGATTTGAGGAAGTTAAGTATAATAAAATCGCCAACTTTGAAGCTACTGCCAGGGGATTCTTTTGGCAACCAGAAGAAGTTAGTCTAAGTAAAGATTCAAACGACTTCAAAGATGCGTCAGATGCAGTTAAGCATATCTTTACCAGTAACCTACTACGTCAAACAGCTCTTGACAGTCTGCAAGGGCGTGCGCCTAATCAGGTGTTTGGACCGGTGGTAAGTTTACCAGAATTAGAGGCTTTAATTAGTAACTGGAGTTTCTTTGAAACTAACATTCACAGTAAAAGCTACAGTCATATTATCCGTAACATCTACAATGTGCCTAAAGATGTATTCAACACTATCCATGATACACAAGAAATTGTTGGCATGGCCAGTAACATTGGCAATTACTACGATGCTCTACATCAAATCAACTGCCGTAAAGAGTTAGGTGAGCAAGTTAGTGAAAAAGAACATATCAAAGCTATCTGGTTAGCTCTACATGCCAGCTACGGTCTAGAAGCATTCCGCTTTATGGTATCGTTTGCTACTAGTTTGGCCATGGTTGAGAACAAGATCTTTATCGGCAACGGTAACATTATCAGCTTGATCCTACAAGATGAGTTACTACACAAAGAATGGACAGCGTTCTTGATCAACCAAGTGGTCAAAGAAGACCCACGCTTTGCTGATATTAAAGCAGAATGTGAAGATGAAGTATACGCTATGTATATGTCAGTTATCAAAGAAGAGAAAGATTGGGCCGATTATCTATTCAAAATGGGCCCAGTTATTGGTCTAAACGCTAATATTTTGAAGGATTTTGTTGATTATACAGCCGTTGATGCACTAAAACAAATTGGCATACGTTACAACCAACCTGCGCCTAAAACAACACCTATTCCTTGGTTTAACAAGCACAGCGACACAAGTAAGAAACAAACAGCTCTACAAGAAAGCGAAAGCACTAACTATGTATTGGGAGCAATGTCCGAAGTTCTCAACTACGATGAACTACCAGAATTATAAGAGAGAAGAAATGTTAACAGTATATAGTAAAAACAATTGTCCGTTTTGCGATCAAGCAAAACACTACTTAAAGACTAATGGGTTTGCCTACGAAGAAATTAAAATCGATGAAGACCCAGAAGCACGTGAATGGTTGATCAATGAGGGTCACCGCACAGCCCCACAGATCTACAACAATGGTCGTTTGTTAGTAGAAGGTGGATATCAAGGTTTAGCTAAATTAAACGCTGAACAAATTCAAGAACGCATAGGAGCAACAAATGCTTGAGAAACAAGGTTACGCAAAAGATACAGTAGTAAGTTTTAAATTAGTTAACGGTGACGAAATTGTTGCTAAAATTATTGAAGAAAATGCAGGTAGTTTCATAGTAAGTAAACCATGTACAGTAATGCCAAGTCAACAAGGAATAGGCCTAATGCAAAGTCTGTTTACCAGTGACTTAAATAAGAGTATAACTCTCGACAAAGGCCATGTAATGATACACAGCGTGACTATTGATGCTATCAAAAATCATTACATTCAAACAACTACTGGAATTGAACCAGTTAGTGCAGGCGGAATTATAATTTAGGATTAAGCAGATATGTCCGAAAAAGACTATAGTTTAGTAACAGCAAAAGCTGGCAGTGTTGTTGCTGAAAATTTAAAGTTAAGTTTAGCTACTCCTGCTAGTAGTATAACTCCTGCAACACTCACAGCAATGGTTGGCATCGACAAAGGTGAAGCTCTAACGTTAGCTCCCACAGTCACAGGTGCAATGGATAATTTAAGGTTCCATAGCAATCTAGCAAACAGTACTCAAGCAGGCTGGATAGAAGGAATTAGTGGATCGGCTGGTAGTGCCAACGCCGCATTAACTAACTTAACTAGTCTACAGTCCAGTATGGGTGTTACAGGATCTCCCGGAAGTAGCAATTTAGGTAACTTTGGTGCTATTATTAGTCAGGCACAAGGACACATACAGGATGCTACAGAAATCAAATCTGTAGAAAAGTTTTTAGCAGGTTCCAAATTCTCTGATTTTGGGTCTGGTGTTACTAACATGAGTTCTATGGCTACTCGTGGACTTGATTCTCAGTTTGGAAGTTTATCAGCGGCTGCAAGTGCTATGACTGCGGCAGGCCCTTGTTTTGATATGGCTAATCCTAGCAGCATAGGATCAGCTGCTGGATTAGTTGACAAATTAAAAAGTTCTAAACTTGGTAATTTTTCAGGGTTAAATCAAGCATTGGCAGCAAATGGTGTAGATTTAGACAGCATGGACGATCCGGTATACAGTGCAACTATTACTAAAACATTAAGTTCTATCAGTGATCCAAAAATTCTTAAAGATGTTACAGGTCAATTGGGAATTAATCCTCCAGGTGGTATTCAAAATTTAAATGATCTAACTGACATTACTAAACTTGCTGGCCCTAGTTCAGTAGCAGGACTAACTGGCGGACTGTCGGGTATAGCAACTAAATTTAGCGATCTTGGTGCTAGCTTTCCTAGTCCTTCAGCTGCAGCAGGAATGTTAAACAATATTGAAATACCCAGTATACCTAAATTGAATTCTGCTGCATCTGATCTATCCTCATTTACAGCTGGGCTAGCACCCGACATAAAAAATCTAACAGGCAGTGGATTTGGGGTATCGTCTTTAAATGGTGCTGATGGGTTGCCTAGTATCACCGATTTTACTCATGCAGTTAGTGGCGGCCCAGAATTGGCAGCTTTAGCTGCATCTGGAAATAATATAACACCAGCACAGATTACTGCTTTAGAGAATTCGTTAACTAAGACACAGGTATTGTTGGGCAACGTTGGGATAGACTTATCTAGTTTACCAGGAACCAACTTAAGTACAAGTCTAACATTTGCTACTGGCCTACACAAGTATGGCGCGGCCTCTATCGGATCTGCCGGATCTGGTGGTGTTGCTGATATACTAAAAACTATGGCCAATACAGACAGTCATTATGGCGATGCTATTGTAGCAAGTCTAGCAGAAGGTAAAAACAAATCTTTAATGATGGCCAATGGTATTAAGCCTCCGAATTTTGGTGAAACTCCTTTTAAAAACTTACCAAGTGCTGGATCTATCAACAGTTTAGGCAGTGCCAGTGCTTTACTCGGCGGAAGTTAATGCTAATAGACCCAATCATTGAGTATAATATAATTACTCATTGGTTAGGACAGCATGCTGGATTAACTACAACTCCTAAAAAATTTACTCGACGTCTGGGCAAGTTTCTCAATAAACGACATAAAATTAAACTTGACGTTGCCTACAGCACTGTGTTAGCCGCCGGCGACTTTACCATAGCGGCATTATATGATGTATGGCGTGATGAGCAAGGTGAGAAGCCTATTAGGTTTTCTTTGTTTATTAATCATTCTTTAGACAGTAAATGGCTGATAACAGCTGCAATAGCTGATAAATTGGCATTAGAAATTATCGAAGCAGAGACCCACGAATATCAACATGCTTATCAATATCGCGCAAGAAACTATGGATTAGCTGCACCATATCGAAGTCTTGAGCAAGACCTCGAACTACATGATGATCAAGAATATTTAGGTCAGATGGATGAAATAGATGCTTTCTCAGTAAACATAGCAGTTAGATTTTATCTTACCAAACAGCATACCAGTTTAGATTTAGACAATTACCGTAGAACATTTGGCGCGGACCATTGGATAGTGCGACGTCTGCTTAAAAAGATTACTAAACGTCTTGCTTATCTTGAGTCTTTAGATAATCACTGTACTTCAATAGAAACAAAGTCTGCATAGCATCATCCCAAAAATCCAACCGAATAGTATGAGTCTTTTTCCAATCATCATGTGCATAATCTATATGCTCGCGTGCAGTAAATCCCAAAGTATCACGTAGTCTCCAGCTGATTAGTAATGTAGTACGACCATGATCCTCTACGATCTTCTCTTGAAGTTTATGCCAATTGTCTAAACTTAGTGTGATTGTTTTAGCCACGTATTATTTCTTTCAATTTGTTGATAGTGTCGGTTACATCACCTTGAAACAGTATACCCTGCCCGCCTGCCCGGCACCAATCGTTAATATTGTCATCTCGATCGTCAATAAGAATGTCACCAGTCCTGCAGTGATGATGTTTGTCTTGACTATATGGTCCAAACCATACAGGAATATTAGGCCAACGTTCTTGTGCCCATAATACTTTATCTGAAAAGCACCAAGGCACATCATTAGCTCTGGGTATAGCAGTTAAAAATTTAACATCAGCAGCTAACTCTACACACGCATCAACTAACGGATTGGCCCAAGGGCATATATCTAATTCATAGTAAAATCTTGGATTAGCGGCTATCTTAGACCAATCTTCTAATGGATACCTTTTGCCACCTGATGTACTGTAGCCTACTACCTTTTTAGCATAAGCATCAAAGTCTGCTACCACTCCGTCCATATCTAAAAATATTGTATTATTTTGTAAAGACATATACTCCCTCCCATTTTTCACGCCCAGCAGTCTTATCGTTGCCTACACCTGGGCGAGTGTTAAGCATCATCTTAATCGTGCCCGAATGTTTAAAGCCTAACTTCTCGGCAGTAGCGATCCAACGTTCGCATACAAAGTATTCTTTATTACCATATGACTTGTAGTCTGCAATGTTAGTAGCAAACACACCGTCTGGGTTTAAGCCTTTGTAGATGTTCCGCATAGTGGGCACAACATAGCCCTCAAACCATTCATCTAATGTAGTATAACGAACCATGCACTGTGTTGGTTCATCACTGTACTTTTCTAGGTTAAAGTATGGCGGGCTACTAAACGCAAGGTCGACATCAACAGGTTCGTATTCTTCACTAACTGCCTGTGTAATTAATCCACGATTACCCACTGCTTGTTCTATTAACTCGCTCAAGTATGTTAAGTGCTTGACTGTTTCTGTGTTAGGATCGATACATTGGTAGTTATAACGCATGTTACTGGTTGTTATACCCAGCATGCGTCCGCCATAGCCCGCACTGTAGTCATAGACATTGCCCCATAGCACAGGGCATAAGTGTTCTACGATAGCACGTGCATTTAAACTCTTAAAGTTCTGTACATTCTCACCTGTGACTAACTCCAAAGCACGACGCAGTGCAGTTGGGCTAACTAGATTGTTACCTTCTCTGTATTCAAAGCATAAATTGATAGCACGACGTAATTTTGCATCATTTAAGAAGCGATCTTTAAGACTATTACTGCCACGACCTTTGGGTTCGGCAGTCATCATATTTGGGAACAAGAATCTATTAATACCCTGTCCTTGATTGTTGCCTAAGTTGATAACATTATTCTTAACACTATTTGTAACAGTCTCAGACAAATCTTTAATAGCAGCTATTAATCCTTCTTCTGTGTAATAAACAATCGGCGTAATGTTAATGCTACGATAGATGTCAAACACCTGCTGTACCGTTGCTTCTGGATCTTTAAGATACTGTTCTTTTGTATAGGTGTCTAATCGATCCTGCACTGATTCGTAGCAGGTAAACTGCGGTTGAGTTGCGTACTGCACTACTCCCCAAGTACGATGTAAATCTGTTATCATGCCCACCTCAAGACAAACAAAGTTACTTGTTCATCAGTTTCAAATTCCAAAGTCATACCCTGTTGGTGTAACCTGCCTCTAGGTAAATTATCATCCATCCACGCATAGATCTCTGGTTCATGTTTTAGCCAATAACTAATATCAGCAATAACAAGATAGTGCCAAGGCATTTCGTCATCAAATGGACCCGAGGCGATAAACCTACGTCCGTTAGCACCGTCTAGTAAACTCATTTAATAATATACCAATCAATTATCTCTAATACACGTTTACGATCTTTACACTCCCACAATTCTTGCCATTGCATATAACCAAGGTCACCATCATCTTCCATACTACGACTGATCTTGGGATAGGTGTTAATAACTGCCTGCCCGAGACGATAGTGTGGATTTTTAATTAAGTCAAATATGAACTCTTGTTCAAATTTCTCAAACTCCTGCATGGTTATTTTCATCTACTACTAAACTTTAACAAAAACATCGTGGCCCACTGCTCATTTTCTATTTCTATAACTCTATCAGGACTGTAATACCACCATCCATGTCCGCCTGTTTGATTATGTAGCACATACCTACGTGGGCCAACGTTATTCTCAAGCCACTGCATACGCTGATCGATCTCAGGATAGGTTAATTGTTTAATGCTAATCTTCATTCGTGCTTCAAATAAAAGTATGTGATATATTCTTCTGCTTCAACGTGTTTACGTTCATCCCAGTGCCAAGTGCTATAGCTCATACGCTTAACACCCTTTCTATGGGCTAGTTCTTCTGCCATGTCGTTGACAAAGATATCCCAACGCATATCGTCGGCGTGACTGTCATTATGCACAACACTCATTACTAAGTGCTTGCCTTCGTGTTCTAATAGGATTTTCATACTTGTATTATATACTCATATTACTCTAAAGTCAATAGAATATTTTGGTTGACTTTTTGGTCTAATGACTGTATAATAGCACTTATACACTAAAGCAATGGAGCACACTATGACATATACATTTGATGAAAACCTAGTTAGCGACCTGCACAAAGATGCACGTGGTTCACGCCCAGATGAATACTTTTGGGAAGAATGGACCAACATTGATGCCGCAGGCAAACAGTTGATTTGGGAACGTTTATTGGGTGAACTTGATGTTGCAGTCAAAGAAGAACAAACCCGTGAACAACAGGCAATCGCTAGTTTTGAAAAACATGTTACTTCTTTAGAGTCAATTAGTAACTCACGTAAACAATCTATTAGATGGATTGTTGAAGGTTTGGCTCTTACAGACTCAGATAAAATGTACGGTGGTGATTACATCTGCTACAAGTTAGGTCTACCATACAGTTATGCTAAAGAATTTGATGAAGTATTGCAGGAATTAGCACTTTTTGGTTGACATTTTGGTAAAATGACTGTATAATGCTATACATACACTAACAACACAGGAGCAATAAATGAACGCTAAACAAATTACTACTGCTTTAATTCAAGGTACTTTTACCAGCGAAGAATTAGCCAGCATTATTGATGCTGTTAAGTATGCTCGTTTAAACTTAGGCAAAGCAACTAAACGTAGCTTGTCTGTTGGTGACAAAGTTCGTTTTGCTAGCTCACGTAGCGGCCAAACAATCACAGGCACAGTGCGCAAACTTGCTATTAAAAATATTGTTGTAGATACTCCACTAGGTGCGTATCGTGTACCAGCTAGTATGTTGGAGGCAGTATAATGAATATTGATGATATGATTATTACTAATAATATCAGTCAGGCAATCTTTGATGCTGACATTGCAATTCAAGGTGAGGACTCTGCTATTACCAACTGCATCAATTGGTTGGAAGAGTTCGAGTTTAATAATGTTGAATTAGAAATGATGTCACAGGCTATTTTAGTAATTTTACGCGAACGCGATAACAATAAGGAGAACTAATATGGCAGGCAAAGCAACTTCGGTATACCTAACAGTATCAGTTAAAGAAACACACAAGACAGCATTCCATAAACAATTCTTTAATATGACTGGGTTAAATCAATACGTTGCTACTGACGAATTTAAAGAAAAGTATCCTACTACTGAATTTTACATTACCAAAGAAACATATTGACTTTTATTAAAAAGGACTGTATACTATGTTAAACACTAACACAATGGAACAAGCAATGGTTAATACACTTTATTCGATGCAAAATGCTTTTGTAAAACGCAAGTTTGACCCAACTAAGAAAGCAGACTTGGCAGTTTACAAACAGTTTATCACAACTGGTTCGTGGGGAGATACACCTTGCCCGTTTGAACTTGAATGGCCTGCGCTGAGTATCCCTGGTATGATTGAACGTAAGATTTCAGAATACGCAGTGCGTAATATATAACTCGAGAAACCCTATTATTAACCTAACCAAAGGCTCTTCGGAGCCTTTTATTTTGACTATAAATATTAGTTTACGAGATATATTATGGCAGCATATTCATTGTCAGCAACTTCAGTTAGTCAGCAGAGTCCTAAACTTAAAAAGGGCACAGTGCGAGTCTACGCCAGTGTCAGTATCTACTGGGTCGTAGGTGAAAATCCCGTGGCCAATAACAAGAACTGTGCAGTCCTACGTGCAGGTGAAACTTTAGAGCTACGATTGCCAGTCAGATGCAGTTGTATAGCTGTATTAGCAGTCAACGAACCTGGTGCAGTCACAGTTGTAGAACACAATGGTGGTGCAAGAAGTAGTTGCAGCCTGTAAAGGTAGCTAAATACACTAAAGAGAATAGTTATGTCAGCAAACGGAATATCTACATTATTAACTAAACAGCTTAAACAAGAAAGCAAGCTCGACATTGCAGAAGCCAAACGTCAAGGCAAAATAGTAGCCATTGATGGCACAATTAGTGGGTCGGCCAATACTAGTCAGCCATTTTATCGTACATTAAACACAGCCAATATCAGCATTTTGCCAACAAAATATGTAGGTAATGTTGTTGTTGATAACATCGTTGATGGCAATGTATTGATCACAGGCCGACCATGGGAATAGATAAATACATATTATGAAAACAGCAGAAATATTACGCAATATACTTAATTTATTAGATGCAGAAGAGCATGAAGCTCAACAGCAACCAGTGGTAGTAAACATCAATAATGGTGATACTGCACAAGACCAATCTACAGAAACTCCTGTGGCTGATAATGAATTGGGAGTTATGGTTCCGCCACTACAACAAAAAATTGAGTTGGCTAAAAAAGCACACGGAGTAGATTCAGTTTATGCTCCTGTCGACGATGAGGAACCAGATGAACTTGATATAATCAAACAAAACGCAGGGTTGTCGACTGCGATTGCAGCAGACGAAGATGAGCCACTAGAAGGCTAAGGAGAAATTCCGTGGCTTTCACGCAAGATTTATTCACAAGTAGACGCAACCAAGATGATGGTACCACTCGTATCGGAGAAACCGATCGTCTTTGGTACGATAGTACTACACAAACAATTAGAATCAGCGATGGCACAACGCCTGGTGGTATTATTATTGCCGGTGAAGGAGTCAGCGGTAATTACAGCAACTCTAATGTAGCTTCTTACCTAACAGTTAATAACATTGGTCCTTATAGTAATGTTAATGTTGCTAACTATCTAAACACAACGTCAATCACTGGTAATTTAAACCTAGGCAATTTGTACATCACAGATGAAACCATTGGCGGCAAGATAGCGGATCGTGATATAACTTTACTACCAGCAGGTAGTGGATTTGTATCAGTTCCAAATCTTAAATTGCCCGTTGGTAGTTTAGTTCAACAATCTGCTAGTATTGAAGTTATCGTAGATAACTTAATATTAGATTATGTGGTTGATTATAGCACTAGCGAAAGTGATAATTTAGCAGCGGGTGATTATGGTCTGCCAAATGGTATTTCGGGAACAGGCACAGGATGGTGCGTGTATCAATTTTCAACCAATCCCCTTCCTCAGCTCGAATCTGAAGATGTTATATCTGGAGTTAATGTACCTGCCTACAGCAATATATTATATGTTGGCGTAGGTATGTATGCTAATATTATTATTACCGATAAGACCATTCCTTTTTCAGTGCCGATGATTCTACCAACTCCCGGTGAAACCATATACACAGTCCGTCCGATAGTTAATGCTAGTATGACAATAGCCACAGCAGTTAGTACTGATATTTCATTATCGGTTGGAGCAAACGCCAGGGTTATTACTCACGGTACAATTTCTCCGATAGAAAATGACATATATGACTTAGGCACACCAACTAAACGTTTTAAACGACTATGGATGGGTGCGGGCTCTATATTTGTACAAGATGAAACATTGGGCATTGATTTACGATTGACAGCAATTGATGGCGACTTTGTTATTGCTGGCGGAGCAGGATTAGTTGTTGGTCAATTCACTTTACACGATAATACCATTAAAATTACTGATCCTACCAGAGATATTGTCATTGGTATACCAACTGCTACAGGCAATATAGTATTCAATAGACCTATTCAAGTAATAAGTGGTGAGACAGGTAATCCATCATTTGGGGTTAACCGTGATGGTATGACCACTATTAGTATACCTGATCTCGCAATTGGTAAAACGGCATTGAGTATTACTGCTGATACCAACAGTGAGACCTACGCTGTGCCACAAATAGCAGGTGGTAGTTTAGTACACGTCACTAATAAACATAATATTCCACCATTGCTTACATTTGATAGTTTTGGAGATTATGCTCCTTTACCAGTCAGTCTTATTGGTCGTAGATTCCGTGGCACTATTGCCGCACCAGCAGTCTTGCAAGCAGGTGATAATATATTAACTATAACTGCTGCTGGCTATGCGAATGCTACTACCCCAACAGGATTACCTACTACATCAAGTGCTAGAATGTTGTTCGTTGCAGATGAAACATTCAACGCTACTTCTCAAGCAGGGCATATTGAAATATTCAGTCAAAAAATAGGCGGGACTGGAGTAGAATATAAAGGATTAATGCTAAGTCATGGTGGTCTAGTTATACCTAGTGTCGCACAAGGTGGAACTGGATTGGGTGGTATTACATTTGCCGATGATTCATTCCAGGATACAGCATGGGTTCCCAGTGACAATGTAAATAAAATCACCACTGGTGTAGGATTCCAAAATCCGGGTAGTTACTATGGTAATGTTAGTTTAGATACCTCGGATGTACACACTCTGGCCAGTGACAGCTACAGCCTAACCATTACAGACACTGGCAGCAATAATCTACGCTTACAACTAGCACAAGAAATTGCTGCCAACTCAAGTCCAACATTCAGTAACGTTACTGTAAACAATATGAATGTTTTGGGTAATTTAACTTATAATACTAGTGCTACAGTATTTGGTAAGATTTTATACCTAGCCAACAACTCAACATCAAGCACAGAAATCAACGGCGGCGGCATTGTTCTTGGCAATGTCTTAGAAAGCTATCGTCGCAGCTTACTCTATAGTACTACTGGTGTTCATGGCGACTACTGGTACACAGACGCAACCACTGGATTTCAAACTGAACACATAATGACCACAGATGCCTGGATAACTGGTAATATTGATATTGCTGGCACAGGACGATTTGGCGGATTCTATACAGGCTACAATTTCCCTGACGCTAGTATACAAGCATTTGACAGTATTAACAGCTACGCACAGATTGTCCACCAAAACCTAAGCCCTGGAACTGTTGCCAGCACTGATTTCATCGCCACTAGCAACAATGGAAGCGACACAGAATTCTATGTGGACATGGGCATCAATGGCAGTAACTTTGACAATACTAATCCCATTAACAGTCTAGGCACCAGCACTAACAAGAATGATGCTTACCTGTACATACAAGGAAATCTCAGCAACACCAGTGCACCTGGTGGTAACCTAACCATTGGTACCAACACTCCGGGGCGCACTGTTAAGTTTATTGCCGGTGGCGGAGCAGCCAATGATGTTATAGCTACATTTAGTAATACTAGTTTAACCACATCCGTTCAAATTATATCAACTGTTGCTACTGGTACAGCACCTTTAGTTATTGCCAGCACTACCAAAGTTAATAACCTGTACGCCAATCGTGCTAGCTATGCTGATCGTCTAAATCCAGGTGCTACTATTAATGGCACCTTATTTGATGGTGTCACTAACATTGAGATCGGTGCCAACGCTAGTCTACTAACAGGCACTTACTTGAATTCCACAGTCATAGGCAGTAGTTTAACCACAGTGGGTAATTTAGTAAACTTAAATGTCACAGGTAATGTCACAGCCAACTATGTTCGTACAACTAGCCACGGTATATTCAATGCCAACGTCTACACTAACTATATTGTAGCCAGTGGTAGATACCTGACAGAACTTCCTAGTTATGCTTACAGTAATGCCAATGTCAATAGTTACCTAAGTGTCACAACTGCTAGCCCGGGCACTGAAAGTTTAACATTGTCTAATGGAGCATTTACATTTACACCTGCCAACCTTGCTATCTATGCGTGGAGCAGTAATGTTGCCAATGCCAACGTGGCGATGAAAGGCTATGTTGACAGTCAAATATCTACAGTTACTAATAACTGGACATCGGCTAACACCATACAATCAAATCAAATCAATGCTATCACTGCCAACATTGCTAACCTACAGGCCAGTAGCACGGGTAATATTAGATACTTTGGCAGTTTCTGGGATAATACCACAGTCACACAAAATGCTAACTTGGCCATCATTAACACTGTGCCTATTGCCAACACCTATGGCAACCTTGGTGTGACTATTGCCAGTGGTAACCGTATCACATTCTCAGCTAACGGTAGCTATAAACTTGACTACAGCCTACAATTTCAAAACACTGATAATAAAACAAACAAAGTGGCAGTATGGTTGCGTAAGAATGGTAGTGATATTGCTCAAAGCGCCAGTTACTTTTCTCTACCGGCACAGGGCTCGGTCAACGGCTATATCTGTGCGGTGGGTCCATTTATTGATGGCACTATTACCTCAGGTGACTACTATCAATTGATGTGGGTCGGTCTTGATAGCCATATATCACTACAGGGTATTGCAGCCAAAACTGGATCCGGCACTGTACCACCTGTACCTGCTAGTCCATCAACTATTGTCATGGTTACTAGAGTTTAACCAAAACTCTTGACTAATATAAACTACCATGTTAAACTATCAGATACAACTCAATAAATAATTAACTATGTTATTTGGATTATTCATCTTAGCAGTGGCTTTAAGCATTTCAGCCGTGGCCGCATACTATTCCATAGCTGGATTAACAGCTATTTTTGCCGCGGCAGTAGTGCCTATTATCATTATGGGTGCTGTACTAGAAGTAGGTAAAATTGCCGCTACTGTATGGTTACACAAATTTTGGCATCGTGCTAACATACAATTTAAACTTTATCTTGTTCCTGCCATTTTAGTGCTGATGCTGATTACCTCAATGGGGATCTTCGGATTTTTGAGCAAAGCCCACATGGATCAAAACATTACGGTAGGCGATAGTGCCGCTCAGGTGCAGATCTTAGATGAAAAGATTAAAACAGAACAGGATAATATCAGCGTAAACAAACGAGCCCTACAACAAATGGCCGCACAAGTGGACCAAATGTTGGGTCGTACCACAGACGACCGAGGTGCTAATCGTGCTGTGCAGATTCGCAAGAATCAAGCCAAAGAACGTAAAAGCCTACAAGCAGACATCACAGCTGCACAAAAGAATATATCAGCATTACAAGCAGAACGTGCTCCTCTGGCCGCACAAAATCGTAAGATTGAAGCAGAAGTCGGACCTATCCGTTACATAGCCGCACTTATCTACGGTGATAACCCAGATGCGAACTTACTAGAACGTGCTGTCCGTTGGGTAATTATCTTATTAGTGTTTGTATTTGATCCATTGGCACTTATCTTAATCTTAGCCGCAGAGCAGACTATTCAATGGTCTCGTGAAGATAAAAATAAACCTAAAGAAAAAGAGCAACGTGAGGGGTGGCAACAAGTTTGGCAACCTACCAGTGAAGCATGGCCACCATATGAACCAGACTTTCCTGATATAGAAGAAATTAGAAAACAATCGGGAGTAGACCAGAATATGGAAATGTCCGAACATTTGTTTGACACACCGGAAGAGTTTTTTGCTCACGGTAAAGAAGTAGCCAAAGAATTAGATGCTAAAGAAGATCTCTTACCAGACAACTATGCTAGCACACAAGCATACCTAAAAAGTCCAGTATCGTGGTTTAAGTTTGCTGGAACTGACGGCTTTGTACCTAAACAAGAAGTTGAAGAAGAATCTTCTGTTGAAGATCCTTTAGATATTCCTGTACTTGAAGGTGAGGAAATGTGGGCACAAACTGCTATCGATAACAGCCAATACGACCCGCAACCAATTCGCCCTGTGCCTCCTCCTGCAGATGATCCAGAGCCAATAGTATCGGGATATAATACTAACGCAGTAACTATTCCGGACTTTGGTATTACAGATCAAGAACCCATGGCCGCACAAGCAGGGTTTGGTACAGCGTTTCCGGATGCACCCCAGCGCGGAGATATATTTCTGCGTGTGGACTATTTGCCCAGTCGTCTGTATAAATGGAACGATAAAAAGTGGATAGAAGTAGACAAAGAAAAAACTGATCAATTTGCCTATGATCAGCTATATATCAAACATCTTATTGAAAAGATTGACCTTGGTGAGTATGATATCGAATTACTTACCGATACAGAACAAGAGCAAATTCAAAGGTATCTAAATGACTCACCAAACAAACAGTAGATTTATAACTCACCCTAGCATTGAACCAAAGTCACCAAATAGTCACACAGTCCTAATAATTGATGCAGACACTGACGATGTTATTAACATAGGCATGTTTTGTAAAGTTAGTGCTAAAAATTATGATGTTTACTTGTACAAACAAGATATAGATGATTCAAGTTGGTTAAATGATATTAATGATAATTTAGACTGCACATTGGTTAAGGACACTAATAATCTACAAGTAAATAATTTATTAGATTATTTTCAAAATTTTGATGCAACTCCACAAGAAGTATAAATATTTTACCTAAGGAAATTTAATTTGTCACTCGATAATACACAAGTCTATGGATGCACTGTTTACGTTAAAAACGACAACGTAGAGCAAGCTATTCGTAAATTAAAAAAGAAAGTTCAAGATTCTGGATTGTTACAAGAATTGCGTGATCGCGAATCTTATGAAAAACCAACTGTGGCTAAAAAACGCAAAAAAGCAGCTGCAAAACAACGTTGGAAAAAGAAACTATCTAGCCAACACTTACCAGCAAAACTTTATTAAGAATAATAGGTATTGACTTAGAACTGATAAATAAACTTAGCACCAGGAAAAATATATGGCTAAGTTTAACTTCGATAGAAAATATACATACATTCAAAATAAAAAATGTATTAATCCCCAATGTAATAATCACTTCCCAATAAGAATGATAGGCGATAAAAACAGTGAAGATTACAATCTTCCTGTGACAACAGACAGGCGAAAACTCGCCTGTTCTCGTGAATGTCACAAATATTGGCAAAAATCAATCTCGTGGGAACAACGAGTAGGTGAAGAATTTGCTGCTGAATTTAGGAAAAAGATGAGTGAGTTATCATCTACTAATAATCCTTCGACTTTTCCGGGTGTTGCTGAAAAAATTAGTAAAAGTTTAACGCAATATCTGGCAGAAAATCCCCAAGCCAGGCTTGGCGAAAATAATGGATTTTTCGGACACACTCATTCCGAAGAAACCAAACAACATCTCAGAGAAACCAAACAAGGCAAATGGGCATATACACCTGAGCAAAAAGAAAAGCAAACACAAAATACACCCAAGAAAGAAAATCATCCAAATTGGCTGGGCGGAATATCCAATGGCGAATACGGTTTAGAATTTAATAAAGAATTAAAATATAAAATTAAAGAAGCACATAATCTGACTTGTCAACTATGTAATACTGTAACAGAAGAATTAGATATACATCATATAGATTACAATAAAACAAATAATCTATTAGAAAATCTTATTCCGTTATGTAAAGCCTGCCACGGTAAAACTAATTATAATAGAGAAAAGTGGCAAAAATTGTTGACAAAAAAATAAAGAAGTGTTATACTTTAATGATAAATAGTAATACGAATGCCTATAATAGGGTTCGTAATTAATTTATTCTTGCTTAACTTAAAGGAGAAATATATGACAAGAAAATCACCTGTTCTGGGCATAGACCTTGGAACTACAAATAGTTGCGTCGCAATTCTTGAAAACAATAAATCACGTGTAATTGAAAATAACGAAGGTGCTCGTACTACACCAAGTATCGTTGCCTACGGCGATGAAATCATTGTGGGGGCTAGTGCTAAACGCCAAGCAGTTACTAATCCAAAAAACACAATCTACGCCAGCAAACGACTAATTGGTCGTAAGTTTGACGAGCCAGCAGTACAAAAAGACATTGACCTAATGCCATACAAAATCGTTAAAAACGAAAATGGTGATGCATGGGTCGAAGTCAACGGTGACAAACTAGCACCTCCACAAATTTCAGCAGAAGTTCTGCGCAAAATGAAATTAACAGCAGAAGACTATTTGGGTTACAGTGTAACGCAGGCAGTTATTACAGTACCTGCTTACTTCAATGACAGCCAACGTCAAGCAACTAAAGATGCAGGTCGTATTGCAGGCTTAGAAGTATTGCGTATTATCAACGAACCAACTGCGGCTGCACTAGCATTTGGTTGCGATAAAGGTGATAAAAAAGACCGTAAGATTGCTGTGTATGACCTAGGTGGTGGTACATTTGATATTAGTATTATTGAAATCAGTGACATCGACGGTGAAAAACAATTTGAAGTATTGTCAACTAATGGTGATACATTCTTAGGCGGTGAAGACTTTGACCAACGTATTATGGAATACTTGGTAGACGAGTTTAAGAAAGAATCTGGCATTGACTTAAAACAAGACATGCTGGCCTTACAACGTCTTAAAGAATCAGCTGAGAAGGCTAAGATTGAATTGTCAAGTTCAACACAGACAGATGTAAACTTACCATACATTACTGCTGATGCTACTGGTCCTAAACACTTATCAGTTAAACTAACACGTAGCAAGTTTGAAGGTCTAGTTGAAGATTTAATCAAACGTTCAATTGATCCATGTAAGATTGCTGTTAAAGACTCTGGTATTAGCATTAGTGACATTGACGATGTTATCTTAGTCGGTGGTCAAACACGTATGCCTAAAGTACAAGAAGCTGTTGAAGCATTCTTTGGTAAGGCTCCACGTAAAGACGTTAACCCAGATGAAGCTGTAGCAGTCGGTGCGGCTATTCAAGGTGCTGTACTAGGCGGCGATAAAACTGATGTATTGTTACTAGACGTAACTCCACTATCATTGGGTATTGAAACAATGGGTGGTATTATGACCAAGCTGATTAAGAAAAATACAACCATTCCTACCAAAGCAAGCCAAACATTCTCTACAGCAGAGGACAATCAACCAGCTGTTACTGTTATGGTAGCACAAGGTGAGCGTGAGTTTGTCAAAGACAATAAAGTACTTGGCCAGTTCAACTTAGAAGGTATCGAACCGCAACGTCGTGGTCAACCACAAATTGAAATTACTCTTGACATTGATGCTAATGGTATCTTAAAAGTAAGTGCTAAAGATAAAGCAACTGGCAAAGAAAACAAGATTACTATCAAAGCTAACTCAGGTTTAACTGAAGAAGAAATTGATGCAATGGTACAGGATGCAGAAGTTAATGCCGATGCAGATAAAAAATTGCGTGAATTAGTTGATGCACGTAACCAAGCTGAAGCACAGGTTCACGATGTTAAGAAAACTGTAGAAGAAGCTGGTGACTCGGTAACTGCTGAACAACATACTGCAATCAATGATGCTATTGCCGCTGTAGAAGAAGCCATTAAAGGTGATGATGCAGAAGCAATTAAATCAGCAATGGTAAAATTAGCAGAACCAGTAGCACCAATCTACCAAGCTAAACAAGCACAAGAGTCAGCAACAGTTGAGCCGGGTCAGCAGACACCAACGGATGCGCAAGATGGTGTTGTGGATGCTGAATTCACAGAAGTTAACAAGGAGAGTAAATAATGAAACAAGTTTACACAACCCTTGATATCCCTAGCATCTATAAATTTGCTATTGGCTTTGATGATTTGTTTGCACAACTGCAACACTTAGAGCAACGTGGTAAGGACAGTGGCTACCCACCGTTTAATCTAATTAAACTAAACGAAAATAACTACGCTATTGAACTAGCAGTAGCTGGTTTTGCTGAAGACGAATTAGATGTAGAAATCGAAAACGGTGAATTAGTTATCCGTGGCACTAACCGTGAAGTTAGCTTAGAAGAGGCATTTGAAGAATTACGCGAAAATCCAGTAGAGTACATTCATCGTGGTATCGCTGCTCGTGATTTTGTCAAACGTATCAAACTTGCTGAAGGAGTAGAAGTCAACTCAGCGCACGTTAAAAATGGCATCCTAACAGTTAAATTGGTTCAATTTATACCTGAGCCAGTTAGACAAAAGGTTGCAATTTCATTCGAAAAATAGTATAATAACTATAAGGGTGGAGGAAACTCCACCTATTATCAACACAAATAGAGAGAAGCATATATGGGCAAAGCCGTAACCAGAGTAAAGCCACAGGTAAATATGGGTGTGAAAGAACCTCCTATGTTCAAAGTGCTGTATCTCAACGATAATGTAACTACTATGGAATTTGTTATTGAAAGCCTTATGGTAGTGTTCAATCATTCTGCCGACACAGCTTCAGAAATAACTAAAAAGATTCATGATGAAGGGTCAGCCGCAGTAGCAGTTTTGCCCTACGAAATGGCAGAACAAAAAGGTGTAGAAGTTACACAGTTAGCTCGCACTAATGGATTTCCTTTGGTGATTAAACTAGAGCCAGATGCATGATCTTTAACAAAATCAAAGAACTCAAAGCCGATGGTAAAAAAATTGGCATAACCTTTAGTACCTTTGACATGTTGCACGCCGGGCATATAGCCATGCTAAGTGAAGCTAAAAATCACTGCGATTACCTAATTTGTGGCCTACAAACAGATCCAACTATCGACCGTCCTGATACTAAGAATAAACCTATTCAAAGTATTGTTGAACGTCAGATCCAATTAGCCGCGTGTCGTTATGTAGATGAAGTTGCAATCTATCAAACAGAACAAGACCTAATTGACCTGTTATTAATATTGCCGTTAGATGTACGTATCCTAGGTGTAGAATATGAGCACAGTGAGTTTACCGGAAAAGCAGAATGTTTTGTGCGTGGCATTGAACTAGTGTTTAATGGTCGCGATCACAGTTTCTCTAGTTCAAGTTTGCGTAAACGTGTAGCACATGCTGAAACTGTAAAATTATTGAAAGGTGACAAATAATGTCCGATATAATGATCGATTTGGAAACTTTGTCAACCCGCCCAGATGCTACTATCTGTACATTTGGTGCTTGCAAGTTTAGTCCTTACAATCAAAATGACATTGTAGACGGTATCTACTTCCGTATTGACATCGATGAGCAAATCACCTTAGGGCGTCACGTTGATGATAATACTATTGCTTGGTGGGGTAATCAAGCAGAAGATGTCCGTGAAGAAGCACTTGGTGAAGGTAATCGTATCTCGTTAGAACAGTTTTCAAAAGAATTAAATAGATTTATAGTAGGGGCAGATAATATCTGGGCACAGGGTCCTGTGTTTGACATTGTTATTTTAGAGAACCTATATCGTCAGATGGGCTTACCATGTCCGTGGCAGTTTTGGCAGATTCGAGACAGTCGCACCTTATTAAGTAGTCTAGGTGACCCACGTGAAAAGAACAAAGCAGGCCTACACAATGCATTAGAAGACGCAGTAAGTCAAGCACAGGCAGTACAATATGTGTACAAACAAGCAGGCATTACGGAGAAAAGATAAATGGAAATTATATTCGGTAAAGAAAATGCAGGAAAACTCCGAGAAAAATACACAGTACTAGATCTAGAAACAATAGATGTCGAAGGCCAACCATTGGCAGTATTTTGTGTTATACCTGCAGATAAAATAACGCTAACTGACATGCCACAATTAGAATCGTGGGTTAAATTACATCATGAGTTTATTAACGGATACCAGTCTAAACAGTATAGTTACTGTCGAGATGCTGCTAATTATCTAATAGGTAAATTTGGTGGTGAGGTAGATACATTTTACGAAGAAATTATCAGACGTATTAACGAAGCAGAAGCAGTAGTATCCGACTAAAACGGTTAAGTAATAATACACTATAATTTATCAATGAGCCCCCGTTAAATAATACTAACAGGGGCTTTCACATGATTAAATCTATGTTCTACAATCTTTTAATGGTCGTCGTGCTAACTGCTGGCGCTAATATTGCGCAGGCCGCAGAAATGGTACACACCTTTAATAGTCCGGCATTTCACGGACAAGGATTTGGTATACATGCCCTTACGATTAAACAATTAGAGGATCAAGCAAAAGACAAGCGCGAATCTGCCGCAGAAGCTATTCGAGATAAAGCAGAATCTGCTGCACTTAATACTCCGCAGGCACGCTTTATTGCTAATCTGGAATCAAGAATTTATAGTCAGTTGGCTAAACAACTAACTGACAGTATGTTTGGAGAAGGTGCTACTTGTACTACAGCGGGTGTAGTATGCGGTAATATTCCAAACTTAGGCGGAAATAGTATTCAATGGAGTTTGGGTGCAGGTAATGATAATGGGTTAATTATCATCACTATACAGGACCTAGCTAACGTTAATAATATTACAACAATGAAAGTGCCTGCAGGCTCATTTTATTTTTAAGGAATATACATGAATAAAACACTTATATCCTTATTAATAACCGCACTGTTAACAGGATGTGCAACAAGTAGTGCTATCCGTGAACAAATAACAAGTGAGCAATTTGATAAACCTGAGATAGTACGTGAAACATACTTTACTAAACCAGAGAATAAGGTATTACCTCCGAGCGGCGGCCCCGTTCCGGTAGCAGTATATAGTTTCTTAGATAAAACCGGACAGCGTAAAAATGTACCCAACGTGGCTAGTTTTAGTACAGCAGTATCGCAAGGTGCAGAAGCATACCTAATTGGCGCCCTACAAGATGTAGGCGACCAACGTTGGTTTACTGTGTTAGAACGTGTAGGGTTAGACAATTTGATTAAAGAACGTCAGATGATTCGTCAGATGCGTGAACAATATCAAGGTCGTGAAGCTAAGGCATTACCACCAATGATGTTTGCTGGTGTTATTGTTGAAGGAAGTATAACAGGCTACGATAGTAACCTGCTTACGGGTGGTAGTGGTGTTCGTATACTAGGTATTGGCGCACAAACGCAATACCAAAGTGATACAGTAACGGTTACATTAAGAACAGTAAGTGTTAATACAGGTGAAGTATTAACAACTGTAACAGTTACTAAAACAGTATTAAGCTACATGGACAAACTTGGTGTATTAAAGTTTGTTGAAGAAGGCACAAAAGCCGTCGAAGCTGAAACTGGTATGAGTATCAATGAAAGTATCAATAAAGCAACAAGCCTAGCAGTAAAAGCGGCCGTGATTGCTACTATTCGAGAAGGGGTTCGTAAAGGGCATTGGTCTTACAAAGAAGAACCTAAGCCTGTAGTACAAACAGATGGTATAACATACCCGCTGTTAGAAACAATAAAATAATAATAGGATTTTAAAAATCCAAGGAGCACGACGATGAAATATAATTTAAAAGCAACAGTAAGTATGATGTTTTTAGCGTTATCAACATCATTGATGGCCGCAGGTCCAACAGGACCTAACCGTGTTTACATTGAACAATTAGGTAGCACCAATATTGTTACAATTGAACAAGTCGGCGGCACAAACGATGTTGGTGGTATTGCTGGTAGTGTAGCAGTTGACGCAACAGGTCTAAGTACATTAACAGTAACAGCACCTAGTACAAGTAATTATGCTACAATTAACGGTAGCAATAACGGTGTTACTATTACACAAACCGGCGATGATAACCAATCACAGTACAACATCAAAGGTGGAAATAATAGCTTTACAAGTACTCTAACTGGTGACGGTAATCAAAGCAAACTTACAATCGGTGATACTAACACTAATGGTATGCGTAATACTGTTACTGAAACTGTTACTGGTAGTACTAATATGTTGATTACTAATATTGTTGGTAGTGATAATGCATTATCAACTACTATTAACGGTGGTAGTAACCAATTGACCACTACTGTAACTACTAGCAACGCTGATATTACCAACACTATTAGTGGTAGTAACAACATATTCAATATACAACAAATTGATGCTGCAGGTAGTGCTGGTCATAGTTTAGTTACCTCAACTACAGGTGATTTTAACAGTATTACTACACAGCAACAAGGTACAAATGATACTACATTTAATATCAGCACAACCGGTAATAATAATACAATTACTGTTCGTTCGAGTAGCGGCGCTATAGTAAGTCCAGTATCAGCAATAGTGAGATAGTCAATGAAACTATTGCTTGCAATAGCATGCTTAGTAGCAGTTACTAACGCATGGGCGGGCATTGGGACAGTAAGCGATACTAAAGGTACCGCTTGCTCAATAGAGCGTGCTAAACAGACCCTGCCTGGTAATAAAGGTGCCGCCATAGAAAGTATGGATACCTATGTTACAGGCGGCTGTGTTAGCAACATTACATTTAAAGATGACACCAAAGTAAAAATAACAGAAAACAGTCGACTAATGATAGACGACTTTGTTTTTGATCCTAAAAAATCCGATGCAGGCAAGCTAGCTCTTAAAGTAGGTATGGGCACAGTACGTTATGCCAGTGGACAAATTGCTAAAAATAATCCACAACGAGTAGACATTAAAACCCCCACAGCATCAATTGCTGTTCGAGGTACAGACTTTAACATGACTGTAGACGAAGCAGGGCAGAGTCTAGTAATTCTTGTACCTAGCTGTAAAGAAGGCGAAAAGATCAAAGAATACGAGCTAGAAGAAAACTTATGTAAAGTAGGCAAGATTGAAGTCAGTACACTTGCTGGCATAGTTACCCTAGACAAAGCATTTGAAGGTACCTATGTAACCAGTGCTAACATGATGCCTAGTCCTCCGGTTATTATTAATACAGTTGAAGGTAAGATTGGCAACAGTCTTATTATTGCTCGCCCGCCAGAAATTATTCGAGCTAGTAAAGACGCGGCAAAAAGTAAACGCGAACTAGAACAAGAAGAATTGGAAGCTATACAGGTCAGTCAAATGTCACAGCGTATGGACAACGAACCCGACGCTAAGGCTGTGGTACTACCTTACAGTTTCGATAGCGGCAAAACCGGTTGTAATCCAACAACTAATATCTGTGTGAGATGGGAACGACCCGACGGTGATACTATTCAAGCACGTGGTCGAGGCGTTGCGTTCCGCCAAAGCGAAGATCACTATGCTGAAGTTAAAACACAGGGCTACGAAAGTAATACTTCGATTGAAATTACACATGATGACAACATAGCTTCGGCTATAATTGGTTCGGGTGATCCGGGTGGTAATGTAGTGCGTATTAAACAGAATTCTGGAGTGTTACGCAGATGAGATTAATTGCACTTGTTATGTTATTCATATGTAATAATGCTCTGGCCCAGTTGGGGTTTGAGTCTGGCAATTTAACTGGCTGGACCGCAAGCGGCGGTGATGTTACAGTATTGGGCACTACCAGTGTCAGTCCCGGTGGCGGAAAGAATTGGACAGTGAATCCTTATGGTACAAAGATGGGTCGTCTTCAACCCACAGGCAGTGTGCAGTTCAATACGGCCACTACTCAGTTAGGATTAACTTCAGTAGAAAATACAGCCATAAGAAACTACTTAACATTTCAAAGTCAAAATGGAGGTGGTGGTAATGCTACTCCTACTAATGCTTCTTGGATCAAACGAGAAATATCTCTACAAGCAGGAACCACATATACATTTGGTTGGAATTATTTAAGTACGGACTATACACCCTTTAATGACGGCAGTATGATGACTCTGACACATGCTACCAATGGTGGTATTACTCCTAACTTAAACAACAGTCAACAACGCTATGCTCTACTGGGATTTACTAATCCTGGTACAGGTAACTATGCTACAGGTTCTTATGGTTCAACTGGGTGGCAACAGGCTCGCTTTACAGTGCCAGAAACTGGTACGTACATATTAGGATTTGCCTCATTTAATCTTGGTGATACAGCACTAAGCCCGATGTTGTTTATAGATGAAATTCAGGGCACTACTGCATTGAATGGGCAGACATTTGGTGCTGTGGCTCCTAATGCCGGGTCTACTGCTCCACCTGCAGAACCAGTTGCTCCTAGTTTATGTTGTGGCGGTAGTTCAGCCGCCTTTTCTATAGACGTTGAAAAATCAGCTTCTATGCAGGCCTTTATCAATAGGACAACACAGGACAGTCAGGTGTACATTGAACAGATAGGCAACAACAATACCATTGTGGTAAATCAAACCGGCACAAGAAATAACTATGTTGACTACTACGGAAATGGTAGTTCAAATACAGTTGATATAACCCAATCTGGTACAGCGTCAACTGTTGCAAACTATACCGATTTAAATATTCTCGGTAACAATAATAACGTTGATGTTATCCAGCAGAGTACAGGCGGCGCCAAGGGTGTATACGCGACAGTTAACAATAATGCTAATACAGTCTCGGTCTTGCAGAAAGACGCAGGCAATCACCACTTAGATTTGACAGTAAGTGGCGGTAATAAGACAGTAGACATAACTCAACAGGGCAGTGCTGCACACATGGCTGACATTACTCTAAGTGGAGCAGGTGCTAGAAGTTTAAACTTAAATCAGCAAGGTACAGTGCAACAGTTTTACAGTATTAATAGTAGTTGCGCTAGTGCCTGTCAGGCAATAACTGTAATACAAGGGCAATAACAGCAGAATCGATACTGTAACGGTATTAATAACTGTTGTATTTTTACAACAATGTTATCAAAAAACAACAAAAGGTTGACACATCATTATAAATACTATACACTGATAGTATAACATATTAGTGTTATCCAATAAAAGGAGAAGTATCGTAATGAAGAAATTATTATTAGCAACATTATTAGCAAGTATGTATTCAACTGCTCACGCTGGCATTCAAATTCCAGCTGGTGATTGGACACTAGACATCGGTGGCGTTGTAAACGCTTACTACACAAACACACGCGGCACAGGCAGTGCAGTAGTTGGTGGTCTAGGTGGACCTAATGCTACAGGTCAACGTAACGAATCAAATATCACAACTGGTTTATTACCAAACGTATTATCAGTTTCTGGTAAGTCACGTCAAAATGATCTAGACATCGGTTTTACAATTGCTATCAATCCGGGTGCTTCTACAACACAAGCCGGTATTCAAACAGCTAACCAAGAAAATCGTCAAGCATTCTTAACCATCGGTGATAAATCATGGGGTAGTGTAAAACTAGGTAAAGATTTAGGTATCTACGCTTCTGATGCAATCCTTAACGACATGACATTGCTGGGTGTTGGTGCAGGCGCTGGTGCACTAGCTGGTAACACAACAACGTTAGGTCGTATTGGGACTGGTTATATGTACGCTGACTGGAAATCACAAGTTGCCTACACATCACCAAACTTCGACGGCTTCCAATTCACTGCTGGTGTAACACAAGCATGGAATGCTCAAACAGCTGACTTAAATGCAGTAACAGCAGGTGTACAAGCTGCTTCAGCTACTTCAACAGGACGTGGCGGCGCTCAACCAGCATTCGAAGGTAAAGTATCTTACTCACTAGCAGGCCCTATTGCTGCTAAAGTTTGGTCAAGTGCTATTTCACAAAAAGTTGAAGGCCTATCTGGTGCTAACGCCGACAGCCGTGCTTATGCATGGGACGTTGGTACAAACTTGTCTGCTGGTCCATACGGGTTAACTGCTTACTACTTTGATGGTAAAGGTATTGGCCGTTCACTACAATTACTAGACGGCTTTGATGCTACAGGTAAACGTCGTGATTCAAATGGCGGCTACGTGCAAGGTACATACACATTGCCTACTGCTACCAAACTTGGTCTAAGTTATGGTCAAAGTAAATTAGATCGTAACAGTGGCGAAACAGCTACAGCTTTAGTTTCGAAAAACGAAATGTGGACTGTTGGTGCTTATCACCCACTCACAAAACACGTGAACTTAGTTGCTGAATACTCAGACGTTAAATCAGAAGCACAAAACGGTGCAGAAGGTAAATCACGTTCAGTATCAGCAGGTGCTATCTTATTCTTCTAAGATTTACTTCTTAGTCTAATAATTAAAAAGCCCCTTAACTGGGGCTTTTTTAATCTATATGTAATCTAAATTGTAATCTTTTATTTTAACAATTAGTGTAAATAGTACACAAGGAGGACATCATGATGAAACAGAGTAAATTACTCACTAAGTTATATCGTGCTTGTCTCGACCATGATACAGAAACCATTGTTAAACTTAAGAAAAAAGAGTTTACGAAGATACTGAAACACAAGGCCGAAGGTAAGCCGTTCAATGGTAAGTGGTCAGTGGTTAGGATCTAACTACTTCAAAACAATAAACCCGCTGAGGCGGGTTTTATTTTGGCTATGTGTATTAAAAATTTAATCTATTTGTAACATTACTGTAATCTTTGTGTGTTTAAATAATATATATAAGGGGAATATTAATGACCATACAACAAGTTAAATCAATAATGTATTATGTAGTAATAGCATTTGCACTATCAATGGCAGGATTAAAACAAGCTCACGCAGACAGTACCACAGACATTGTTAATGCACTGGTTATGAAAGGTGTACTTACAGAAGAAGAAGGCGCACTGCTAAACAAAGGCCATACTGGTGAAATAGGCGCAGTTAAAAAAGAAAAAGATACCACTGTACATGCGGCTAGTAAAATGAACATTCGTGGCTATTTACAAGTGCGCAATACTACTATGCTTAGTGGTGACGAAGGAGTCAACCTTTGGTCAGATCGATCTGTAGGTAATAAAAACTCTCTTGCTGATCAAGACAAAAACTTTCTTATCCGTCGAGCACGTGTGATCATTTCTGGTTCAGCTGGTGAGCGTTTGGATTATTATATTCAACCTGACTTTGCTAGTACAGCAGGTACCACAGGTAACGTAGCGCAACTGCGTGATGCTTATGGTGATGTTAACTTGACCAAAGACAAAGTACACCGCGTTCGTGTTGGACAAAGTAAAGTACCATATGGCTTTGAAAACTTACAATCTTCACAAAATCGTCTAGCACTTGATCGCGCTGACGCATTTAATAGTGCAGTACGTGACGAGCGTGATTTGGGTGCGTTTTATTACTACACACCGGACAACGTTCAAAAGCTCTTTAAAGAAATTCAAGACGGCGGTTTAAAACATTCGGGTAACTACGGTATGGTTGCCTTGGGTGTTTATAATGGTCAAGGTGCTAACCAACAAGATCGTAATGACAACTACCACGTTGTGGCACGTGCTACTTACCCATGGAAAACCGAAAGCGGTCAAATCTACGAAGCTGGTGTACAAGGTTACTCGGGCAAGTATGTAAGAACAGGTAGTGCATATAGAAAAAATATGGGCAACAATGTTTACGCAACTAAAACACCAACATTAGAAGCAGGCAACACAACTGGTTTTAAAGATCAACGTGTGGGTGTAAGTTTTATGATGTACCCACAGCCATTAGGTCTACAAGGTGAGTGGAACTGGGGTAAAACTCCTGGCTTAGATACTACTGCTAGCACTGATGGTATTATCAAAGAAACTAACTTAAACGGTGGCTACATTCAAACTATGTATAAGATTGACAACTTCAAAGTGTTAGATACTAATGGTACTTTAATTCCATTTGTTAGATGGCAATACTTTGATGGTGCGTCAAAAGCAGAAACTAACTCACCGATGAACAAGGTTAACGATTGGGAGATAGGAGCTGAATGGCAAATTGCTCCAGAAGTTGAACTTGTGGCTTACTATCATATGATGAACCGTAGCAATTTAGTAACAGGAGCAACTGCTACTACAATAGCAAAACAAGACTATGCTAACTTTAAAGCAGATGCCCTACGTGTGCAATTGCAGTACAACTTCTAATAGGAAAAACTATGTTTGAGATTTTTATAGAAGCTGTAAAAGAAATTAGTGGTATATTAGCGATCATGGCGGCCATTGGCATATGGTCACTGTTCCCTTAATTAGATACAAAACAATTTGTATATCTGACTTTCACCTTGGCACTAAAGATGCTAAAGCTGAATTGCTGAATAACTTTCTCAAACATCACACCTGTGATAATCTATTCCTAATAGGTGACATCATTGATGGGTGGAAGATACAACAGAACAAGTGGGCATGGAAACAATCGCACACTAATGTTATTCGACGAATACTAGGCTACAGTAAACGAGGATGTAATGTAACCTATGTGACCGGTAACCATGACGAATTCCTCCGTCCTCTGGTACAACATCATTTTAGTCTAGGCCGTATACGTATTGTTAATCAAGCAGAGTATCGCAGTGTAGATGGAGAATTGTTTCTAATTACACACGGCGATATGTTTGATGGTATTACTAGGTTAGCACCATGGATTGGATTTTTAGGTGATAAGGCCTACGATGTAGCTTTATGGTTTAACAACTATTTTAACTACTGCAGAAGTAAGTTGGGATTTGGCTATTGGAGTCTTAGTAAGTATCTCAAACATAAAGTTAAGAAAGCAATAGACTTTGTATTTAAATTTGAAACTAATCTAACTGACTATGCGGCCAAACGTGGATACGATGGTGTAATCTGCGGACATATACATACTCCGGAAATCAAACACATGCCCAACGGTATGATCTATATGAACGATGGTGACTGGGTAGAAAGTTGTAGTGCGCTTGTTGAACACGACGATGGGCGTTGGGCTATAGTCTACTGGAATCACATAATCCAATGAGTTGGATACTATTGATACTAGTGGTAAACATAACTGACCCAAAAGATATACCGGGCAAGGTTACACTTGAATTTGCCAATGAAACGCAATGTGAAGATGCTAAACAATCATTGACCTATTGGTTAAAATTTGATACATTTAAAGTACACGCACAGTGTTTGAAAAAATAACAGATATAGCAATCTAAACTAATCGCAAGAAAATTATCGGTCTTTAATGATTTTACGTATGTTATTTAGGCCATATTGGTGTTATTATATGTATAAGTACTAGTAACAACACAACGTTGTTTTAGACTTTTATCTAGGAGAATTATTATGTGGACTACACCAGCAGCAACAGAAATGCGTTTCGGTTTTGAAGTGACTCTTTATGTAATGAATCGTTAAGATTTAACACATGATAATAAAAGCTCTTTTATAGAGCTTTTTTATTGGCTCTAGTTTCTGCTAATGTCTTTCTTATTTTTTCTCGTGTTTCTTCAGATACCGCATGCCCTTTTCGACTAGCCGCCCAATTAGCTATATGTTCTTCAGATTTTACTTTTCCCTTCATTGATGCACTTTGCTTAATAGCTGCACGTTCTAATGTACCATCAGCGCGATGTCTTTCGACTCGTTTCCTTGCGGCTGCTTTAATATTTTCAATCTGTTCTGGTGTACGCTTTCTACCTTTATTAGCCATACCTTGTTTCATCCTTAATATTTCTTCTTGCCCAATACGTCCGGACAATGCTTGCCACGCACAATAGTCTTGCCAATTGCCGTGTTGCTCGTATAATAAGCGATGCGCTTCTGCGTGAGCTTCTACAGTAAGTTCTATTAGGTTACTAGGATCGTCAGTGCCGCCTAGGTATTGAGGTAAGATGTGATGTATATGTTTCATACAGTTATTTATCATTGTTACTTCATAACCTATAAACAAAACTTATTGCGGTCATTAAAAAATACAATTAAAAAAACCTATTAATCGGGCTTTTTTTATTAAAAATTTTAATATATAATATATGTACATTAACAATTTAATAAGGAGAAGTAAATGAGTTTAATCGGTAAAGAAGTACAAGCGTTCAAAGCACAAGCATATCGTCAAGGTCAGTTTGTAGAAGTAACAGAGCAAGATTTAAAAGGCCATTGGTCAGTGGTGTTTTTCTATCCAGCAGACTTTACATTTGTCTGCCCAACAGAGCTAGCAGACTTGCAAGACGTATACGCTAGTGACTTTAAAGCATTAGGTGTAGAAGTATACAGCGTAAGCACAGACACACACTTTGTACACAAAGCATGGGCAGATGCTACAGACACAATCCGTAACATCACATATACAATGATTGGTGATCCTAATCATCAGCTAAGTGAACAGTTTGGTGTGCTTATTCCTTTAGAAGGCCTGGCTGACCGTGGTACATTTGTTATTGACCCAGATGGCGTAGTACAGATTATTGAGATTAATCCAGGTGGTGTTGGTCGTGATGCAAAAGAACTATTACGTAAAGTTAAAGCGGCAAAATACACACGTGAACATCCGGGTGAAGTATGCCCGGCTAAATGGCAAGAAGGTAGTGCTACACTAGCACCAAGTTTGGACCTAGTTGGTAAACTATAAAAACAAAAAGCCCCAATTAAGGGGCTTTTTATTACTGCGCTAACACCCATTTAACAAGTGTTTTAATATCTTCGTCTTTAACCTGTGGACTGTGTGCTGGCATAGGCATGGGACCCCATACTCCGCTACCACCCTTCTTAACCTTGTCTACTAATTTTGCTTCGACGTCTTGACCTTTGTATTTCTTAGCAACATCTTGATATGATGGTCCTATGATTTTACGATCAACTGCGTGACATGCCAGACAACCACTTTTTTGTGCTAGTGCTTGATTAGCATTTGCTGTAATACAACTACCTAATAATAATACTGTTAAGATTAATTTCATATAAACCTTTCATAAAAGTTGGACTTGCATAGTATTTAACACTTAAAATATATTTGATTAAATTTCTCTTGACTTCATGAAACAGTCATGCCTACTGCTTATAAATTTTTCTTATTGTCGCCATTTAAAAATACAATTAAAAAGCCAACTAAGTGGGCTTTCTCTTGACTTTTATTTCTAACGACTGTATAATAGTTGTACTATTAAACAATATAAGGAACAGCAATGAGTTACATCGATAAATTAGGCACAGAAATTGACGTAGATCGGGCATTGGTTAATGTAGGGGGTAATAGATTTGAAATGATTTTAATTGCCGCTACACGAGCACGTGAGATTGAGTCTACTAGACGTATTGCACAGAATGCTGATTCAAACCTAAAATACCGTAATCGTACTGTTAGTGCTGCACTGCAAGAACTTGAAGAGGGTAAGATTGGCCGAGAATATTTAGATCGATTACGTCAAAGCAGATAATAAATAATCTTATGCTTAAAAAAATCTTACTCTCACCTTGGACTGCGGTCCTAACCCTAGCACTGATTGTCGGTATTACTATTACTGGTCCTACGTTTGTAGAAAGCGTTAAATTACGATATTTTGATCAGCTTATTACCAGTCAACCCCCGGTAGAAAATAATATCTACACTGTAAACATAGATGAAGCCACTCTAGACAAGTTTGGACAGTGGCCATTCAAACGTGATGTTTACGCAGACCTGATCAGCGACCTGTATAGTCATAATGCTGGTCTGGTTGTTTGGACTGTTATGATGCCAGAGACTGATCGACAAGGTGGTGATGCTTACCTTGCTGAAGCATTAACAGACTTTCCTGTTATCTTAACCAACATGCCCGGCCAAGCAACTAAGAATATTCCACGTAAGCCAGGTAGTGCTGTTATTGGCTCAGAGTACATTGACACTATTGTACAATATCCAGGCATCATTGCTAACATTCCTAGTTTAGAGCAGAATGCTGTTGGTGTTGGTATTGCTAACACATTTCCAGAAATAGACGGGGTTAACCGTAGACTGCCATTGTTTGTGGGCTACGACAATAATGTATATCCTAGTATACCATTAGAAGTTCTGCGAGTCTTAGTCAACACTAATACTTTCCAAGTTAAGTTAAATGCGCAAGGTGTAGAGAAGATGCGTATTCCTGGCTTTAATCCTATCAGTACAGACAGTCAAGGACGTATCTGGGTAGACTGGAGTCAGACTAATCGTCAAGTATCGGCAGTTGATTTGCCCGACGATTTTGGTGGCAATATTGTTATTGTGGGCACTACAGCCGCAGGTACTAATAATCCTGTAGCAACAAGTAAAGGTAACGTGTGGCCTCAAGATATGCAGGCCGCTGTAATTGGCACATTAGCCAACAATGTAAACATTGAACGTCCCGATTGGGCACCTGGTGCTGAACTGTTGGCACTTATCGCTATCAGTTTGATCATCTTGTTCTTAAGCCGTTGGGTCTATGTAGGACTTGGTGTAGGTATTGTATTAACTGCTAGTTTAATTCCTGCTAGTATGTACCTGTTCTCGCACTACAAATTTTTAATTGATGCTATTGTACCAACGGCAGGCATAGTTCTAGTTATGCTACATGCTTACGGCGTTAAGTTTGTATCAGAGTTCCTACAGAAACAACAGATCAAGAAACAATTTGGTAGTTATGTTAACCCTACTATTGTTGAACGCTTGCAAAAGAATCCAGACTTAATTAAGTTAGGTGGTGAACGTCGAGAGTTATCAATTGTTATGACTGACCTACGTGGCTTTACTACACTCGGTGAAAGTTTTGGAGATGATGTAGAAGGTCTCACACAGATCATGAACGACTACATGACAGCACTGAGTATTCCTGTACTTAAGAACGACGGTACTCTGATTAAGTTCATTGGTGATGCGTCACTACACGTACACGGTGCTCCATTAGATGATGCTAATCACGCCAAGACTGCTGTACAGACAGCACTTGAAATGATCAAAGCCATTGAGGACTTTAACGTAGAACTTGTAGCCAGTGGTCGTCCGCCAGTTGGTATGGGTGCGGGTGTCAACACTGGTGAAACCTTAATTGGTAACATTGGTGCTAAGAGCAAGTTTGGCTATGACGTATTAGGTGACAGTGTAAGTACAGCGGCTCGACTAGAAGGACAGACTAAATCATATGGTGTCCTACTAATCATTGGTCCTAAAACTGCTGAGTATTGTAAAGATGCATTTCCTGTAGTATGGCTAGATAACATTGCTGTTAAAGGTAAAACAATTGGTCTTGACATTTATACAGTTGGTCGTACTAATCTGTATATGCACGAAGAGTATCGCAAAGAATATACTCGAGGTTCGTGGGGCAAGGCTATTGTATGGGCTAAAAAATTAGTCAACAACGATGATGTTGATATTAAACATTATTATGAACTAATGATTGAGCGTATGGAACAGGGTGTTCCTGCAAATTTTGATGGAACATATCATGCTACGAGCAAGTAGTTTCATCATACTGCTACTATTCTGCACCGCAGTAGTAGCAAAGCCTATTACTGCTAAAAGTTTTTTAGTAGCAGATAACACAGGCGAAGTTATACTAGAAAAGAATGCTGATCGTGTACAGCCTATTGCCAGCATTACTAAACTAATGACAGTGATGGTGGTGTTAGATGCCAACCAAAACTTAGATGAAATGATCACACTTGATCGTAGAATGGTTAATAAGTATCACACTCGGTTACCGCGCAGCGTTAAACAGCTGACTCGTGGTGAATTAATTGATCTTGCTATTGTCAAGAGTGATAACTTTGCCGCATATACATTAGGCGCAAATTATCCGGGTGGTCTAGCTCGTTGTATAGCTGAAATGAATCATATTGCGTTTGTATTAGGCATGACAAGTACCACATTTGCCGACCCTACAGGATTAGACGCAGGCAATGTGAGTAATGCCCGTGATTTAGGTAAATTAGTCCTAGCCGCAAACGAATATACAGAGATTACCGAAGCTAGTGGTAAACCTAATGTAAGTATCAAAGTTAAACGTCGTTGGTGGCAATTTGGCAACACCAATCCAATGGTTAGAAATAGTAATGATGTAAGAGTAAGTAAAACAGGTTATATAAATGAAAGTGGCGGTTGTGTGGTTATGCTACTTGATACTGAGTTAGGACAACGTGTGATTGTGTTGCTTGGTAGTAAAAATACTCGTACACGTTTTCCAGAAGCACAAAAAATCGCTGTAACAGTTAGCAACAGCGATATTAATGTTGATTAGTCACTGCCACCACTTGCAGTTTTATCGTCTTCATTCTTTAAATGTGCTTTATTAATTTCTTTCTCGGCTTCTACACGTTCAAATTCAATTGTCTTACCACGTAGATGTAACACAGTGTTTACTTTTTGATTCAAACGTATTAAATCGTTGTCTAACATACGTATGCGATCAATCAAGGCAATAAGCACAGTATTTGCGTCTGAAATGACTGGTTTTACCTCTTTTGTGGCCCATTCGAATACGAATTTGATGATGAATCCCATGCCCACTGCCATAACAATGGGAAAGCCATATTTGTTTACTAAATCTACTACATCCATAATAAAATCCCTTGTAACATTAAGAATATGCCTGCACCTGCCATAAAAAAGCTACCCCAGAACAAAGCCATACTAACACTTAAGATACTTGCTGACAATAATACAATGCTTAGTTGATATGCTGTTGAAGCATAACCTACCCAAGGTAATTGTTGTTTATAATGATCACGATCTGCTTCTAATGCCTTGGCCTGTTTGAATAGTGCTGGTTTGCCTTCTTCACCTAGTTCATAACTTGCAGCTTTATCAGTAAACTTTTTAGCTTTAGCAGGATCTGTAATTTGTTGTGCGGCTAGCTCATACTGTGTTTGCTTAATACTTTTAGCTTGATAAAAAGCCCAGATGTCGTTGGCCTGTATAGTGTTGTTCATTACCTTGCTATTAAGACTGCCTTGTAGCCACATGTTGAATGCTAACAATGCCGCAAAGATATTAATTACTAGACCAGCTTTACTTTTAATAAGTTTTTCTGTAGCTGAAACGTCCTCTTCAACTACGTCTTTCTTCTGACGTGTTACCATTTTAATTACTGTATCATGTAAAGCCATTATCCATTGTCCCCATTTTTCCAACGCTCTAAGATTTCGGCATAGCGTGTAATGCTGTGATTGGTAAAGAAGTTGATTTCTCGACGTTTAAGTCCTACTAAGAATCCACGCCACACGTCTTTAGTTACCTGCCACGCTGTTGGAGCACGTAAGTGACCATAGTGATTCATATAATACATACCACCAAAGTGTTTGTATGGCCAAGGTGGAACACGTGCTACGATATCGGCATTGTTAACAAAGCGGAAATGTAGTACACCTGTTGCTTCAATTTTGTTAATATAATTTTTAGTGCCAACTTTTGGACTACCAAAGGTAAACAAAGCCTGTGGACTAGGGCAATCTTCTGAATACTGTAGACGATAAGCAACTAATGTGGCCATTGCGGCTCCTAGACTGTGCCCTGTACACCATACTGTACGTGTCTTACCGTGATCATCGGCAAGATCTTTTAGTTCGGGCCAAATGTTATCTACACTTTCTTTAAATCCACGATGGATCCATTTTACACCTGAGTTGCTTTTTACTGGACGGGCTTTTAAGTCACTGGCAATATCAGCAAACTCTGTAGGCTGTGTGCCACGGCAGGCAATAACTAAGTCAGTTTTGTTTTCTAACCAATATGCTTGACTACCTTTAACATCTATTAGGGTTGATTTAAACCCAAGTTCTTTAAATGCCGCTCGACCTTCCTTTTCATCTAAGTAAGCAAGTTCACTAATCTTAGCAAACAACCAAGCCTGCTCAGTAAACGGGCGCATGTTTATTGCAGACATAATACTACTCCTATTATTAATCCAACAAATACTCCAAAAGCAAATGCTTTAATTATATCAGTGTCATTCCAGATAGATTGTTTCTTAAGCCATTCTTGTGTGTGCTTTGGTTGTTGCTCCAACCATTCCTGATGAGGTAGTTTAAACATTAATCTCTCCGAGCATCTGTTTTTCCGTCGGCTCTGGCTATTCTTTCAAGGTCGGGGCGTAGTCCTAGTGCTGAACTAACTTGTGTGTCTATTCTGATAATTTCATGATTCATTGTTTTAACGCGATTGTCTAATGCTGTGATGATACCGGCCATGCCTTTGATACTACCTAGTACACCTTGTAGTAGTAATTTGATTGTTAGGTAAACAAAATAGCCGCCTGCTAATGCTACTGCGATAGGAAACCCTAGGTCTCCGATGATTTTGAATATGTCGCCCACAGTCTACTCCTTGAATTATTATACAAGTATTTATAGGAGTTTAAATAAATTAGTTAGTCAACACGTGATGAATATCTTCGTAGGCTACAGTGCTGTCATCGTAGTCTATTTCTTTGAACAAAGCCTTACAATTATCTAACAATTCTCTAGTTATAATATGCTTAAATTCACCGTAGAAATGATGAAAATTGTACTCTACGATTGGCGCTATAGCCTCTATAACCTGTTGTTTTTCTTCTGCTGTTAATGCACAATACCAGGCTAACTGTTTGACTACTGCTTCTGTACGTTGGTCTGGATCTTGTATAAGATCATAACTTTCGTCAATGATACTGTCAAAGGTCTTGAATCCGTAGCTTTTCAAGTAGGCTAAATTGCCCGGTGCGGCCAGTAACATGAACGGCTGTTTCATTGCAATAGGTTTGAATATCTTTTCTGTTAGGTGTAGTTTGTCATAGTAAAACACAGTTTCTGTAACTATATGCCAAAAACTGTTGTCAGCACAGCGAGGAATATCTGCACTGGCTCCCCCTAATACATTTTCTTTATCAATGATAAAAGGTGTGCTAGGCAGGTGTAGTTTAATGTGTTCGACAGCCTTAGCTGATAGTTTAGTGTAAGGATTAGTAATTTCTTCTTGCCAACTGGCCTGTTCTGTAGTTAGGCCAAAGCTGACTTGGCCGTGTTCTAATAGCATTTCTGCGGCTAATTGGCTAACAAAGTAGCAACGATAGCTACGATCATTTGATACCAATCGATTAAATGTTATATAATCATATGTATATTTTTTAACGATCTGCTTGTTATAGTTTAGAGCATAGAACCCACGATACCAATCTAATGCTGCGAAACCGTGCCAAAAGTAATACAATTTTGGTAACGAACGGCTAATACATAAGTTATCAACTAACGAGGATTTTTCACTTGTTGCTAGAATATCCAGTCCCCTGGGGTTTGCAATGTTAAGCAAGGCAGTCGCAAACGGTTCTATCACAGGTTCTTGATCATACAAAAATATTTTTTTGAAGTCAACAGAGTAGTTAAATACATGTATATCAAATTCATTGTAATCCTTTACATCACCGGATGGATACACACCGTTTGGTAAGGTATAAAGAGCTAATTTTTTAAAAATAGTTCTATTTAAAAATTCGTAAGCATGATTAATTTGGAGCATTAATGTCGTCTCAATTAAAAAAAGTAGGATTCATCGGAATCGGTAAACTCGGGCTAGCCTGCGCAGAAGTAATGTCTACTCACTATGACGTTACTGGCTATGATATTTACCCACGAGTCAGTGATAAGATCACAATATCTGATACGCTAGAATCAGCAGTTCGAAACAAAGATATTGTGTTTGTAGCAGTACAAACACCGCACGACCCAATTTATGATGGGTCACAACCAATTACACATTTGCCTAATAAAGATTTCGATTACACTATCGTACGTCAAGTGCTGGCAGATATCAACCAATATGCTACACCGGATCAGCTTGTGGTGTTAATTAGTACAGTGCTTCCTGGCACAACACGTCGTGACCTACGCCAACATATTACCAATGCACGTTTTATCTACAATCCATATCTTATCGCCATGGGCAGTGTTGAATGGGATATGGTCAACCCAGAAATGATTATTGTCGGCACTGAAGATGGTAGTCTAACTGGTGATGCACAGTTATTGCGTGACTTCTACGCACCCCTTATGGAAAACGATCCGCGCTACGCTATTGGCACTTGGGACGAAGCAGAAGCTATCAAAATTTTCTACAATACATTTATCAGTACCAAAGTCGGACTGGTAAACATGATACAAGATGTTGCAGTAAAAAGTGGTAACATTAATGTTGATGTTGTTACAGATGCACTATCAAATGCAACTATGCGTATTGTCAGTAAAAAGTACCTAACAGCAGGCATGGGTGATGCAGGACCTTGCCATCCACGTGACAACATTGCCCTGCGTTGGCTAGCTGAGAATTTAGATTTGGGCTACGACATATTTGACACAGTCATGCACGCTCGTGAAAAGCAAGCAGAGAATCTTGCTGTGTACCTTAAAAATCTGAGTAATGAACATAGTCTGCCGATTGTTATACACGGAAAAGCCTACAAGCCCGACGTGGATTATCTAGATGGTAGTTACAGTTTGCTAATCGGACATTACCTTAAAGAATTAGGTGCAGAGTTCAGCTACAGCGATCCGTTAACAGGAGATTTAATTTATGATGGTACTGATGCAGTAGTATTGCTAGCACATAACAGACAAATTACTTATGGATACACAGGTGAGCAGACAGTGCAACAATTATATTTTGTGCCGGGCCCGCAGAGTGTGATCTTAGATCCTTGGCGTAAATTTGAAAACTCTAACTATAAAGTTATACATTACGGAAACACCCGATTACATGATAATTAATCCGTTTTGGGACGATGAATATAAACAGCTAGACTACGTTCAAGAACCATTTAACAATACTGACGATACTCGACAGTGGCTAGCCCAGGGATACAGTCCTAAGTTTACTGGTGCTATGTGCGATATGCGTAAACAGCAACCCAGTTGGAATCACAAGTTTGTAGAACATTTTATCACGTTAGGATGGAAAGACATCGGCACCAGCTACTATCGTATGGACACTGGCACTGTATTGCCCACTCATCAAGACACCTACAAAAGATATGTTGAAGTATACAATCTGCAGGAGCAAGAGCATGCAATTCGTAGAGCCGTTGTATTTTTAGAACCCTGGGCTAGTGGACACTACTTAGAATTAGATGGTAACCCTGTAGTAGAGTGGCCTCGAGGATTTTGTGTTATCTGGCCTTATGATACACCACACATGGCAGCCAATTTAGGATTAACGCCAAGATATACACTACAAGTTACAGGACACGTATGAAAATAAACAGTAATAACGAATGGGGCAAATTAAAAAGCGTAGTAGTTGGTTCAGCTACTAATGCTAACTGGCCCTCAAATGATCCAGTGTTTGCCAAAGAGGGAGAAAAAACTCTATGGAAGGAAACTCCTGTACCTAGTGGTGCAGTCCCCCAACATATCATAGATGAAGCCAACGAGGATCTACAGGATCTAGCTGATGTATTAACTAAACTAGGTATAACTGTATATCGCCCGCATGACTTAGATTTTGTAGCTCGCAAAGGTATGTATAACTATTGCCCTCGTGATAGATTACTAATAGCAGGTGACCGTGTCATTGATCCTGCAATGATGTATCCTTGTAGAGATCAAGAAATTGAAGCATTAGATTTTGTCTTAGACTATGCTGGCAGTGTACATCATATGCCACGCGGGCAGGGCATGGTTATGGATGCGGCTAATGTGTCACGATTAGGCCGCACTTGGCTGTACTTGTTAAGCGACAGTGGTAATCAACCAGCGGCCGATTGGCTACAACAGCAACTACCAGACATTACTATTGAGACCTGCAATTTCTACAGCGGAGTACACATTGACAGCACTATTACTCCTTTACGAGAAGGCTTTGTGGCATTAAATGCCAGCAGAGTAACACCTCAAAATTGCCCACGTGCATTTGATGGTTGGACTAAGCTATGGGTTGCTGATGTAGAAGCTCAAGACTTTTATCAATATCCTTACGCTAGCAAATGGATTGGAATGAATATGTTAAGTGTAGATCCTAATACAGTTATTGTTGATCGACAACAGTATAAACTCATTGAAGATTTAGAGCGTGCAGGATTTACTACCATACCCTTACAGATGCGCCATGCTAGAACACTTGGCGGTGGATTCCACTGTGTTACCTTAGACTTAATTAGAGAATAACAGCTAAATATCTGTAACACATGGAAATAATATGCCTTACAGTTATGAAACTTATACAAATATATCAGTTAATGCGTTAGATTTCAATCCAAAGCGACAAGATATTATAGCGAAAAAGCAAGAAATTATTAGCTCTATATCTCAACACTATAACATCGATTCCAACAGTATTCTATTTGTGGGCTTTAGTGGATTAATCCTAGGCGTTACGAACAAACAAATATTTGTTACAGAAGTGAACGAAGAAACTAAAGAATATCTTAATAAACAAGGTATCAAATATACTTTGATAAATTTTGCAGACTTGGCACAATACAAAAAACAATTTAGTTGGGTAGTTGCTGGTGATGAATATTTTACCTTTGCTAAAACTGAAGATGAACAGCGTCAATCTATAGAATTATTAGCAAGTTTAGCTAAAGATCTTATTGTTACAACCTTACGCGATTATAAGAATCAAGATTTCAAAGATCGAGAATTCAGTCAACCGTTGGTAGTACACAATCACAATGAACATAAGATATTCTTAGAATATCATAACTATGATTATAATGACAGAAATGCATGGACTACCATAGTCTACGAACTGCAGGGAAATGTTAGTAAAATGTACGGCCCGTTTAATCGTCGCGCTATGTTTTTTAAACAAATGGCTAAATTTAGCATAGACGCAGGTGCTAAGAATTTTTTAGTACACAAGAATTTAATGTATAAAAGTCTCATTAGAAAAAATTATGAGCATGTAATATCAATTAGTTTTTAATTTACACTCGAGAATAATATGGATATCAATCAACAACTGCAGCCAATCGTGGCTGCATTATTGGAATCGCTCAAAGCAGATTTAGAACAAAGTTTACAGCGCCAATTAAGTCAACTTGAAATTAAACCTCTTATTGATAAGATAGTTGAATCTAAGGTAAATAGCCTAATCCAACTGCAGTCATTTCCAGAACGCAGCATTCTGCATTCTAGCATAAATTTTAGCGGGCTAAAACTTACTGGAGATCAAGTTAGTGGCGGCATAATTGAAAAGTTTGGCAGCACCGGCATAGAAGATCTTGCCACAAGTGTCCAAATGACCATTATGGATCATGCTACTGCATTTGAAGGGGCACTTTGGGCACCTGAAGCCACTATCAAAGGAAAATTAGTTGTTGAAGGGGATTTAATAATCAACGGTGATATTCCCTCTGATTCACCTGCTTTTAAAAAATTAGTTATAACTACAGAAAAAACTGTACGCGATAATCTTAATACAGAATTCTTCCAAGGATTTACAGATACTGTCTTCAGCCGCATACAAACAGAAGGACTTGATCTAGATAAAATTACGCAAGGCGGCAAAGAAGTAGTCAAGGGCAATCAACTTGGCTATCATATCGTTGATACTAATATTCAAAAATTAGGCGTTGTTCGTGATTTTCAATCCTCCGGCGAAAATCTACTCAGTGAAACATTGTATGTAACCAAAGGACGTGTGGGAGTTAACACTTTAGACCCTAGTGCTGCGCTGGCAGTTTGGGATGAAGAAGTTGAAATTGTTGCTAACAAGAGAGGACGGGATCGTGGATATATAGGATTACCTCGTAGGCAAGAACTGGTAATTGGAGTAAACAGCAAAGATAATATTGTGTGTGATGTCGACGGTGGTGTTAGAGTTAATAGTATAACCGTTGGCGAAACGTTGATGAGTTCAGTTAAGAAAGTTCCTAATATCGAAGGAGTCCGTGGTCAAATAGCATGGAATGAGTTTCCCGACGTTGGATCACCTATAGGATGGGTTTGCCTAGGCGGACATCGCTGGGCCAAGTTTGGTATTATAGAATAATCACTTGACAAAATAATAGTTTGGTAGTATAATAGCTTTATGAATACTACAAAACGCATTGGCTTTGCCTGCAAGTGGATCGATAGCCCAGATCAGGTTCTTGGTATTAAACCCACAGATGATGCTAAACAGTATAACACTGGCAGTACAACAGTAGCATGGCTTAACCGCCAAACTAAGGAAGTTGCCGAAGAAAAACTATGGGACCTAATGGTAGGTAACATAGAATCAACACGTAAGTTAATAGAACGAATTGGAACATTAAATGGCAACCTTAGGATGGTTCGTATCAGCTCTGATATATTACCAGTATACACTCAGTCTGATTGGAGTTATTTTTGGCGCAAGCCTGATGTCATTAGTTATTGCGAGCAGGCCCTGGGTAAGGTGGGTGAGCTTGCTCGTAGGCTTGATGTGCGCTTATCTTTTCACCCTGGTCAATTCACAGTACTTGCAAGTGATAATGACGACATTGTTCACAGAAGTATAGAAGAATTTGAGTACCATGCGGACATGATCCGTTGGATGGGCTATGGTCAACGATTCCAAGACTTTAAATGCAACGTACACATCGCAGGTCGACGTGGCGCACAGGGCATACGCGATGTATACCCCCGACTAAGTGTCGAAGCACGAAATACCTTAACTATCGAAAATGAGGAAATGAAGCATGGCCTGGACGACTGTCTTGTTCTTAGCGATCATGGTATTCCTATTGTGCTCGATGTCCATCACCATTTTGTTCGTGAGGGGGAATATATCAACGCTACGGACTCGCGTATCCAACGCATTCTGGATGCTTGGCGTGGCGTCCGTCCTGTTGTACATTATAGCATTAGTCGTGAAGATTATCTCGTTGATCATGATGTTGAGGTAAAACCTGATTATAATTTATTATTAGAACAGGGCTACAAGAAAAGCAAACTGCGAGCACACAGTGACTTCTATTGGAACACTGCAGTTAACGACTGGGCATTGGAACATCTAGCATGGGCAGATATCATGTGCGAGAGCAAGGGTAAAAATCTAGCAAGTTTTAGTTTACATCAACGTGCAATTGATTTAGGAATATTATGATGGGTACAGGGTACACTGATTATTGGGGAAGTATGTGGGACAGCAATTGGCAATGGGTAACAAAGTTTGCTTGGTTGCCTGCTAAGATGGATAGTGGTGTAAGCGTTTGGTGGAAGAAATATTATCACGGCGTTAGATTTATCCACGGACCAGCTGGAGAAGATCCAGTGGTATTAAATCAATATATGACTGATGAAGAGTTCATTTGGTACAAATTAACATCGTAAAAAAAGCACCGCAAGGTGCTTTTTGTTGAGCTAATACTATTTCTTTTTAGGTGCTGGCGTTTGTGATTTTACTTTGGCAACCTGTGCTGGTTTAACTGTATTGTTACTACCTTTAGTTTTACCTTCGGTGACTAATGCTGGTTTAACTTTGTTGCCACGATATGGGCGACGTTTTTTATTAGCCGGCTTAGGTGACGTAGCTTCCCTAACTGTTTCTTTTGGCGTGTAGGCATCTGCAGATCCAAAGCCAAATAAGTTTTTGATAAATTTAATCATTGATAAATCTCCTTGTACTGTATTTAAGGCCGGTTGTTGCTGGTGATAAAATTTCTAAGAGAGTCTCCTAACATGCCCATCCAATCGGTTTCTAATATCACTCGTCTGTTATGTTCTGTAATAGGTTTAACTTTGGCCAATATATCAGCCTGCGGTTGTTTGAATAGATACTTCATTTGTTCTATGGCCATAGCCCAACGTTGATTGCCGTCTGGTTCCAGATCATAACTTTCGTCGATGATCCCATCAAACGTTTGAAATCCTAGACTGCGCAAGTTACGTAGATAATATTGCCCACCTAGCATAATAAACAAACGTTCTGCTAGTATAGGCTTACATGTTTTTTCAGTAAAAAATGTATAATGATTTTCTAAATTAGTTTCAGCAATTACAGTATAAGCAGTTTCATTATAAATTTGAATAGGTACAACCTGACTTAGGCTCATAGGCTGACCATAATAGTTCACTGTAGTAACAGTCCAATTAAACTCTTCGTTGGGCGCAACTAATCCGGGCTCGTCAAGTATGAACCCATCATCTCCGTGTGCCTTAATCGATTTAGTCCAATGGTCTAATAAATAGGTCATTGTTACTTGACTATCTAAATTATTATTTTTTATATAATGATATACTCTATCTCTATGTGGTTTTGGCTGACCTAATAGTATATCAAAATATTTAGGTTTTGGTTCATATGGGGTCAATCGATCTAGAACATTACTGGTCTTATAAAACGTGCTAGTAGTAGCAAACCAGCCCATCCACGGATATGTCACTATTCCTTCAACTGATCCGCAAACAATATATCGCATCTGTGGTTGCTGAAATCTATTCATAAAATCAACAATAGGAGTATGTACTTCTAACACTAAGACTGTTATCGTTATACAGTGATCTAATAATTCTAATATTACTCTATCTATAGCATTTTCAGCGTCAGAATAGTAAGGAAAACATGCATGAAATACTGCATGTTTCTTTTCAGCAACAGATACTAGTTTAAATTCTTCCAGATCTCTATAAACTATAATCTGACTATGATTAAGTGTATTAACGTGCCACTCGGCAACATCAGTATCAGCATATACGTGTATTGAATTATTCATAACAGTATTTATTAAAAAATTTTGGTTGACATTTTGGTTAAATGACTGTATAATGTTACACATAAACTAACAACACGGAGCAAAATATGACAACTACAATTAAAACACAAGCTGATTTAGATTGGGAAATACAAGCATACGGTATGACGGAAGGTTCTGTTAAACACCTTGTGGCTACACAGGCTTTTCCAGGTACAGAGTTGATGTTTGCTGCTGGTATGTTAAGTGATGCACAACAGATCATGGACCCAGAGTTTAATAAAGATGGATGGGTAAGTCCAGAAACTGCTAACCGTGCTCGTCAATATATGAACGTTGCCAAGTACATTATGTTTAACATGATGAAAGACGAAAGGAAGGCCGCTTAATGGGCTTAGACATGTATGCTTACGTTGCCGCCAGAGAAGGGCAACAAAAAGAGTTTTGGGCCGACGGCGACTTTGATCCAGAAACTGGTGACTACGTTAACGCCAAAGTAACCAAACCAATTGAAATTGCCTATTGGCGCAAACACCCCAACTTGCATGGTTGGATGGAAGAACTTTGGCAGAGCAAGGGGTGCCCGCGCGATAACAACGACGACGAAACGTTCAATGGTATCGAGCTTGAACTGACCTGGGAAGATATTGACATGTTAGAAGAGGACATTGAGCATGGTGCTCTACCAGGTACCAGTGGGTTCTTCTTTGGTGATCCTGCAGATGATTACTATCGTGAAGATGACTTGAAGTTTATTCGAGAAGCACGTAGTCAGTTGTTCTTAGGCTTACGTGTATTTTATAATAGTTCTTGGTAAGGAGAATAGCATGGATAAAATGATTAAACAAATTAAAGGTATTGGTGAAGTTGGTATCGATACAAATGCAAGTCCGGGTGCAGGCCCCTACTATGTTAAACACTATCGCACGTGCTATGATGTCTGTGGGTTTGACTCAGTAGAGGAAGCATTAATGGAATTGGAATTTGTTGAAGACGGGGCATTGGCCTAATGGAAAATGACAGCATTAATAAGTGGCTAGAATGGATTGGTACTGCTATTCTAATTCTAGGCACTGCCGTCAATAGCCTAGGCTACTACCCACAAGGTCCGATCCTACTATGTTTTGGTGGTCTATGCTGGTTAATAGTCAGCATACGTTGGGGCAAAGCTAGCTTGATTGTGGTTAATGGTATTATGATGGCCACAGCACTTGCTGGCCTACTTTGGAAATATTTTGGTTGACATTTTGGTAAAATGACTGTATAATGCTATACATAAACTGTTAATAAGGAAGAACAAATGGCATACGTAGTCTACAACAAAGAAACAACTAAAACAATACGAGCTAAAGCATACGGTAAAGAATACTATGCTACAGAAGCCGCCGCTAAAGCGTTCTTAACACGTATGGCCAAAATGGGCTATCGTAAAGAAGATTTTGCTGTAGCAGAAATTAGTGACTTCCGTGCCAATATTGAAAAGTATGAAAATGTTACTAATTTGATGTCGGGTAAACCTGTTCGTCAAAGTGTTAACACTCCTTACTACTGTTCAGTAGCATCAGAAACTTATTGGTCATCATAAGTTATTAGGATCTATCATAATAAATGTTCCATCGGGCAAATATTTACGTTTTTTTCCTGTTTTTGAAAGGGCCATTTTAGCATTTCTTTCTGTGGAATATGGATTGATTTCACCAGAATCTATTTTCCGTTGACGAGTCAGCAACATGTTGTCTACAGCAGTTAGTGGCATTTTCCATCCTGCTTGTTTACGATGTTTTCTGTCTGTTAACGATGCCTCGCTAATTTTTTTGCGATGGTCATCACTGAATTTTCTTCCTTTAGTTTTTTTAGAAATTAATTGTTTAGTTTTATCAGTGTGAGATATTGGGGAACGAAATTTGTTACCACCGTTATGTCTATTAATCCATGTAGGGTTTTGTGATGCGTTGAGTCTACGTAAAACTTTATGTTCCCAAATCAATGCGTCATGCGACGAGTTAAATGTTTTGCGTATCTTTACATCAAACGAATCTTTGCCGTATTCTGTAATTAATTGTTTTACTCTGATTGAAGAAGAAAAATATTTAGTCCACAGATCAGATGGATTACAACCATTAGCATGTTTAATGCCATAATATTTTAGACCTGTTAGTCTATGATAGAGATAATAACTGAACGGAATAGTTGACATTTTGACTCCTTTGTAGTATTATTTATACAAATTTTATACAACTGAACATATTGGAGTATGTAAGATTTTGGTTGACATTTTGGTTAAATGAATGTATAATGTTACACATACACTAACAACACAGGAGCAATAAATGAACTTTCAAGCTATTCACAACGAAGCACAAACAGCAGCAACTAACGCTCAAAACGCTTTTCTTAAAACACACGGCGAAATGGCCTACTGTGGTTTTGCTTGGGTTAACGTGTACGTAGACCGTACTAACTCAACAGAAGCTAAAGGCTTACTTGGTGTTGGTTTTAAGAAAGACTATCGTCCTAAATGTTTGAACTTGTGGAGCCCAGGTAACTACCATGGTCAAAGTATGGATGTGTTAGAAGAAGGTGCACGTGCTTATGCGGACGTATTAACTAAATATGGCTTCCGTGCTTATGCTGGTTCACGTGCCGACTAATTAGAAGGAAAGTAAATGAAAGAACTAGACTTGCAAGACGATTTCTCGTATAATAATGAAGAAGAAGCAGAAATGGGACAACTTCATGCTATTCATAATAACATGAATGCTATTGCTAATGTTCGACGTCAATTGGCTAAACAAGCCGCAGAACCCAGTGCAGAAGAGTGTGAAGAATGCGGTGATGAGATTCCGCTAGCACGACGTCTTGCAATTCCAGGTGTGCGTCTTTGTGTTTTTTGTAAAGAGCGTCAGGAACGTCATTAAATAAAGGAGCAATATGTTATTAAGTGATTATAAAAAATTAATGTCACTATCACCAAAATCGTTTTGGGCACGGATGCGTCCAAGAGATACCAATGGTAGATTTATTTCAACAAAAGGAATTACATGTCAACTTTAGTCCCAATGGTAGTAGAACGTACAAGTCAAGGCGAACGTAGCTACGACATTTATTCACGCTTACTTAAAGATCGTATCATCATGTTGGATACTGATGTTAACGAGCATACTGCTAGTTTAATTGTAGCGCAGATGCTGTTCTTAGAAAGCGAAAGCCCAGAGAAAGACATTTTGTTTTACATCAATAGCCCGGGTGGTAGCGTAACTGCTGGCTTAGCAATTTATGATACAATGCAGTTTATTAAATGTGATGTATCAACTATTGTACTTGGACAAGCATGTTCAATGGGTAGTTTCTTAGCTCAAGCAGGAGCCGCAGGCAAGCGTATTGTATTGCCAGAAGCACGTACAATGATTCACCGTGTTAGTTCGGGTACTCCGGGCACACGTGGTTCAGTACACGTACAAGATCTACAGTTTGAAGATGCTAAACGTAGCTTTGAAGAGTCAGTGCGCATTAACAAACGCTTAACAGAACTATATGCACGTCATAACACGGCTGGCAAAACATATGATGAACTTTACGAAGCAATGAAGTTTGATACGTTCTTAAGTGCCGACGAAGCAGTAGCATATGGTCTAGCAGATGAGGTTATTACTAAACGCTAATTTTGGTTGACAAAATGGTTAAATGATTGTATAATAGGTTTGTAAGTTAATTAAACAACAGGAGATAAAAATGCCAAGATTTGAAGTTACATATAAAGTTCTTACTAATAATATTAATGAAGGTGGTGCTTGGATGAGTTCGGGTCCTAGTAACTATACCACTGTGGTAGATGCTCCTTATCAAGGTGCGGCCGAACAATTGGTTAAAAACATGAATGGTGGTGCAAATCACTGCCATGTTCAACGTGCAGTTCAAATTAACTAAGGAAAAGTAAATGGCAAAATTAACTAAGTTAGCAAAGGTAAATGACAGTTTTACTGTTTATCGTTATGACAACGGTTGGATGGTAGAAGTCAGTGGTAACGACAAAAAAGAAGATTGGAAAACTGCTAAAGTCATGTGTAATACTGAAGATGAGTTAGTGGCCCTAATCAAAGAATATAACACGATGGACCTTAATTAATAGGAGTAATTATGTTTAAAGTAACAGGTGTTTCAACTCAAGATGGTCTTACTAAAGTACGTTTTGCTAATGACTTTGTAAGCCGTGTTAAGATGTTAATTAAAGCTGGGCATACCGATATTGAGCTTATGGAACTTCCAGAAGCAATGTCTAAGGCCGATGCTGTGACCTATCTTAAAACAACTGAGTTAATGCAGAATCCTAAATTTGCAGAAGCTATTACTCTAGCAGATGAGAAATACAATCTTAACTATGCTGTTAAGTTAACCAAACCAAACTTAAGTTTGGCAGCTATTAAAGCCCGTGCTGGCATCACTAGTTAATACTAAATAGTTTTATAATCCGGGAGATTGACATGGCTAAATTCAGAGCGCATCACCCAAGAAGTATTCGTGCTACTGCACGTAGAAAGAGTAAATGAAATCTAAACAGACCAAATTTTGGTTATGGCATAAGCTAGAGTGTACCTGTCCTATTTGTGCTAAGTAATCTAGTATGCTGAGTAGCATATACTGATGTATGTTAGCTAACACATGATTTTCGGCCTCGTCTGTGTATAATTAATAGTATACACAGAGGAGAAGTTGAAATGTTAGCACGTAGTTTAGTATTCGTAGCACTATTAGCAGTAGGTGTAGCACAGGCAGATGAACAGAGCAATGTTGTTAATCAACAGCAACTAGCCAAACGTTCATATGCGGCACCTGTTAAAGATAAAGAAGTTCTCGAAGGTGCTAGTGTAACAGAAGAAGTGGCGGTTGACAAAAAACATCAAATGTTGCGTTTACACATGTTGGGTAAACTTCCTTACATGGAAAAGGCAACTGATTAAAGAAATTGTTGTATAACTCTTAAAGTAAGGCATGTTGGACGGCGGTTCGATTCCGCCCAGGTCCACCAGTAAGTACATTAATGCCACTTAATCAATATATGCGGAGTCATTCTAGATGACGACCTTCCGCGGGTTACCGTAGCGCAAACGGGTTAATGTACTTACTAATGGGCCTGACCAGGTTTCGACAGCGTGAGATAGGATAAAGGGCAACACGTGGGGTCACGTTAAATGCAAAAATCGTAAATGCAGAAAAAGCAAATACAAATGGTGTAGCAAAAGTATCTATGGGTCGTGGCTTCCGCTTCGGTTCACGTACTGATGCTGCTGTTTTAGCTTAGTCTAAAACAACCGGGGTAGGACTTACCTGGCAACAGAAATAACCAAACCCGCTTCGGCGGGTTTTTTACGACCAAAAAGAGGTTGACAATTATGCAAAATCGTGTATAATTGTATTTGTGTTTGTGATATCAAACACTTTATTTTTAATTGCAGTAATACGCATTGTTGATCAAGCGTACTTTTATATAAAGGAAATTATATGTACCATCCAAAAATCTCAGCACAATTCGGTGCGGACTTATTCAAAGTACTTGGCCCAAAAGCAAACCGTGTGCCATGGAACTCGTTGACCTTAACAGAACAAAAAGCTCGTCTAGCACGTATTCCGGAGTATGTTAATACTCGGTCGCTAGGAAAGCGTCCTACTCTTGTAGAAGTAGTAATCTTTTCACTTAATAAGTTAGTACTGATGGGTACCGACAATCCATTACTGGGCATTGATTTGCCGGAGTACAACAGCCTAGCAGATGCGGCTAAAAAACTTGAAACAAAACCACTTAACTATGATCCAACTAGTTTGCATGATATTGTAATTCTAGTTAAAAATGCTGAAAAACAACGTGACGTATTCTTGCGTCATATCTTTGGTGATATTATCTTCCGTTTTAATCCAGGGCTGGTATTACCTGGCGTTGGTCGGTTAGACAGTAACGGCCGTTTGTTTGTTAACGATGCTCAACACCGTATTTTGGCTTGTATTATATTAGGTATTGAGCAAGTGCCTATCAGCTATATTGAAAGTGATGATGAGTTTTGGGACGTAGCACAGTACGCAGCTATTAACATTCACAGCTTGGTTGCTAGTGAGTTTGACCGCTATCGTATCCGTGTGCAACGTGAGCAAGCTGCACGTGATGCAGGCATGCCTAGTGAAGCAGAAGATGCAATTAGTTATGAACTTAGCGAATTGTTTGCTAATTTAGGAGTAACTGTTACTGAAAAAACAGACAAGAGTACGGGTAGCTTTGCACTAGTACTTACTGGCATCGGTAACATGATTAATTATCGTATCAGGTATGGCCAAGATCATTTTACACGTGCTACAACATTAAATGCGCAGTTATTTCCAACTAGCAAGTTCCAAACTGCTAATACTTGGGGTATTAGTGAATTTCTTAAATACCAACGAATTGTTGAAACAGATGATGTCGTTGATTATGCGTTAATGAATGCATTACGTAAACGTTGGCAGAAAAATAACATGGGTAACCAGTTACACAAAAATATCAAAGATGCTTACAAACATCAAACTTGGAGTGATTATAATAACAGCCGTGTTCCAGAGGAAATGATTATTGCGCACGGCATTTGGCAAGTTTGTAAGAAATATGCTCCAGAAATTAATTGGACAGAACCAACTTGGCCAACTGGATTTAAACAGTTTAAACTAGCATTGGTCTAATATGAAACAGCACGATATAATCAATGAGAGCATTGTAAATCGCGAGCCTTGTACAAGTTTTGACGACAGTACGTATTATACAATCGATCTGTTTAATGAATTTTGCGAGACTCGTGATTTGAAACGTGTAGTGATATTTGGATACTATAAATCTAAGTATCGCTGGACAGATGCCGAAACAGAACTTATGTACCAAAAGGCACCAGATACTTGGACCAGTGGTACAGGAATTATTCGATTGTATGATTGGGGTCGCGGCGACAACAAAGTAGAAACCGGTTGCGAATGGGAATGGCATGAGCCGCAATTGGATCATATTGTTCCTAAATCTAGAGCCAAGGCACTTGGTTGGACTGATGCTCAAATTAACCATCCAGACAATTTTCAGGTGTTGCCTGCTTACTTAAATCGTATCTTAAGCAACTTAACCGATGAACACGCTGACGAAATATTACCGTTGATTGTTGGACAGTTTTCTAATTATAAATTAATCAAAAACAGTTGACATAAATATTTTTCTAGTATATACTAGTTGTTTCGTGCCTATAATAGGGCGGAACGAAAATTTTATTTGCTTAATAAAGGAGTAAGAAATGAAGTTAAATCCATTACACGACCGCGTCGTGGTCAAACGTACCGAACCTCAAACAACTACAAGTTCGGGCCTAATAATTCCAGATAACGTAGCAGAAAAACCAGACCAAGGTGTTGTATTAGCTGTAGGTCAAGGTCGCCGCACAGAAGAGGGCGCACTAATCCCAATGTCACTGAAAGAAAATGACCAAGTTCTATTTGGTCGTCACACAGGTGAGTTGGTAAAGATTGAAGGTCAAGAACTATTAGTAATGAAAGAGTCAGAAATTTACGCAGTTATCGAGGAGAACTAAAAATGGCAAAAGACGTACAATTTGGCGAGTCAGCTCGCAGTCAAATGATTGAAGGTGTTAACATATTAGCTAACGCAGTAAAGGTTACACTAGGTCCTAAAGGCCGTAACGTTGTTATCAGCAAGAGTTATGGTGCGCCACATATTACCAAAGACGGTGTCACAGTAGCTAAAGAAATCGAATTAAAAGATGCACTGCAGAACATGGGTGCGCAACTCTGTAAGGAAGTGGCCAGTAAGACAGCCGACCAAGCAGGTGATGGCACTACAACTGCTACAGTGTTAGCACAGGCAATTGTTAAAGAAGGTAACAAAGCTGTGGCCGCTGGTATGAATCCTATGGATCTTAAACGTGGTATCGATCAAGCAACAGCCGCAGTAGTAGCAGAACTAGCTAAGATTTCAATGCCGTGTACTACCACAGCCAGCATCGAACAAGTAGGCACTATTTCAGCTAACAGCGATAACGAAATTGGCAAGATCATTGCTGAAGCCATGGAACGAGTTGGCCGTGAAGGTGTTATCACTGTAGAAGATGCGCAAGGCTTAGCCATGGAGTTAGACGTAGTTGAAGGTATGCAGTTTGATCGGGGATATTCTTCGCCCTATTTTATTAATCAACAAGATAAACAGGCTAGCATTTTAGAAAATCCATACATTTTGTTACATGACAAAAAAATTGCTAGTATCAAAGATATTCTTCCGGTACTAGAAGCAGTGCGTACAGCTAATCGCAGTCTGTTAATTATCTGTGAAGATGTTGAAGGTGAGGCACTGGCTACGTTGGTTATCAACAACATGAAAGGTGTTATTCGTGCCTGTGCTGTAAAAGCTCCTGGGTTCGGTGATCGTCGTAAAGAAATGTTGCAGGACCTAGCTGTGCTAACTGGTGGTCAGGTTGTAACTGACGAACTAGGTATTAAACTAGAAGATGCCACAGTAGAACATCTGGGCAGTGCGGCACGTGTTGAAATTACCAAAGATAACACTATTGTTATTGATGGTGCCGGTGAAAAAACTGCTATCGAAGGTCGAGTAACAATAATTCGAGCACAGATTGAAAATTCTACCAGTGACTACGACAAAGAAAAACTACAAGAACGTGTGGCTAAATTAGCCGGCGGCGTAGCAGTTATCAAAGTTGGGGCGGCTACAGAAGTAGAAATGAAAGAGAAGAAAGATCGTGTTGATGATGCTCTACATGCTACCCGTGCCGCGGTAGAAGAAGGTATTGTTCCAGGTGGAGGTATTGCTCTAATTCGTGCTCAACAGGCAGTACAGGGATTAAAAGGTGCTAACGCTGATCAAGACGCAGGTATTGCTATTGTTCTACGTGCTATCGAAAGTCCATTGCGTAGTATTGTAGCCAATGCTGGAGGCAGTGCTGACGTAGTAATTAATGAAGTAGTAAATGGAGCTGCAAACTACGGCTTTAATGCTGCTAACGACACCTACGGTGATATGGTAGCTATGGGCGTAGTTGATCCTACTAAGGTGACTAGATGCGCACTGCAAAATGCCGCTGGTGTTGCTGGCTTGTTGTTGACCACAGACTGTGCGATTAACGAACTTCCTAAGGAAGATAAAGCTGATCAAGGCCACGGAATGCACGGCATGATGTAATTAACTGACTAGTTAATTGTTCTTAAAATAGCACCTTCGGGTGCTATTTTTTTGACCTCTATTACTTTGTTGATTTGTATAAATAACTATAAAGCAAATAGCACATTTGGGAGATATGGAACAATGGCTAACAAAAACTTCGTGGTCCACAACGGACTCACGGTCGGTGCCCTAACAATCGATGCCGCAACAGGCGATATCAATACATCCGGTAACGTAAACATCTCAGGTAGTGTTGGCGTTAGTCAGATTACAAAAAACGACAGCAGTATTTCTATCAACGACACTGGCAGTGGGTCAACAGTTTATATTGTTGTGGATGGCACGACTGAACATACAGTTGACGCAGATGGTGTTAGTTTAGCCGCAGGTAATAGATACGCCATTAACGGTACATCAGTTCTAAATGCAACCACACTTGGTGCAGCAGTGGTAAATTCAAGTTTAACCACAGTTGGTAACTTAACATCATTGAGTGTTGCAGGTGCTGCTACAGTCTTTGGCAACCTAACAGTACAAGGTCTAACTACTCTCAACGGTGGGACACTAACCCTTGGTGATACTGATACTGATAATGTTGTATTTGGTGCTGATATTAATAGTAGTATTATTCCAAACACGGATGCAACTTATCATTTAGGCAGCTCGGGACAGAAATGGGCCAATGTGTTTGCTACTAATCTAACAGGCACAATTCAAACAGCAAGTCAAACAAATATTACCACAGTTGGTAACTTAACATCATTAAGTGTTGCTGGTGATGCAACAGTACAAGGTAATTTAACTGTACATGGTTTAAGCACACTCAACGGTGGCACACTAACACTTGGTGATAGTAATACAGATAATGTTGTATTTGGTGCAGATGTAAACAGCAATGTTATTCCGAATACAGATTCAACTTATCAGTTAGGTAGCGCCGATCAGAAATGGGCTGAAGTCTATGCAACTAATTTAACTGGTAATATACAAACTGCAAGTCAAACAGCAATTACCGCCGTGGGCACATTAACAGCACTTGCAGTTACAGGAAATGTTACTGTTGGTAGTGGTAGTGCCGCTGGCGTAGTTACATCTAAAGGTAGTTATGATTTAACGTTAACTACCAATGACACAGGTGCAAATGCTCCAAAAATTACATTAGTACAAAGTGATGATGGTAACATTGAACTTAACCCAAGCGGAATAGGCGTTGTTACTGCACTATCACATCTTTATGTAGGTGATGGTAGTACAGCAGCTAATATTTCAAGTTTTGGTGCATACAATTTAGTATTATCTACTAATAGAGATTTAGGTCGTGCAACTATTACATTGTCAGCAAGCACAGACGGTAATATAGATTTTAATTTAAATGGCACCGGTACTATAAATGCACCAGAGATTACATTTGGTGGCGGTGGCACACAAACAAAAGCTGCTATTGTAGCTGGTTCGGATTCATACATACAATATAATAACGGAAACGATTTTGGTGGTAGCGCAAATTTAACTTTTAACGACACTACAAACCAAATTACAGTAGGTGGAGCAATAGTAGCAACAACGGATGACGCAACCGCTTTAGCGATCGCATTAGGATAATTATATGGCAAATACATTTTATAGAAAATTAAGTAGAAACGTAGGTACATCATTAACGGCAATTGGCGGCTACACTGTTGCAGCAGATACCACTGCGGTAATAGTTGGGCTAACTGTTTGTAATACATCGGGTGCTACGGTAGCAGTTGATATTACAGTAAATGACGGAACAAACGAACATTACGTTGTTAAAGCTGCTCCGATATCCGCGGGTGGTGCGTTAGTGCCGATTGGCGGCGAACAAAAAATTATTTTAGCTGAAGGTGATTCAGTTAAAATTAAAAGTGATTCGGCATCATCACTTGACGCAGTTTTGAGCATCATGGAGATAACATAATATGGCTTATATTGGTTTACAACCTCAGCAATCTACGGTTGCTACCAGTACCCAACAACTTAGCGGGAATGCCTCTGACCTTGAATTTACGTTAAATCGTGCAGTTAGTAAAGCCGCAGATATACTAGTATTTGTTGGCAGTACTGTGCAGGTTCCAGAAGTTGATTACACAGCGCAGAATAAAACTTTATTATTTGTTTCTGCTCCAGCTAGTGGCACAAACAATATTAATATTAGTTATAAAGCTGGTGCATTAACTACAATTAATCTTACGTCAAATTCTTTCCCTGTAGGTACTACAGTTGATCCGTCAATTCGTGCAGCTGATGCACCATCAACAGGTATATACTGGCCGAGTACAACTACACTAGGACTTACTGTATCGGGCAATACTAGATTAAAAGTAACAGACAGCCCAACGTCAACATCAACTACAACTGGTGCAATAGTAGTCACCGGCGGCGCAGGTATTAGTCAGGCATTGCATGTTGGTGGTACTATACATGCAACAGGTACAACTCAATCAACCAATACTACTACCGGAGCATTAATAGTTGGTGGCGGTGTTGGTGTTACAAAAGATATATTTGTTGGTGGCAGTTTAGATGTAGCTGGTGCGTTTACAGTAGCTGGTGCATTTAATACTACATCATCTGATAGTTTAATTATTGATACTCCGTTTGTGTTCTTGGCCAATAACAACTTAGGTGATAGCTTAGATACTGGATTCACAAGTACATACAATGATGGTACACAACGATACACAGGTTTGTTCCGTGATATTACAGATGGTGACTATAAATTATTTGATAATTTAACTGTACAACCAACTACGGTTATTGATACTGGCAATGTTAGTTTTAACTATGCCAATCTAATAGTTGGTAATATTACTGCTGATAATATTTTTGGTACAATTGCTGGTGGTACTAGTATTACTACAGTTGGTAACTTAGCTAACCTAAGTGTACAAACTACGATATCTAGCTATGGCATTAATTTTGTATACAGTACAATTACGTCAACGTCGACTACCACAGGTGCATTGCAGGTTAAAGGTGGCGTGGGTGTTGTAGGTAATGTATATGCAGGTAATATCTTCACAACAAACTTAACAGGTACATTACAAACAGCTGCACAAACTAACATTACAAGTGTTGGCACATTAACAGGTGGTGCATTAGGCACAGGATTTACCGCAGTAGGCACAGCACAAGGCGGCACTGGTTTAACATCATTTACAAATGGTGGCGCAGTATACGCAACAAGTACAAGTGCATTGACCACAGGCACATTACCGGTTGCAAGTGGTGGTACTGGTATTACTAGCTTTGGTACAGGTATAGCAACGTTCTTAGGAACTCCATCAAGTGCTAACTTATTAGCTGCTGTAACAGATGAAACTGGTACAGGTGCGTTAGTATTTGGTACAAGCCCAACATTTACTACTCAAATTACTACTCCAGCAATCGTTAAAAGCGGCACAACTGGTGTAGGTAATATTGGTGCAGTTGGGTCGACATTTAACACTGTGCATGCTCGAGCAACATCAGCACAATACGCTGACTTGGCAGAAAATTATCAAGCAGATGCAGCCTATGCTCCGGGTACAGTATTACACTTTGGTGGAGAGTTTGAAGTTTTACAATGTGACACAGACATGTGCTCACGTGTTGCAGGAGTAGTATCTACTGCACCAGCGCACTTAATGAACACTGGATTAGTGGGTGATAATGTAGTGGCACTAGCATTAACAGGTCGTGTTCCATGCCTAGTACAAGGTACTGTGCGCAAAGGTGACATGATGGTAAGTGCAGGCAATGGCCGAGCAAGAGCAGAAGCCAATCCACATGTTGGATCAGTAATTGGTAAAGCATTAGAAAACTTTGATGGCCCGGAAGGCGTAATTGAAGTAGTTGTTGGTAGAGTTTAGGAGAATATATGGCTTACATAGGTCAAACACCACAGGTAGGAAATTTTGTTAAGTTAGATAATATTTCTTCTCAATTTAATGGAAATTTATCAACATTTAACACTACTGTATCCGGACAAGCATACACAGTTAGTAATCCCAATGCTACTATTGCAGTGGCAGTAGGCAACGTATTAATTCCTGGGGTAGATTATTATTTCAATAATGCCACCATCGTATTTAATACAGCACCAACGAGTGCATGGTTAAATACATGGCACGTGATAGTATATGGTGATGTATTAGATTCTGGAATACCAAGTGACGGAACTATCACAAATGCTAAATTAACAGATTCAACATTACAGTACGATAAATTATCAGCAACATTAAAAGCTAGATTGTTAGCAAATTCTATTATTTTCGGGACATAAAAATGGCAAGACAACAAATTAAAAATTACGTATTTACACCAGGTGGCGCAGGAGTTGGAAAAGTTAAAATATCAGGCAATTATGATATTTCAGATATTTTAACAATATTAAATGCTACAGATCAAACTTTTATATATAACTTTGCTGATCCATTATTAGGCGGCGTAGTAACATGGTCAGCGGCATATGATGCAGATTTCCCGCAAGGGCAAGATGGTGTCACTACCCTAATATTTACAACCAGTACCGCCACGATGAGTGCAGCTGATAGTCTAGGTGTATACGTCGAAGCAGAAAGTCAAACAATACGACCATGGCCATTTGGTACTGATGCTATTGAACGGATGCGGGTATCAAACCCAAAATCATTAATCGATGCTGACTTTGAGTATGGGTTACAAAATACTAAATGGCAATCGATATTTTTAAATAACGATATTCCAAGTTTATATGAATTACCGGGTAGTGAACTTACTTCTAATACCGCAGGGTATGTAACATTTATTGGACAAACTCCAATTACAAGTACTGGTACAACAAGTATTACGTTAATGAATCAAACCGGTGTTGCGTCACCAAACTGGACACAAAATGATTACATGTTAATTGTTAATCCATATGTAGCAGGCGCAAACGTTCAAACATATACTACAGCTAACGTAATTAATAGTAATCAACGTAGTCTAACAGTAGCTAATACTGCTGGATTTGCTGTAAACGATCAACTATTATTAGCATATCTGGGTCTCGCTGATACAACAACAGTAACAACTACAATTTCGTCTGGTGCTACAACTACATTGGTAGTTGGATCCGGTACAGCTATTGCCACAGGTGCGACTATTATGGTTCAAACCGATACTACTGACCTATGGGAATTGATGACTGTAACTGCTGGCGGTACATCAACAAATTTAACAGTTACCCGTCGACGTTTAAATACAAACTCCGGTAATGTTAACATTACAAGTGGTCAAAGTGTACGTTTAATAAGCAATGTTGAAGTTGGTATTATTACAAGTATCGAAAGTAATGTTAACATGTCAATAAATCGTAGTTGGATGAATACTGTAGGTGCTGATAATTTATTATCAGGATCAGTAATCCAAAAACTTAACTTTGATGCATTAACAGGATCTGGATCAAACGTTGAAATTGTTAAAGCTACTACAATCGGAACAGCAGTAGCCAATGCCGCCACAATTAGTCGTGGTACTGTAGGAACTACTGCTATTTCGGCAGCTCCAGTAGGAAGTATTGCTATACGAATGACTGGTTTATATCAAGCTGGTAGCACATACGTTCCACAAATTGGAATGAATGTTAATGCACACGGTGGTGTTAGTCATTCATTTATAAGTACAACAAATCATAGTAATGCTAACACGGAAGGGATGTATCAACTTCAGACAGCTGAGACTAATCATATGTTCTATTATCCACGTAGAACAACTAATTTAAATATCGGTTATCAATTGAATCGTTACGATACACAAATTCGTAAGGCGGCATTATTTACTGGTGCTGCAATTCCATTATCAACTATTGTTAGTGATGAAGCAACACCGAGTACAATTACAGTCACAACACCATATGCGCACGGTATGAGTCCAGGTACACCAATCAACGTTGATTTATTATCTGGTACTAACGTAGCATGGGGTGATGGCTCATTTACAATCTTAAGTATCCCTACTCCAACTACATTTACATATCAAGGAAAATCCGGAGCTGCTGTGTCTGGTAGTTTAACTGCTAAAATCTATATTAAAGCAAGTGCTTTCTTTATTCATAGACCGTTTGATGGCGGTGTAAATATTGGTTCAGGTACTCCACATCATGGCGCAATGGCTGCAAGACAAAGTAAAAAATACTTCCGTTATCAATCTGGCAAGGGATTATTTTGGAGCTCAGGTACACTATTATCAACTAACTTTGATGTAGCCAACATATCAGCCGATGGTACAACTGCATTAAGTAGTACTATTACTATTACTACAGAAAATGAACATTATTTACAAATCGGTGCTAATATTAAATTAAACAATATTGCAACAAGTGGATATGATAATTATTATCGTGTAACTAGTATCACAAGTGATTCTTCATTTACTGTTACTGCTCAAGAAACGTTAGGATCAGCAACTCCAAAAATGGATGTACAACCAAAAGTTAATTTAGCTAGCTGGCACGGGGCTACTGTACGTGCTGGTATATATGATGATCAAAATGGTGCATATTGGGAATACACTGGTACTAATTTAAATGTAGTATTACGTTCAGCCACATTACAACTTTGCGGATTTGTTACTACAGAAGTTGGCAGTAATTTAATTGTTGGTGATGGCACATGTCGTTTTGCAGAACAATTAACCAAATATAGTCGCGTAGTTATTCGTGGCATGGGTCATATTGTTACAAGCATCACAGATAACAATACTATGACAGTTAGTCCACCGTGGCGTGGCGCATCTAATCAAATTCGTGTTAAAATGGCATTAGTAAATGAATTCCGTATTCCACAATCTCAGTTTAATTTAGATAAAATTGATGGTACTGGTCCGAGTGGTTTCCAACTCGATATAACAAAGATGCAGATGTTAATGATTCAATATGCGTGGTACGGTGCTGGTTTTGTTGAGTATGGTTTACGTGGGCCGAATGGTGCATTTATCATGGTTCATCGTATTAAAAACAATAACGTGAATGACGAAGCATATATGCGTTCCGGTAATTTACCGGTACGTTATGCAGCAAATAATGAAAGCGCAACAGATAAATTAATTGCTACAATTTCTGCAGGTGATACATCAATGGATTTAGTTGATGCAACACAATTTCCGCCAGCATCAGTGGCATATCCAGTATACGTAGTAGTTGATAATGAAGTTATTAAATATTCATCAATTGATTATAGTTTAAATCGATTAGGCAATTTAACTCGCGCATCGGCATTTACACTATGGCAAGATGGTAGTAGTAAATCATTTACTATGGGTACTGCTGAAAGTCATACTGAGGGTACTGGGGTAACTGTATTAAGTTGTACCTCAGCACCAACGTTAAACCACTGGGGTTCTGCAGTAATTATGGATGGTGGATTTGATGAAGATCGAGGCTATTCATTTACTTACAGTGCGCAGAACTATACATTCCCAGCAACAACTAACGGAGTTAAAACAGCATTCTTGATGCGTTTAACACCTAGTGTAAGTAATACAATTATTGGTGACTTAGGTACACGTGACTTAATTAATCGTGCGCAATTAGAGTTAAATGATATGGTTGTTAACTACACTGGTACTAACGCACGTTTCTTAATTGAAGGTATTCTAAATCCAACTAATATTACTGCTACTGCAACAACATGGATTAACTTAAATACTGCGGCAAATGGATTTCAACCAAGTTTCACTCAATTTTCAACTAGTCCGTCGTACATAAGTGGTACGTATGCCTCGGGTGGTGAACGTTTGTTTGCTATTCCGGTTAACCAAACGAACTCTGGGGTGCTGGATTTAAGTCGTGTTAAACAATTAGTTACTTCGGCAATTCCAGGTAATGGTGTTTATCCAGATGGTCCAGAGATATTGGCTATTAACATTACATCAATTACTGCTACTGCAGCCAGCGGAGAAATTCAAATTTCGTTTACAGAATCACAAGCGTAATAGTAATATTGTTATAGACAATAGGACCTTCGGGTCCTATTCTCGTATAAATACTACAATAAGATAAAGAGCATATACAATGGCATTAACCAGACCGCGCTTAGATCAAATTAACACAGTCGTTACCACGATTTCAGATCCCATCACCGTGTTGAATAAAAACAGCACTGAGGCAAATATTGATATTGGTTTTGTAATGAATCGTACCAATGGTACAGTGGCTAATATAGCACTATTTTGGGATGAAAGTGCTAATACTTTTGCTACAGCATTTACTACGAATTCGGGTAGAACTGATGCTAATATTACAATTAGTGAATATGCTAATATTAAAGCAGGTACAATATTTGGTAACATTGGCGGCGGAAGTACATTAAGTAATGTCTATGTTACTGGCAGTCTGCTACCTGCAGCAAATGTCACGTTTGATCTAGGCAGCCCAACCCAACGTTGGCGTGAGGGGTGGTTTAGCGGTAGTACAATCCACATCGGTAGTGAATCTATCAGTGTAGACACCAATGGTAAATGGATGTTTACCAGTGATGGAACCACTGTAGAGTTAGGTAAAAATAATGATTTCAATCCGCCCAATGCAAACGTTTCTGGTGCAGTTACCGCAGGTAGTATTAATGTCACTGGGTTTGTGTCACAGGGAACAGGAACGTATGTAACACGTCAATATGTCCTACACGGCACAACAACTAATGCTACAGAAACAGAGATACTAACAGTAGGTGCAGGTACAAGAATGCCTGTAAATACAAATACCACGGTACTGTATGATATACATATCGTAGCAAGAAGAACTGATGCCACCGGTGAATCTGCCGCATGGGAATTAGAAGGCTGTGCGGATAATTTTTCAGGTACAGTAGCTGACGTTGGCGATGTGTACGAAATTGTTGTAGCACAAGATGATGCAACGTGGGATGTTGATGCTAGAGCAGACGACACAAATAATAGTATAAACTTGTATGTTACAGGTGCAGCAAATAAAACAATCCGCTGGACCGCAGTGGTTAAAACAATTGAGGTAGCAGAATAATGTCGTCACGTATACGTTCATTTAAATTTGACAATGTATCAAAGAAAATATCTATTGCAGGGCAGGTAGTATCCGATGGATCAACTAGTACCCCTACAGTATCTGGTAATTTGTCAGCAAATACGCAGGGTAATATTACTTCTGTGGGTACATTAAGCTCGCTGGTTGTAACTGGTAATATATCAGCAGCAAATTACAATTATGCCAATGGTGTTAGTATATTAGCAGGGGTTATAGCTAATGCAGGAGCATTAAGTGGGCAAATAGTAACTGCCAACACTGCATTAAAAGGTTATATTGACGGACAAATTACTAATCTAGTTAACGGTGCTCCCGCAACCTTAGATACATTAAATGAAATTGCTAATGCTCTCGGTAGTGATGCCAATTTAAGTGTTACATTAACATCATTAATTTCTAATGTCCAATCAAACGTCACCACAGCCAACACAGCAATGAAAGGGTATGTTGATGCAATTAATTCTACCCTAACTTCTAACCTAGGTACAGTAAGCGGATCATTAGCTACATTAACATCAAATGCGGCTGTTCAATCAGGAGATATTGCTACATTATTTGCTAATGCAGGTGTGCAAGCAGGGTCACTAACAACACTCACATCAAATGCCGCTGTACAAGCAGGTGACATAGCCACATTGTTTGCTAATGCCGGAGCACAGTCTGCATCAATAGCATCGCTGAATACAACTAAGGCAAATCTGAGTGGTGCAACATTCTCCGGACCAGTTACGACTACAGAATTATTTGTTACATCCCCGGGTGGTGACGAGGGTGGACAACTTAACCTAGCTCCGTCAGCGACCAATACTACTTTAGCTGGCAATGTTGTTATTGATGTATTCCAAAATAGATTAAGAATTTTCGAAGGAGGCGGAACAGCTCGCGGCGGATATTTTGATCTATCAGGATTAAGTGCAGGTGTAGGTACTAACTTAGCTGCTGGCGGCGGCACTCCAGGGGGAGCAGATTCACAAATACAATTTAACAATTCTTCTGCGTTTGGCGGTGCAGCGAGTTTACGTTATTTCTCAGGTAATGGTGTAGTTTTAGCCAACGCCGAAGTTGCTAGTACAAGCACTGCTACGGGCACTATGCAGATAGTTGGTGGCATAGGTGTAGCTGGTAATATATTTGCAGGTGCACTATATTCAGATGCGCATAATTACGCTAACGGCGTTTCTATAATCACCACACTGTCAACAGCATTTACCACAGCTAATACTAATTTAAAAGGTTATACTGATGGGCAGATTACTACAGTAAACTCAAGTATTACAACTGCTAATACCAATCTCAAAGGCTATACTGATAATTTAGTTACCACAGCTAATACTAACATGAAAGGGTATGTTGACGGACAAATAAGTACCACGACCACTGCTAACACCAACATGAAAGGTTATGTTGACGAACAGATATCAACTACTTCGAGTGCAATCACAACTGCTAATACCAATCTCAAAGGCTATACTGATAATTTAGTTACCACAGCTAATACTAACATGAAAGGGTATGTTGACGGACAAATAAGTACCACGACCACTGCTAACACCAACATGAAAGGTTATGTTGACGAACAGATATCAACTACTTCGAGTGCAATCACAACTGCTAATACCAACATGAAAGGTTATATTGATGCTATCAATACCACATTAACCTCAAATGCTGCAACTCAAAACGGTCAAATAATCACTGCCAACACTAACATGAAAGGTTATGTTGACGGCCAGATTACTAGTTTAGTTAATGGCGCTCCGAGCACATTAGACACATTAAATGAACTGGCAGCTGCATTAGGTAATGATGCTAATTTAAGTGCATCACTGACATCAATGATTGGCAACGTACAGGCAAATGTCACTACAGCAAACACCAACATGAAGGGTTATGTTGATGGTCAGATATCGACTACTAGTTCATCAGTAACCACAGCCAACACCAACATGAAAGGATATGTTGATGCGGCTAATACTATACAGTCAAATCAAATAGCAGGTGCCAATGCTGCTATAGTTACTGCTAACACAGCACTTAAAGGTTATACTGATGCCGCAATTACCACAGTTACTAATTCAGTTACTGGTGCCAATGCCGCAATACCTGTCTATACTGCTGGTATCACTGCTCCAAGTAGCCCAAAATCAAATGATGTATGGTACGATACTGCAACAGATATAACATTCTCATATGTAAATGATGGCGATAGTAGCCAATGGGTTGATATAACATCAACTCCGCTAAATGTTGCAGTATCTACGGTAACCGGAACCACGTTAAGTATTTCGGGCGCCGGATCTATAGGTACTACATTTAGTTCTGGAGCACATACTATTACTGGTAGTCCTACTACTGCCATTATTAATGGTGGTACAAATGGAGTAGGGAATATCGGAGCTAGTGGTGCTACATTTAATACTATATTTGCAAAATCAACTTCGGCTCAATATGCCGATTTGGCAGAAAAATATACATCAGATAATGAGTATAACCCAGGTACTGTTTTAATATTTGGAGGATTACAGGAAGTTACAATATCAACCAACTCGCATGATCCTACGGTTGCTGGGGTCGTAACTACAAATCCTGCATATCTAATGAATAATGATATTATCGGAGTAGCAGTTGCACTAACCGGAAGAGTACCATGTCAAGTAAAGGGGCCGGTAAATAAAGGTGATAGATTAGTTTCCAGTAGCACTCATGGTACAGCACAACGATTAAGTATGAGTGAATATACTCCGGGTTGTATAATAGGTAAGAGCTTAGAAACAATCGAAACTAACGAAATTAAATTAATTGAAGTAGCAATAGGAAGATTTTAATCATGGCAGGATTTCCAACTGGTCCAACCAATGGGCAACAAGTAACAGCAAATGGAATTACATACACTTATAATAGTACCAAAACAGCTTGGGTGCGCAATACTACAGCTGGTACAAACTTAACAGCGGCAAGTTTAGCAGTTACAAATAGTACAGCAAGTACTAGTTCGGCCTCGGGTGCCTTAATAGTAACAGGCGGTGTGGGCATTGGCGGTAATTTATATGTTGCTGGAGCAATAAACATTGCTACATTAGGAGTAACTACGCTTACAGTTAGTACAACTTCGTCGCTTGCCGCTGCAACAGCCGCATCTTTATCTACAGCAACAATAGTGGCATCAGGTACAACGCAAGTGCAGTCACTTGGTATAGGTACTGCTGCAAGTGGAATAACAGGTGAGATACGTGCAACAAATGCCATTACAGCATTTTATTCAGACAAACGATTAAAAACAAATTTCAAAACAATTGAAAACCCATTAGACAAAGTAGATCAACTTACTGGACTAATGTACACACAAAATGCATTAGCTGAACAGTTTGGGTATAATGATTACTCACAACAAGTTGGCGTGTTTGCACAAGATGTACAACAAGTACAACCAGAAGCAGTCAAACCTGCTCCATTTGATATTGCTGAAGATGGTACAAGTAGTTCGGGCGAAAACTACCTTACTGTACAATACGAAAAATTAATTCCGTTATTAATCGAAGCAATTAAAGAATTAAGGGCTGAAGTAAATCAGTTAAAAGGACTTTAACGTGGCAGTTAGCTTAACTACTTCTAACTATAATCTATTAGACCCATCATCTTGGACTGCTGGATCTGGCAGTGTTGGTATATTTTCTGCAAATGGTGATACTGGAGAACAAAACAGATATATTGGCACGGATCCCTGGGGCAATGCTGCAATGGTTTGGCAATCAGTTCCATCGGGCAATAGTGGAGCCGACGGCGGATGGAACACTAGTGGAGTATCTATCGATTCATCTAAATTATATAGATTTTCTGTCTGGGTTAAACGAACATCAGCAACTGGCGGCGGAACATTCTACTTTGGTCTACAAAGCAGTTCGGGTTCTACAGTAGGATTAGATAATGATGTTGTAAATACCAACCCATATTTTGATTATCGCGGAACTTCTGCGTTAACACAAAATCAATGGTATCTTTTTGTGGGTCATTGTTATCCAGCAACATATTATAGTCGGTTGCCACACGACGACAGTGGATATTATACCACCTCAGGAAGAGTTGGGTGGAATGCAGGTAATGTACCAAACGATTGTAGGTGGGTAGCAGGAACAACTACTGCGGTGCATCGAACATATCATTACTATTGTGCAGAGGCTACTACCCATCTTGAATTTTTCTATCCGAGGATCGACTGCATTGACGGAACACACCCGTCAATGCAGAGGTTATTGTCTAATCCATCTGATTCGGAACGAATTACTTTTCCTGATTCTACGAGTCAAAGTACTAATTTTGACAGTGCAAAAGATGCCGGAAAACTAATGTCTACTACAACATTTACGAGTTCAGGTACCTGGATTAAACCACCGGCGTGTACTCGAATTATTGTTAAAGTAGTCGGCGCCGGTGGCGGCGCAGCATCATACTGCGAAAGTGGCGGCGCCGGTGGTTACTCAGAAAAAGTAATAGATGTTGCACAAATATCTACTGTTGCAGTTACAGTAGGCGGCGGTGGGAGTGCTGTTGGTTACTACGCAGCAGGTGGAAACGGTGGTACAAGTTCATTTGGGTCTTACTGCTCCGCCACCGGCGGGTATGGAGCAAACCAACATGCAAGTCATACAGGTGGCCACGGTGGGGTTGGTTCTAGTGGTGATGTCAACTTTCTAGGTGGCACAGGGACTGGCCACGGAGATACTGGCGGCAGAGAAGCAGTTGGCACCGGCGGAGCGGGTTATTGGGGTGGCGGAAAAAGAGCATCACATTCCACTAATGCTGATGTTGGCTATTCAGCGCCTGGCGCTGGTGGATGTGGCGGAGCAATGCAAGGATGGGTAGGCAGTGCAGGTGCCTCGGGATTAGTTGTTGTATATGAATATAGATAAGGAATTATCATGGCAATTACATTAACCGCAACAGGAATCACTTTTCCTGATTCTACGAGTCAAAGTACCAAATTTGACAGTACGATAGATGAGGGTAGAATTATTAATATAACTTCATTTACTACAACGGGTACTTGGACCAAACCTGCTGGGTGTACGTCTGTGTTAGTTAAACTTGTGGGCGGTGGCGGTGGCGCCGCTGGGTATTGCGAAAGTGGTGGCGGTGGCGGTTATTCGGAAAAGGTTATTGATGTCACAGCAGTTGCCACAGTTGCAGTTACAGTAGGCGGTGGTGGTTCCTCGGTTAGTTACTACGCAGCTGGCGCAGCTGGTGGTACAAGTTCATTTGGTGCATACTGTTCTGCAACTGGTGGTGATGGTGCAAATACAGGAGGTTCTCACTGTGGCGGCAACCCGGGATTAGGCAGTGGCGGAAGTATAAATCTATATGGCGGAGTCGGAACAGGTCACACAAATAGTGGTGGCCATTTCCCTGGTGGTCAAGGCGGCGGAACATTCTTTGGGTCGAGTGGCACAGTAAATCGAGCCACCACAAGTAATAAATTATATAACGGATCACCAGGAACAGGCGGGCCTGGTGGTAGAACAAATGATGGCAGCGGCGGCGCTGGTATTGCAAATGGCGAGTCCGGTCTTGTTATCGTTTATGCATATAGTTGAGGGAATAACATGGCAATCACATTAGGTATGAATGGTATTACTTTTTCAGATAATTCGATACAATTATCTAATTTTGACAGCTCGATTAGTACAGGTAAGTTATTATCTATATCGACCTTTACAGCATCAGGCACATGGACTAAACCATCTGGCTGTACGAATATTGTAGTTAAAGTTGTTGGTGGTGGTGGTGGTGGGTCATCATACTGTGAAAGTGGTGGTGGTGGTGGATTTAGTGAAAAGAGGCTGGATGTAACCGCAGTTTCTACTGTTGCAGTTACAGTAGGTGGCGGCGGCCTATTAGCAGCTTATTCTGGCGGCAACGCTGGTGGTACAAGTTCATTTGGTGCATACTGTTCTGCCACTGGTGGATATGGATCTAATCAGAATCTTGGTCATACAGGTGGGTTTGGTGGTGTTGGATCTGGCGGCGATATTAATCTATACGGTGGATCCGGAACCGGTCATGGTAATTCTATGGGCAACGGAGCAATAGGTAAAGGCGGCCCTAGTTATTGGGGCGGAAATTCTAATTTAACTGGACGACATCAAAATCCTGGTGGAACAAGAACAGCGGCACCTGGAGCAGGTGGTACAGGCGGTGTTACAAACGAAAATTTAGGTGGCCAAGGTGGGATGAATGGGCTAGTAGTTGTATGGGAATATAAATAAAGGAGTGCAGTAAAATGAAAAGAGCATTAATACATAGTGCAGAATTAGGTAGAGTTTGTGACGTAGTAGAGATTGGTAGTGAATTTGAAGTATCCCCAGATTTTAGTTGGATTGATTGCCCAGACGATACAACATCATCGCACACCTATGATGCAGACACACAGACATTTAAAGCATTTGATATGTTATCAATGCCGGGGTTTACTGAAAATGCATATAAAATTGCACGTTCGATTGCATATACAGACATTGGTAATCAATTGGATATGTTATATAAAGAATTGCAAGCAACGGGTACAATTAGCAATGTTGGTCCGTGGTCAACACACATAACAGCAGTTAAAGGTGCAATACCAAAAGATGATCCTGCCGCAGTACTAGCGTGGAATATTGCACAGGTGCAAGCAAATAACCCGCAATAGGTTGTAATACACAATCGTTTCGTGTATAATATTAGTATGACCACATACTCGAAACGATTTTCAATGGCACACTGGGATAGACTCTCAGAAGAACATGCTGATGCTTATTATACAATGTTTAAGAATGCAAGTCCTGAATTTTTAGACAATATTCACGATATCTACTTTGGCAAATACTTTTACTATAATTACAATGGTGTAGATAAACGATGTGGAAATCCAATGGGAGTCGAAGCATCGGACACTCACATTGATTACCTATTTAAAATACAAGAAGAACTTGGTGTTGAAATATCACTTACATTTAACACTGTTGAAGTACCGCACGAAGTAATATTCAATTACGAAATTAGACAACAGTTTGTGCAATGGATTGGTTCATATTATGATCGTGGATTACGTAGTTGTACTATGTCAAGCGAACACATATTGCGTACAGGTGAGTTACAAACACGCTGCCCTGATATGCGATGGAAAAGCACAGTAAATCAAATTGTATCCGACGCACAGCAATTTATTGACTATGCGTATCTTGGATACAATACTATTTTATTAGACAGAAGTTTAAATAGAAACATTAAAGAACTTAAAAAGATTAAGAAGGCACAGGACTATCTTAATGGCAAAAACCCCCAAAAGAAATTACTAACATCATTGCTGATTGCCGAAGCATGTGTTTACCATTGCCCGTTTAAGAAAGAACACGATAGCGTAGGCGAAGTTATAAGCACTGAGTATTTTAGAGATGCCGCCAATCTTTCGTGTAATGGCTGGCGTGGTTCGGAAGCATTTAAACAATTACCGCGAGTGGGCATTGACTTAGTTGCTGTTGATGCAAAAACATTAAATCAATTTTTAGATCTAGTTGATATATTTAAATTCTCCGGACGATTAACTCAAGCACCATTCCTTGCTAAAGATGCCAAGTATGCTAAAGCAGTATGGTTTTATAAGACACAAAAACTAGATCAACAGAACACAAATATTGGCAACACAGTATACGCAGATAACTATAAAGATATAGTCGATAATAATCTTGCACCGTTACACGATTGGATTCCTGGTTGGATTGATACACGATTTACTAAAGAAGATTATAAAACAACTTACACAATTTATACTGGCATATGGTCGACTGCTCCGGGTAAGAAGTTAGAGAAACTATTAACAACGTGTAGAAATCAGTGTTGGGATTGTCATCAATGCGAACGTACATTTGGTACAGATGATATCGATTCTGCATTGCAACTAAGGAAAGTAGTATGAGAAACAAAATTGAAAGAATAACTATTGTAGGTGGTGGCAGTTCGGGATGGATGACAGCGGCTGCTATATCAAAACAATTACCACACGTTAAACTTACTCTAATCGAGTCGCCCAATATCCCAACAATTGGAGTAGGCGAAAGTACAATCGGACAGATAAACGAATTCCTTCACTATCTTGGTCTTAAAGATGAAGATTGGATGAAGCACTGTAACGCAACATATAAGACATCAATTAAGTTTATCGATTTTAGAGAAAACCCAACAGAAAAGCCACAAGTATTTCATTACCCGTTTGGTAGATATGACTTTACTGATAAGCCCAGAGGTCTAATGGAATGGTTTATTGGTGCCGCAACACTACCTAATATTGATCCATATTCATTTGCAGAATTTTATCACGATCAGGTTATAATGACTGATGCAAATAAAATGACAAAGAATGAGGATCATCTAATACGTGGATTTAATTTTAAATCCGACACAGCATATCATATGGATGCAACTCTATTTGGTAATTATCTACGTGACCATTTATGTTTGCCGGTGGGTATGACACATATTCTAGATAACGTGTTAACCGCAACAATGGATGCAAAAGGACACATTGATACTATTGTAACTGAAAAGAATGGTGAGCTAACAGCAGATTTGTTTATTGACTGTACGGGTTTTAGATCACTGTTACTCGAACAAACATTAAAAGTTCCATTCATATCATTCCATGACACACTATTAAATGATAGCGCAGTAGCAGGTGTTATTCCATATATCGATAAAGATAAAGAAATGGAGTGCGTTACAAGTTGTACTGCAATTGAAGCAGGATGGGTTTGGAATATCCCTTTGTGGGATAGACTTGGCACGGGGTATGTTTACTCAAGTAAATTTGCAACAAAAGAACAAGCAGAAGAACAATTTAAAAATCATTTAAAATCTAATAGAATGACAGTACAAGATGTTGCACGTGTTGACGCAATGGAAGTTCGACATATTGCTATTAAACATGGTGTACATGAACGTACCTGGGAAAAGAATGTTATTGGTATAGGTCTATCAAATGGATTCATTGAGCCACTTGAATCAACTGGTTTAATGCTTACACATGAATGTATTATTAAGATGGTAAATCTACTCAAAATGCGCAATGGCAGAGTTACGCGGTTTGATGTTGATGCATTTAATTTTGCATTTCGTGAACAAATTACAGGATTTAAAGACTTTATCAGTCAGCACTATGCCTTGTCTATGCGTAATGATAGTGCATACTGGAATCATGTTAGTGAAGAAACTACATATTCACAACAGATGTATGATTTTAAAGCTGGCGTATTAGGTTCATACAATGACATTGCATATCGACTTCATAGGTCGCGTGTAGTAGGCAACGACATGGGCGGAATAGCATATATCATTGCAGGCATGGGGCACAACGTTATTGATAGTAGCAGAGTAGATTTTAATAATAATCAGTACAGCGAACCCGTTGATATGGCTACTAATACATGGAACACATGGCGCGAACACCGAGCACAAACTGTTAAAGTTGTCGATGCATTACCTACACATTACGCATTTCTAAAAAGCACAATATATAAATGACAGAAACACATATACGAACCCTTGCTCGCACACTAAGTTATCGATTTGCGGCTTTGGCAATTACAGCATTGTGGACAGGACTCGGGCAAGCAATTGCAATTCATATAGTGTTAGCGGCACTTCATTACGTAATGGAACGTATATGGTTACAGGTCAACTGGGGCAAATCTTAGGTTGACAAGATGGCAAAATGGCTGTATAATACACTTATAAATTAATAAATGAGTGTATACATGATAAACGCTATTTTAGAAGAAGTTGCTAACGAACCTAGTAAGAATGCAAAAATTGCTATCCTTACACAGCATAAAGACAATCGAGAATTACAAGAAGTTGTTCGCCTTGCCTACGACCCAACTGTAAACTTCTACATTAAGAAAATCCCCCCGTACGAAACTAAAATGCGCATTGACTTCATGACCATGTCAGAAGCATTTTCGTTATTAGAAACGTTAAGCACACGCCAAATTACTGGCACCGCTGGTATTAATCAGCTTAAACTTATACTCGAATGTGTATCAGCAGACAATGCAAAAGTAATTGCTAAGGTTGTGGATCGTGACCTGCGTGCTGGCTTCGGTGAGTCAACAGCCAATAAAGTATGGAAGAATTTAATTCCAGAGTTTCCGTATATGCGTTGCGCACTACCAAAAGCTGCCAAGTTAGATGAGTTTAGTTGGGCAAATGGCGTTTATAGTCAGCTTAAAGCAGATGGTATGTTTGCCAATGTAAATCACACAGCAGATGGCGAAGTACAAATTCTAAGTCGTGCAGGTTCATTATTTCCACAGCAACACTTTGCACATTTAATTGCTGACGTACAAAAAACATTCCCAGTAGGTACACAGTCACACGGTGAATTGTTAGTTAAACGTGATGGTGTAGTTCTACCACGTCAAATTGGCAATGGTATCTTAAATAAGGTACAAAAAGGTGGCGATATTGGGTCAAACGATGAGATTGTATACCTAGTATGGGACCAAATAGCTCTAACTTCAGTAGTTTCTAAAGGTACTTATAATGTACCTTATCAACTTCGCTTTGCTGAATTAGCGATACAAACATTACGAGCAGAATGTATTGAGCTTATCGACACACGTATTGTACACAACATGGAAGAAGCACTTGCTCACTATCGTGAAATGTTAGACCTTGGCATGGAAGGTACAATTATTAAAAATGCTACAGGTATTTGGAAAGATACCACCAGCAAAGACCAAGTTAAAATGAAACTTGATATCGACGTTGATTTGGTTATAATGGGATTTAATGCTGGCAATGGTAAAAACGAAGCAACGTTTGGTTCTATTGTTTGCCAATCAAGCGATGGTTTACTTGAAGTAAACATCAGTGGCTTTACAGATGAAGTACGTTTAGAAGTACATAACAATCGTGATAAATTAATAGGTACGATTGTCACAGTTAAAGGCAACAGCATTATGCCCCCAACGGGTAACAACACAAAATATTCATTATTCCTACCACGCTTTGCTGAATTTAGAACAGACAAGAAAGTAGCAGATGATTTAGCAAAAGTTATCGAACAATTTGACAATGCCATTAAATGATAGTATATTAATGTAATGTAGGAGAACATTATGTACAGTGGATTATGGTCGACATTGGGGCTAATTCTAGTAACAGCAGTTGGATTAAGTGTTATGTGGGTAAGCATGATACTATTAGATAAACTATGGCGATATGTGCGACTATGGCAACGACTCCAGCGACTGAGAAAACCAACTAAGTCACTTGATTTGTATAATTTAAAGTTTAAGGACGCAATTATGACAAAGAATTACAAACTAGCCCAGCAGGCTAATAAAGATGTTGTGTACGGTGCATTACAGGGATTAATTACCAACTCCAAACTATGGCACAGTAGTCCAGTCGGGCGTGAATATTGTCATTTAACAGCAGATGGCCGCGAGGTTATTGTTGATCTAATGCAGGACCTATTGCGTACTGTAGCCGAACTAGAACGCAAAGCATTAGACGAGCGTGCCAAAGAAATTACATTTGAGACGTTGAAAGGAACGGCAGAATAATGTTATTAGGATGGGGCATGGGTGCATTTACCAAATCAATCGAAAGGAATCGTATGAAACTGACTAAAGAAGAATTGTTAGGAAAATTAAGAGACCGTGTATGCGAAGTAACATTCACCAAAGTAAACGGTGAGGTGCGTACTATGCCCTGTACCCTTAGAGCAGACCTTGTGCCTGCGTATGAGCGTAAAACACCGGTTAAAGAAGCTACTGAAAAGGAATCTGCTACACTTAGCGTATGGTGTATAGACAAACAGGCTTGGCGCAGTTTCCGTGTAGATAGTGTAACTGAGATTAATATTCAGATAGGTATGCCCACCACAGTATGATCTATTGTTTAGATACACAAAATATACACACAATAATTGACATAAAAACTGATTATGTAGAATATTTGTGGATGAGATTTCTGCCTGATAACAGTTTAGTTATACTTAATTCAGATGTTGCATATCAAGATTTAAATTTAGAAAAAATACTTCAGAACAACCCTCAAATCACTAATGTAATAGTTGATTGTGCTGTTAATACTTTTAAAGCGGATAATGCTTTAGAAGAAATTAAGAAATTAAATCTATCTAAAAAAACATTTGTAATTACTAGCGATTATAGTTATTTTAAAAATTCACAATGTGATCCTATGATTAGATTTTTTCCTTTTTGGGCGGTCTGGACAAGTTCACCAAATACAACGGCGTTTTCTTATGACCCTAAATTGTTTTGGCATCAATTTTCAAACAAAATAAAAAAACATAAAATTAGTTGCTTAAATGGTACTACAAATGAACATAGAATATTAACATATCTATATCTCAAAGATAAACCTTATTTTAAAGACCTAGTATTTTCTTTTGGTAACCGCCCATACCCTCACCATCACGTTAGAGAATTACTAACCAACGAAGAACGTGAAGCGTATAAGTCTTTACCTGATAATGTTAGTTTCGTAGCAGAAGATGCTACTAAAGGAATTGACATCAGTGTCAATCACCCAGCATTCTTAGAATCATATGTAAATTTAGTTACAGAAACTACAATTAGCAATAATGTCTGTATGCTTAGTGAAAAGACATTTAAGCCTATTGTAACAGGACAACTATTTGTGTTAATTGCTAGTCCAGGTGCGGTGCAATTTCTTAGAAATATTGGTATAGATACATTTGATGATATTATTGATCATGGTTATGATTCAGTATTGAATACACGACAACGCATTCAATTAGCATTAATCCAAGTGGATCGTTTGGTTGAGATGGATCTAGTAGAATTATACAATTGCATTAAACCTAGATTAAAACAAAATTCTGAATACTTTTTAAGCCAAGAATTTCGAGATCAATTTAAGTTAAATTTTGATTAAAAAGTGGTTGACAAAGTCATTATCTGAGTATATAATGTACACATGCTTAAGGTTTAAGCAAAACTTTTATTAATCGTTATGGAGAAATAACTAATGGCAAATTTAGCTAAAGTAACAAATCAAGTAGCATTCTTAGAAAAGTATTTACGTGGTACAGGTAAGACTTTAACTGCAGCTCAAGCGTCGGCTAACTATGGTATTAAAAACTTACCAGCTCGTATGTCAGAGTTCCGTAAATGTGGTTTGAATGTTAAAACTACAGTGAACACAACAGGTAAAACTGCGTACACTGTGACTGCTCGTGATGTTAACGGTTCACGTGCTCGCGCATTTATTGCTTAATCAGCAGTAAGTCTACAGACCCATAAAAAGCCCCTTGCGGGGCTTTTTTATTTAAACTCAATAGTTTCTATTAATTGATCGTCGATAAAAAATTGTAACGTTATAGTATTTTCTAATTTTCTTATGTCATCGATGCATTCCGATATTATCGGAATGCATTTAAGTATTCGTCCCGATAGTCGCATATCAGATTCTGAATTAAATAGTTGTATTCTTGTGTCAGTTAACGAAAAGGGATTGAAGTCAGGAACTAACTCATCGAAATTTTCATTATTTTTGATATCTGCAATTATTAATCGTAAATCCGGTCTTAGTTCATCTTGTCGAAGATAAATCTCATCTAATGAAATTTCCTCAAGCCACTCACGTAATTCTGGTTGAACAAATAATCTATCGTCCTGAAAATCTATATTTTTGTTTAATAGAAAATCGTCACGTAATTCTCTAAAAAATATACTTTCCAAATTAGGTCTGACCATAGTTTGTATAATTTTTGCTGACATCTTGTTTGTTCCTATATCAAATATTTATCAAATTTGATTGACTTTTTGATAACACGATAGTATAATAGTACTTGTCTTAAACAGTTAAGAAAGCTAATAATGACATTAAATCAAAAGTATTTAGCAGCAGGAGTGGCAATATTTGTAGCACAGGTTCTATATCATCAATGGATCACTGATGAGCGCATAGCAGTGATAGAAGATGCAGTAGTGGCCATCGCAGAAGATGTTCAAGATATTAAACAAGCAGTGATTGTAGAACAAGATCGTGCAGTAATTAAATACTCTAAACAGGAGTTTGACTGTTTAGCACGCAACATCTACTATGAAGCCGGAGTAGAGGATAAGTTAGGTAAAATAGCAGTAGCACAGGTTACACTAAATCGTTCGCGCACTGGCTATTGGGGGCGAGATATTTGTAAAGTAGTTTATGCTCCTGCACAGTTTTCATGGACTCGAGTCAAACGACGTGCTTGGTTGCAGAATACTGGTGCTAATTGGGTCGAAAGTCGGCAGGTAGCAGCAGAGGTATTAGATCAAGGCATTAGAATTCCAACACTTAAAACCAGTTTATTCTACCATGCAGACTATATCAAAGACCCATATTGGGCAGACCATACAAAACGCACTACCAAAGTAGGACGTCATATTTTTTACACACAGGCAAAAGGCGGTACACTTAAATTATGAAATATCTAGCATATGGTATGAATACCAATTTAGAAGAGATGAGATTTCGTTGCCCTAAAGCTCAAAGTTTAGGTGCCGCGGTGTTACCAGACTTTCGCTTTGAGTTTAAGCAGTTTGCCACTGTGGTTCCTGATACGGGCAATTTTACCTTAGGTGTGGGTTGGGAAATTACCAAAGACTGCGAACAGGCATTAGACCGTTTAGAAGGATTTCCAAAGTTCTACACTAAACAGTTGGTCACAGTATTAATTGATGGTGTGACTCATACTGCTATGACCTACTTAATGTATCCAGATGAGCAACTTAGCTTACCAAGTAATAGCTACTACAATATGGTAGCAGATGGTTATGAAGAACACGGCATTAGTTTGGACCAATTGAACGATGCTGTTGATCGTGTATACGCTGAGTACTTGACAGAAGAAATGTTTTAGTGTATAATATGTTTATGTTAAAGCGTATATTATTTTCGTTAACGATTTTAACTATTGTAATAGGACAAGCCTATTCAGCTGACTATCAACCTATTCCTAAAGAATTTGTTGTTAGAGGAATTTATGATGGTGTGTGGAAATCTAAAACTAATAACTACATTTTTAAGACCGTAGGGCATCGCGGCGAAGACGTATTTGTATCAAGTCTTTGTATAAAAAATGAAAATGTTCCTACTATTTCAGCTACAGGAAACGAATTTTTTGGAACTGATTACCAGCTTAAAGTAACTAACAGCGGTCTATCTATAGTAGTTGATACTAGTAGTAATAATTGTTTTCCTGTAGATATTTATAATCGAGTTAAATAATTTAAGGAGTTATCATGCCATATGTAACTATTGAAGAAAGTGGTTGGGTTGACTTAGATGATTTTAACACTGAAGATTTAGTTGAAGAGCTTAAAAGTCGCAAAGAATCGATGCCTGCTCACGTTGACTCAGCGAACGCTGTTGATTTAGTTAATGAAATTTATTTGGCTAAACATGTGCGCGGTCAACCTTACGATCAATTAGTAAATCAGCTGATCTACAGCGTTTTAGGAAAGACAGTATAATGGGAAATCGCGTTATATTTGTATTTGACCGATTAGTTCAAGAACACCTTGACAAGGAAGATATGGTAAACTTGATAGAAAGTCTACGTTCATTTATTGATCAAGGACTAATTGACTGTGAAGATGATCAAGAGTTTCACATCGACAGCGAATATCTGCAAGATCTTGTAGGTGGTATCAATGCCCTGCAAAAAGCCAATAAGAAATATGGCAGTGATGATAATGGCTTAATTAAGTATCAATTTAAGGAGTAGACAATGGCAACTGAACAAGAAAAAGAAGAGTTATTGCAGACACTTAAATTTACACCACGCAACTATCGTGTGGAAATTTGGGGCCGTGGTGGTGAAGTCTATTGGGGCAGTGTTGACCGTAAAATTTACGATTTCTTCAAATCTAAAGAGATCGACATTGAACAGTATGCTGGTAGTTGGGAAGAGCGTATGTGGGACGATGTTCCATTTGATATGCGTCCATTCGACCCGGGTAGTCCGGATGAATGTGATCGCGATGGGCACACGGCTGGTGCTACATTCGATGACTCTAGCAACATTACAGTCTATGATGAAACTGGTGCTGAGGTTTGGACTAGTCCACTAGGTAGTGCATTAAGTGACAACGGAGCCGAAAGTGATTGTATTGATGAAAAGTATATCAATGATTATCCTGCGGGTACTGTGGTATTCTGGGGTGCTCAGGGTGAAAAGGGCACGTTCTTCGGTAATGAATTTGAGCTCAAAGCTCCGTTTGATCCTAGTAAACTACGTGTATTATATGAAGACATGGATGGCTGGGAACTTACTAGTGGTGTGCAATATGATGGTGAAGACATTGATGGTAATGACTACGATACCAACGGTAAGTGGAGTGAGAACAAATGGATTATCGTAGGTGGAGAACCAGTCTATCAAGGCGAAGAACGTGACGAAGATGACTACAATGATGACGAGGAGGAAGATTAATATGTTAGAATACTTAATATTAGCGATGGCTGTACTTGCGGCAATTGGTTTAGGTTTAGTTTATATGGTGTTTGGGCCACACGGCAGCGAGGTTGACACTAATTGTACGGGCAACTGTAATCAAGGCCGTAACTGTGATTGCAAAGGTAAAAACTAGTGGCAGTTTATATTCCGGCTAGCAGTACTTCGGGCGCAGGTAGTTACAGCAATGTAACATTAGGCGCTGGCACTAGTACTGTTAGTGTAGCCGGCGCAGGTAATTCAAGTAGTGGGTTAATGTCCGGTGGTGCTAGTACTAATTGGGCTAACTCAACATCATCCAAAATAACTACCAACGGTCAGCTGCATCTAGAGGGATTTGAGCCAGATATTGTGATTGGTGATAAAAGTATGGTAACATGGATGCAGAAAGTAGAGCAACGTCTTAGCATACTTGAACCTAAACCTGAATTGTTAGCCAAGTATGAAGCATTACAGCAGGCATTCGATCACTACAAAACACTCGAAGCATTACTACACGGTACCGAAAATGACTCACAAGATTGATATATACAGTGATGTTGCCCGTACTGCCAAATGTATTGATTGGTGTCAAAAAAACTTAAATAACAATGAGTGGAATTTAAAAATGTTGTCGATGAGTCCACTACATTATAAATTTGAATTTAACGATCCGCAGATACATTTAATGGCAGTGTTAGCACACTAGGAATAATATGAGAAATTATTGGACAATTGGGAAGTTTGCGGATTGGCTTCGCGGCACAAAAAGTATCGACAGTGGCACAGGCGAAGAATGGAATGCTTGGACAAAGTTAGCCAAAACTACCCATCCATTTCGCTATTGGTTAGTAGAAACAGCATTGAGCCGGGCGCAAGATGTTTGGTGCTATATTCCAGAACGTATTAACGATGTACGCTACTACCTAAACAATCGCTACACTACTCGAACACACGCACTTACCAGCAGACTTAAACGTGGGCAATGGCACGAGTTTGAAGAACGCTTACTACATTCATCTTTTGACAGTTTTGTTGACTTTATCGAAATTGAAACAGCATGGAGTCATGTGTGTTGGGGCAGTAAAGAAGAACGTGCAAAATATCGTATGCCATGGTGGAGAGCACAGTGGTACACTCGTTGGTTTGCAGAGTGGCGCTGTCCAGAAGCATCTATTGCGCACTTAGAGTGGGAAATGACTCTTAAGTACAACGACGAATGGACAAAGAAGAAAGATCCATTATACGGTAAACCCACACCGCAAGCAGAAGCCGCTAAAGAAAAATGGGAATTATACTACTGGTGGAAACATGTTCGTCCACAACGTGCTGATGCCTATGACTACTGTGGTTGGACACAATACTGTGAAGACACTAGAGTCAAAGAAGGGGAAGATTGGATCTTTGGTAATGAAAGTAAGAAAGATAAAAAACGTAGTAAAGCTATCTTAGATGCCATGGATCGTCTTGAAAAACAGTACGATTCAGAAGATGAAGCTATGTTAATTCGGTTAGTTAAATTAAGGAAATCGTTATGGACTTAATAATATCAATACTTAATATAATAATAACAGGATATATTACATTTTGTGTACTGTTTACAACATTCTTTATTGTTAAATTTTATTCTAACTATCGAAAAGAAGTTGCTAAAATTAAACCTTCGACCCAACCCGATATTTCAACAGTTAAATTAGTCAGTGTTGAAGTTGTAGAGGATCGGGTGATGATGTATGATGCTGTAACACATGCATTTATCTGCCAAGCCGACACAGAAGAAGCACTATGGACCACAGCTGAAGCAATGTTTCCTGGCAAGTCATTACTACGCTATATTAACACTTGACAACTAACTGATTTTACTGTATAATACTTGTATTGATAATTAAGAAAGGTACTAATTATGAGCACACCTGTGTATATGGATATTGAACAAGCATACAGCATTGTACAGTGGGCAGGCGAAGCATACGGACAGCGCAATCTTTGGGGTGCGTTAGACAGCATGGAAAAGAATTGGGATGACTTGGACAAACAAGAGCGCACTGCATACAACATGATTAAGCGAGACTTAATTGCAACCGCAGGTACTAACGTATGATAGTTGGATTTGATCATGTTGGTGAAGAACATAAGTGTAATGTTTGTTCAAGCGAATTCACAGATGACGAAGGTGGAGTGTTAGGTCACTTTGGTATGTTGCCTGTTGCGTTTTGTCCGTGGTGTTTTAGTTCAATGTGTGATATGGTTGATCAATTAACCGACGACGAAGATATAGAAGAATAATATTAGGTAGCAAGGAAAAAATATGACAATGCATATGGTTGGTCCTTATCTTACTACCACAGGTAAACGTAAAGGTAAACAGAAACATCGTACCGCTGCTGCAGCAAATAAGGCACGTCAGAATGCTGAATCGTGGAGAGCACTGTTAGACAAATACGAGATAAAAGATGAAGTTACCAAAGTACGACCAACTGCCCGAGTGGCTACAACTAGTGGTTATTCTCCTTTCAATGATCCTAAGCGCAGTACCCGCCATATTCCTAGCTTGGATACTGGGCAAGGTCTAGCGGCTCGTCCAGCAGACAAAGTCTACACAGGTGATGCTATGTTAGGTGTAAGTGTCTTACATAAGTCAAATGGTATTCCTGTATTCCGTCAGGAAGATGCTATTGATATTAGTAAAATGAGACGTGGATAATGAAAAAGTTTATAGGTTATGTAGTAAGTTGGGTACTATACTGGTTAGGTGATCTAGTGAGTAAACCTATGCACTATATTGATTGGTGGTGGTTATATCCTGTGTATAATCGGTTGATGGTCTGGAGTTATGACATACAAGATTGGGCCGGTGCCAATGGTCCGTGGAGAGAAACTAATGGGTGAAGAACAGCAATGGTATTGGGAAGATGAATATAAAACCATAGTCAAAGATGAATGGGATGAAGCATTCTACAATACTAAAACTACGTACAATGACATTATTACATTTAACAGCGGTGCTGGCGAAAATAGTGAAATGCTACGTATAGCTCAAGACGGGTTCTACGTGCGAGGAGTAAAAGTAGACGCAGATGCCAAAGAAGCAGAACAAGTGTATACAGCATTCAAACAATGGTTAATGTGGAATACACTAGCAACTAAATAGTGTATTAGAGGAAGGGTTTTGGCAAAAGAAGAAGTAATAAAAATGGCAGGTGTTGTTGAAGAAGTATTAGGCAATTCCATGTTCAGGGTTAAATTAGAAAACAACCACATGGTAACAGCGTATATTGGTGGAAAGTTACGTAAGTTTACTATCAAAATTATTCAAGGTGATCGAGTAGATATTGAAATGTCTCCTTATGATCTTAGTAAAGCACGGATTGTCTATCGGAGATAAAGATGGTTACTGTATTACCTAACGCTGTAAAAAAAGTCAAAGAACTACTATTAGAAGAGAATGATCCTAATCTAAAACTGCGTATGTTTGTTCAAGGTGGCGGATGCAGTGGATTTCAATACGGTTTTACCTTTGATGAAACTGTTAACGAAGATGATTTTGACTTAGAATTCGATGGTGTACACCTATTAGTTGATGCTATGAGCAGTCAATATCTACAAGGTGCCGAAGTTGACTACGTCGAAACTCTAGCAGGTAGTAACTTTAGTATCAAAAATCCACAGGCCACAACTACGTGTGGTTGCGGAAGTAGCTTCTCAGCCTAATCATTCAATTCATTTAGTTGCACTCTAGATAAATACTTGAAGTAAGTATTTAGAGAGCAACTATGACTATCACAACAGCAGGTTTTGCAAATGTAAATGTCGGATCAAGTGCCAATGACGGCACAGGGGACGACCTTCGTTCGGCATTTGTTACAGTAAATAATAACTTTAGTAATATAGTATCAACAGGAATTAGTTTTCCAAATGTTGTAATTACCAACAGATTAGGCATATCTAGTACAAATGTACCCACTCTTGCAAATAGTACAGGCAGCATCGGACAATTAACCTGGGATAGCGACTATCTTTACGTATGCATTGCAACAAATACTTGGAAACGTGCCAATTTAGTGGCATGGTAATAGGAATAATCGATGGCCGTACCTAAGTGGGCAACCCCAGCAGGAAATCTAGGTGTTGTACCTGCACTGGAATTTTATCAGCTTCCTCTACAGGCCAGTGATGCCAGTGGCGGAACCTTAGTTTACAATAGAGTTTCCGGAAGACTACCTCCAGGTATTCAGGTTGTGCGTACTGGGGTATTGCAAGGAGTTCCTATAAGTGAAGCAGTTCCGGATACTAACCAAACATATACATTCACTATACGAGTTACCAATACCACTACTGGTAGTGTAGCAGATCGAACATTTTCGCTGACTATTACCAATGTTGCACCTCCTATTATTATTCCTCGAAACGTTAATCTAGGACTGTTCTATGATGGTAGTACAGTTAATATTCAACTTGAGGCTATAGAATTCGTAGTAGAAGATAATCTAGTTTGGAGTTTAAAAAGTGGTGAACTTCCTCCGGGCATTTCACTTAGTCAAGACGGATTATTATCAGGTTTTATACGACCAACACCTGTTATAGGTCCAGGCAGTGATCCTGATTGGGATGATACCCCATGGGATTTATTAGGGTGGGACTTCCTAGTTGGCTCTGTTAGAAAATTATTTACATTTACTATAGAAGTCACTGATGGTGCAAATACTGATGCTAGTACATATATCTTAGATGTATATCCTAGACGGTCTTTGATTGCGTCAACAGATTCATTAACTGCCGACAATAGTTTTGTCAATATCAACGTACTACCTAAACATTTTCCAATTATACTTACTACGCAAGCTGACATGGTTGTAGAACGCCAAGGCGGATACTATGCATTTCAAATCGAAGCCATTGATCTTAACGGCGACATATTGCAATATGCAATGCCGGCAGTATCTACTGGGGCATTTGATGAACACGTTAATAATAATGATTTACCTTATGTCAATCAAATTGTCGATGACGGTAATCTATACGTAGGAATAACTTCACCAACCTCAACATCAAAACCAGCACTAATTCCTGGTGACCAGGTTCAAGTATTATATTCTAGCCCATTAACCACTAATGAGGTCACTTGGTATAGTGCTAGTATTAGTAATTTTACCACAGTGAGACTTTTCGGTAATTCACCAGTAACTGGTAATGTTGGTGATTTTTTAACGCAACAACTCAGTGGCGCGAACGCTACAATTAGTAATATTAGTTCAACTTTCGGAACTATTACATTAGTCGGCAATCTAGTGTTGGCTAATGTGGGAGCTTTCGTTACTCAAGGCTCAGCAAATGCTGTAGTAACAGCTACATCAGTTTATACTTCGTCTGTACAAGTAATACACCTGACAGGTACATTTAGTTCGACAGGTGGTAATATTTTTGTCAACGGTGTTAATGCCAACGCATCTCCAGTATCGGCCAGTTACTTTACTGATATAGGTTGTGTATATAACAATGCTAATACATTTACATTTAATACCGTAGCTCCAACAGGCATAGCAAATATTGCTGGAATCAGTACAAATTCAAGACCGTTAACTATTACCAGTGTAGGAGTTAATATAGGAGCAGTAGTTGATCAAACTACTGCACCCGCTGCAGTAGGATACGACGAAGGAAAATTTGATCAAGGTATCTTGATATTACCTCTAACCCTACTAAGTGGGCAAACCAGCGTTATTGACGCTAACAGCGGATGGATTACAGGATTTCTGCCAGAACTCACTGATAACACTACCAATTACGAATTCGAAATTAGTGTATTCAAACGAGATGAACCAATTTATGCCACAAGTAGAATTTTCACTCTAACAGTATTAGGCGATTTAGATAACAGCGTTTCTTGGTTAACTCCAAGTTATCTCGGATCAATCGACAATGGCAAGGTTAGTGATTTGTATGTTAAAGCAGTTAGCAGCAAAGGCAAAGCATTGTACTACGAGCTAACTCCAAATGTATTTAAAAGATTACCGCAGGGACTATTATTACTAAGCAACGGACTTATTTCAGGTCGAGTTAGTTTCCAATTGTTTACGCTAGATCAAGGATTAACAACCATTGATGGGGGATCTACTACGTTCGATGATACCTATTCGTTTAGTATAACTGCTTATACCTACGATGGAAGTGTTAGTGCAACTAGAGAGTTCACTATCAGAGTAAATGAGCGTAATACAAGCCCTTATGAGAACTTATATTTAAAAGCTGCGCTGTCTTTAGAGCAACGTAGTCAATTCCAGGACATAGTGCAGGATCCTACAGTATTTCCTACTGAATTGATATATCGAATCGAAGATCCGTATTATGGTGTTACTTCTGATGTTAAAGCCTTATTTTTAGCCGGCATTAACCCTAGCTTTTTAAGTGAATATGCTGCAGCTGTCGAAACTAATCACTTTAATAAACGTATTACATTCGGCCAGGTAAAAACGGCTGTGGTTAGAAGTAGAGCATATGATGTTGCTGAGATTGGTACTGGTCAGATAATTGGTACTTTTGAGGATGAAATTGGATTCGCTCCGTCGGATCTTAATTCCGGGTATACTGCAGATACTAATATTCCAGTTGGTACACAATTAACTGAAGAACAGATCAAGTATGAAGTAGTATATGTTGAAATCAACGACGATAATACTATTTCAAATTCCTCAGGCTCATTTGGACCAGCAAGCACAATTGATTTAACCAGTCAGCTTGTTAATCCATACCTTGACGAGAACGGCAATAGTTACAGCATAGCATATCCTAATGCCTTTAGTAACATGCAGACAAAAATAGTTTTACAATTGGGATATGCCAACAAAGGAGCATTGCCGGACTGGATGACTTCACTACAACCGAATGGTACTGTATTAGGATTCAAACGTGCAGTAGTATTAGCCTACACTATACCTGGAGCAGGTGAAGCAGTAGCTTGGCGCTTTGGCCAACGTAGATTTAATTTAACTGCACTAGATTTTACCGTTGATAGATATCAACTTGATAATATATACACTGACAATTACAATATTGCAGAGGAAGAATTTATCGGCGGCGAAGAAACTACGTACGATCGATACCCTCCAGCCAGTTTAATTTTTGCAACTATAGGTACTGTGGATTATGCAGTACGTATTCCGTATGAAAGTATCAACAATCGATCTATTGCAGATATTAATGCACTCGGGGGATTAGATAGTATTACCAATTTTGCAAACGGTGAGACTATTGTATTTGCTCAGCAAGAGTTTAGAACAGGTATTAGTGTAGGTGATACCTATAATCAAGGATGGACTGATGTTCGTACATTGTGGGCTAAAAACACTGATGTGTCCGATAATGACACTTCAGATCCAAATTTAGACCCAACTCCGGGTCTAGCATGGGATTCTGATCCTTGGGACTTTAGTTCCTATGTGCCAGGATATAATGAAAACTTATTGAATCCTACTGTAGACAATAGACGTATTGGTATATGGCGAATCAATATCGACAATGCAGGTATTGTGACTTTGATTTTTGAACGAACTGTCAGCTTCTATAATAGACTTTTTGTGCGCAGAGGGTTTACCTTTGGTAGAACTAACATATTCTATGATCCCGCAGTTAAACCTAGAAACTTAATACCTAACTATAGTATTATTCCTGAACAAGTTGATATACGAGGTACAATATTTGACGGAAACGGAACAAGATTTATCAGTAATCGAGATGAGTACACTACACCGCAATCAGGTGATAAATATATAAAATTTGCCAAAACTGGAGTATTTACATAATGAGCAGCATTAATCCCAACAACATCGACGGCGCATATCCTATTGCAGGTCAAGACAATGACAGCCAAGGGTTCCGCGATAATTTTACCAATATTAAAAACAATCTAACATTTGCACAGGCCGAGCTTGCTGATCTACAACAAAAAGCTGTGTTAAAAGCGCCGTTAGGTACAGCAGGACAAACAGCAACTACTAATATCTTAAACTATGAAATATTAGCAGAAGCACAGCTGACAAGAACTGTTGAAAGAACAGCTAATACAGTACCAAGTACTGCAACTCCAACTATTAGTTGGGAGGATGGAAATCATCAACGTTTATTCTTAAGTGATACTAATCTAACATTAAGTTTTACTGGATGGCCTGGGGCTGAACTACATACAAAACTACGTTTAGAAGTGTTAGTTGCTAATGCTGCTTCAACTATTACTTTTCCTAGTGCTGTCAGCGTTGGGTTGTCTTCTATTCTTGGTATGAATGGATTAGTATATACTCCGCCAACTACTGGAGTGACTATATTTGAATTTAGTACATTCAACAGTGGAGCGACTATATTTGCACAAGAATTGACACGTAATCGTAGCCTGCGTGTTGTTGACTATCAATACTTAACACCAGCCAATGCTTCACTATCAAATGTTAGTCCTACTGTTTCTACAGTAGTAGTAGACCCAGCAGGTACTATTGCTATAGCTAATATTTCATTGCCAGGCAATACTACTGTTAGTGATGGGCAAACTATTAGTTTTGCTTTTGGTGCAACAATTACCGCACTTACGCTATTTGGTAATGGTGCAACAGTATTAGGCGGACTAACTACCGCTGGTGTAACTACTCCAGCTAAGTATATCTACAAAACATCAACAAACAAATGGTATAGACAAGGTTAATAATACCAAAATCATTGACTCCTTGTAAAAACTAATGTATAGTTAGTAATACAAGGAGTTTTCTTTTATGCAAATTGACTTAAACAAATATCAAAACTTTGTCCGTGAAGTAACCAGCAAAGAATCAAACTATCCAGACGATTTTATATCTAGAATTAAAGAAATCAACGACACTACAACCATTAATCCAGCACTGTTATTAACAGCCGCAATGGGGTTAGCTGCAGAAGGAGGTGAGTTTGTCGAGATTCCTAAGAAGATTATATTTCAAGGTAAACCAGTAAACGAAGAAAACATCTTTCACATGAAGCGTGAGCTAGGTGATATCATGTGGTATTGGATCAACGCTTGTCGCGCACTTAATCTAGACCCAAATGATGTTATTGCTGAAAATGTGCGCAAGTTAGAAAGTCGTTACCCGGGCGGTAAGTTTGACGCACACTACAGCGAGTATCGTCAAGACGGAGATTTATAATGCACCCTCTAGCTCCAGACCTAAGTAAATTAACTGATGATGAACTTCACACTAAACGAGGTGAGTTACAGACTCGAATGAGTCAGGCATATAAATTTGGCAGTGCAGATATGGTAGGTCAACTGCAACTATTACTACAAGATTACGCTATGGAAGTTGAAAGACGGAATCAGTTAATGTTAGATCAGGCGCAGAAAAGCGGGCGAATAAACAACAACGATAACTCAGCAAAAGACATTACAAATTGAAATATGACCTATATGGACAGGCCTACACAACCACAGCCGAGCTGTGTGATCTGTTGTATGCTAAACCTGATTTAAGTATTAATTTATTTCAAGTTGAGGATCCCAATGAGTTTAATATCAGCATAGCTAAACTGCACGCTGAACTTGAACCAGTAATGCCGTATATTGCACAAACAGGCATAAACGTTGACGAATTTGATCTTGCTATGCAAACACACTGGCGTATGCCTAAAGAGTATGCAGAATTAGATATTGCAGCATATATTTTAAGTTTGTGCCGAGAAGACTATGAGCTACAACGTGTAGGGCAAGAATTATTACTGTACCAAGAACGTGAACTATTTAATCTACTGCGTTACTTAAAATATCTAGTAGATACCCTACGTAAAAATAATCTAGTTTGGGGTGTAGGTAGAGGAAGTAGTGTAGCAAGTTATGTATTGTTTTTATTAGGGGTACATAAAATTAATAGTATATTCTATTCTTTAGATATTGAAGAATTTTTGAAATAAATACGCATATAATAGGAGAAACAAAATGGCAAACGTTAGAAGAACTGCAATGGGTGGTGCTATTGATATAGATCGTTTACGACTATCAAACGAAAATACTATCGCTATTGGTAATACAAGAACTAATGCTAGAGGCGATCAACTTGGGCCTGGCGGTAAAGTAATCAAAACTCGAGCACAGCTACAACAAGAATATTATAAACTTAACACACCTGTAGCAGATAATGATACTGCTGTAGCAGAAAGTGCCGGTGTAGTAAATCAATTGCAGGTACCTCTGCTGCAACCTACAGCTGAAGATATACCCGTAGCAGAAAGTTCTAATTATGTTAAACCTCGAGGTAGTTTTGCAGAAGCTGTGGCTAGTGAAACTGAAGTAAAAACTGAGTTGCTTGATCCCACATCATTAACTGGCAGTAACAAATCAACCGGCATTAAACGCATTTAGGAAAATTATGAGTTCATTTGACCCTCGAAAAATTAAATCAATTAAAGCATTACAAGATCATGTCTTAATTACTGATATGAATTTTAAAGAAAAAATCAGCCATGGTGGTATTGTTATTCCCCACAGTGATGGTAAGTTAGAAGGCATTCATCCACGTTGGGCTCGAGTGTATGCTATTGGTAGTCGACAAAAAGACATTACCGTTGGGCAATATGTACTGGTTAAACACGGACGTTGGACTCGCGGAGTCGAAATTGAAGATGATGCAGGTCAACGGCATACTCTACGTAGAATTGATCAAAATGATATTCTGTTGGTTAGTGATGAGCCTGTGCAAGATGAAACAATAGGAAGGGGGCTATAATGCGACATCCAGACCCGTGGCGTCATCAAGTAGTAAGTTTTGCCAAAAGTGCCTTACGTATCTTGGCAGGTGGCTTTCTTTGTGCTAATATACTAGTAAGTGCTGGGGTATTGTTTATCCTAGCTGAAATATTAGGGATTGTAGAGGAACTTGTGTGAACGATTTAGATCAAGTAATTATTGAACAACATAATCTTGCACGTCGAGTAGAAGAAGCGTTCGGGCAATGTAAACTTACTGTAGAAATGCGAAGAATAGCTGACAAATTGGCCACACTTAACAGTCCACTTAAACCATCAACAGCCAAAGGCGATCAATGAAACAATTATGGGTAGAAAAATTTAGACCAAGTGATGTAGACGGTTATGTGTTTCGCGATGAAGCACAGCGCACACAGGTCAAACAATGGATTAAAGAAGGTAGTATCCCACACTTACTGTTCTCAGGAGCAGCAGGTATTGGTAAAACTACCTTGGCTAAGATCCTTATCAATCAATTAGGCATTGACGAGTATGATGTATTAGAGATCAATGCGTCACGTGAAAACAATGTTGATACTGTTCGTGATCGTATTACTAACTTTGTGCAGACTATGCCCTTTGGTAGTTTCAAAGTTGTCCTATTAGATGAAGCTGATTATCTAAGCCCTAATGCGCAGGCAGCCCTACGTGGTGTCATGGAAAGCTACAGTGAATCTGCACGTTTTATCTTAACCTGTAATTATCCACACAAGATTATTCCAGCACTGCACAGTCGTTGTCAAGGTTTCCACATTGAAAAAGTTGACCACACAGAGTTTACAGCACGTGCGGCCACTGTGTTAGTCACAGAAGGTGTAGACTTTGACTTAGACACATTAGATTCTTATGTTAAAGCAACCTATCCGGATCTGCGTAAGTGTTTAAACTTGCTACAGATGAACAGCGTCGATGGTAAATTAAAAGCACCAAACGAAACAGGACAAGGCACTGCTGATTATAAATTGGCCATGGTTGACCTGTTTAAGAATGGTAAAATCCGTGAAGCACGCAAACTATTATGCGAGCAGGCTCGCCCAGAAGAAATGGAAGAAATCTTCCGTTGGTTATATGATAACCTGTCTATGTGGAGTGCTTCAGAAGAAGGCCAAGATGAAGCTATCCTTGTTATTCGTAAAGCAGTAGTAAATGCCCCGTTGGTTGCTGATCAAGAGATCAATCTTGCAGCTTGCTTAGTTGAACTTGCTCAAATAGGAAAATAATATGGCAAATAATAATATCTATTTAATAGCAAAGTACACAGGGCAACCTAAAGATCCAAAGCAGACTGTTAGGCCAGGATATATGAAGGATCCTAATAATATACAATACGAAGAACAAGTATACATCTCTCGAGGACTCCGAGACAAAGACCTTCAAAATCAAGTAATTTTGAACCTAACCGAAGAAAAAATCGTCAAAAACAACTTCAATTCAGGCAGTAATTTCGAAGAAATATTTACTCACTACTACGAGGGTTATGCTGAATATATTGATGATTGTGTAAACACATTAAATGAAGCGTTACAAACTAAGTGATGCAGGTGCCCGAGGTTGGTTCATAGGAGACTTTGAATCAGCTGTGCATCAAACTAAAGACTTTGAAGTCTGCTATCAGCACAATCCTCGCGGTAAACCTGCTACACATATACACAAAATAGTTACAGAAATTACATTGGTTATCAGCGGACGTCAAGTCTGCAATGGTGAAATATTTTCGGCTGGTGATATTTGTATATTAGAACCAGGCGACATTAGTCAGATTGAATATCTGGAGGACACTCAAATCGTAACTATCAAGACCCCAAGTATCCCCTCAGATAAGTTTATGTTATAAGTGTTAATCTTCTCCGTATAGGCGTAGCACCTCCGCAACAGCTGGATGGCGTGCTATGTCTTTAGTCGCAAACTCAACACCTGCAATATATTTGCTATTCTTAAAACCATCAAACAAACGTTTGAAGTCTAATAAGCCATTATCCGGGTCTCGTCTATCTGCTTGACGTGTGTCGCCTGTTACTACTATTTTAGAACCTTCGCCGAGTCGTGTAAGGAGCATCTTAATCTGTCCAGGGGTGGCGTTTTGCATTTCATCTGCTACTATCCAACAGCCCTTAAATGTACGACCTCTCATAAATGCTAGTGGAGCTATCTCAATCACCTGTTCTTCTAGCATACGTGCTACTTCTTTTGGACTATAGTATTCCGCTATGACATCAAATAGCGGCCTAGTCCATGGTTCCATCTTAGCATTAATATCACCTGGTAGGAAGCCATGCTTTTCGTCGTCCACTCCTACCGCTGGACGTGTTAGAATTAATTTACTTACTTGTCCTTCTTTAAATGCTTTAATGCCAGCTAACATAGCTAACATTGTTTTGCCGGTGCCGGCAGGACCTGTGGCGAAAACGATACACTTAGAATCGTCGGTCAATAGGTCAATATATGCTTCTTGGTTAATGCTTTTTGGTATTAGATGAACTGTTTTTTGTCTTTGTACATAATTGTTAAAACTTACTACTGTATTATCTTGTTGTGTTGCGAATGAGTTTACGTTATTGCTACGTGCTGCCGATCTGCGATGTCTTGACAAGTTAATGCTCCTTTAAAGTGTGTTGTAGATTATAAGCATCTACACAAATATTTAAGAGCAAAAAAAGTTTTGAAAGTGAGCAGTTAAGTCGAAAAGATCTAGGCTAAGTATTAGACTGTCTGCACCACTCTGCATAGATCCTATTATGGGTATCCCAACGTGCAACATTTACCCTAAACCCAAACTTTTCAGCAAACTCTGCATGTTTAGCAATAGTCCAGGGATAAAAGTCTATATTGTTGCATTCTTTATTGTTGTGATCTGCTAATCCCGGATTACATCGCCAATAGATACGTGCATTGGGTTTGAGACAATCGACCACGCAGTTAATTTGATTTAGTATTGTTTCTTCGTTGCCAAAATTAATGCTACCTAAACAAAAAGCTACATCAAATTTATTTGTAGATTTATATTCTTCAATAGGCACTTTAATATCGGCTTGATCGTTTGCTGGATCAATGCCTATAAGATTAACAATACTATTTTTAAACTCATTAAATCCACATCCAACATCTAAAACTGCTTCTCCGGGAACAATCTTGTCTACTAATGCCCACCCAGAATAAATGTAGCGATCAAAATTACTCTGCCAGAATGTTGAAAAATATTTGTTTAATTGAGGTTGAGGCATATATACATTATATTATGAAAAATCTTTGTATTGTATTTAGCGGCGGTTGTTATGGCACCTTTACAGAATGGTGTTTAAATTATTTTAGTGACCCTTCCTTTCCCACAGACTTACCTTTTACAAAAGTAGGAAGTGCTCATTTATTCAACGGCAATCACCTTGTTGAATGCTGGTTAGAATACATACATTCTGATAAAGAATTTTCATTTGTTAGATGTCATCCTAAAATGCTTGCTCAGGAAAATGTGGTAGATAATTTAAAATTAATTAGTCGCCACTTTAAAAAAACTGTACTTATAATTCCAACTAAAGATACATTTGCTTGGAATATAAATAACAAATTAGAAAAAATATGGGGCGACCGTTTTTGGTCTATTACAACCGATGATCAAATGAATAAAAACATTAGAAAATGGAAGTCGTGTGATAGTTATGATCAATTAGATAGGTGGGAATTCAGAGAATTTTTATCGTTTTTTATGTACGAACAACATTTAGCAGAAGTTGATTTAGAAGATATTCTTGATAATTATGAAAATTTAAATAATGTACTACATATAATAACTTTAGAAGACTTTAAAAATAATTTCAATAATACTATTTGCAGTTTATTAAATTATTGCGAAATTACTCCTATTAGAATTGAAACTCTTGATTATATACATTCTACTTGGTTAGAAAATCAACATCATATATTTAAGGATGATTTAATTTTTAAAATTATTGATAGTCTTTTAAATAACAGATTTTATAGCTGGCATGATAAAAATTTAACCCTTGCCGACGAAGCACTTGTACAGTATTTTTTAAGATTACACAATATAGAACTTCGATGTTACAACTTAAACGTATTTCCAATAAATACAGAAGATTTAAAAAAATTATATGTCAACACTCTTACCTAATTATATATTTTTTACCGGGGTGCCCGGAAGTCGATGGAGCGGCATAGCGCAGATTATCGAAACCATACCCGGAATGAATACTAGTGATCGAACTCCTGCTCGAGAGTATGACCATCATAGTTATACAGGACATAAAGGTGCATATTTTGGTCGCAATATGGAATTCAGCACCATTTTAGATACAGACTATATCGACACTGCATGGACTGAGCCCGGCGGATGCAAATTAGTTAAAAGCCACGACTGGGCATATCAATTAAATAATGTTAGTATGATAAAAGATATTTGGATTATGTTAGTTTATCGACCAGACATGAGCAGTTTTGCTTGGTGGCACGAAGCTGGCGGATTTCAGATTAAGTATCCTTGTTACGATGCGTATAAGGACAGCGTGGGTATGTTGGCTGAAATTTCAGCACAGAACAAAGCCATATTAGAATTTGCAATGATAAATAACTGTAAGTGGGAGTACTTTACATCCGGGTGGGTTAAAGAAAACTTCGACGCAGATGTCAAGGTAACTAACGTCTGGCCAGATATACTAGTTACATTGATTAAAAAATAACGTTATTAAAAGGAAAATATAATGAACTCAAAACAATTTGTTGCTAAACTAGCACAAGACAATGAAGCACTATTTCAAGCAAGTGAAATGAACGTTGAAGCATACTTTGCTAGTAATCCTAGCCAAGAAGCTCTAGTAGAACACTTTACTGGTCGTATGGTTAACGAACGTATGAACATGGTTGAAATCTCAACTAAAGTTGCTAATGCACCTGCTGATACATCAGTAGAAACACTAGCACTATTAAGTAAACAAGCATTAGACGAAGCTAATCACTTCCGTATGGTTAAAGAAGTTATTGAACACATCACTGGCGAGAAAGTTGACGTTGAAGCTGCAATTGCTGCAGAAGCGGCTAAACCAACAGCTAAAGGTGCTGCTCTATTAGCTAAGTACGAAGCACAAAACGATCCACTAGCACTAGCTGCTTACCAATTCATTGCTGAAGGTCGTGCGGAACGTGTATGGAACAAAATGGCTGAATGTATTAAAGATGAATATATTTCAACAACCTACGCTAAGATTGCTAAAGATGAAGGCTTCCACAGCAACATTGGTCGTCATGCATTAGAGTTGTTAGCAACTGATGCTGATACACAAGCTCGCATTGAAGAAATTGCACGTACAATGCGTATGGATTTGTTTGCTATTTCTTGCATGAACACAACTGCTACACCAGAAGCTGTAAAATTAATGGATGCTGCTCACTAAGCATAATTAATTGTATAAGTTTCAAACTAAAGGGACTTAGGTCCCTTTTTTTACCTCTAGGATTTTAATGAAAGATTATACAAAGATAGTCAAATGGTTTTCAGCAACAATGATTTTATGTGCTATGCCCTTGCATATTTTAGGTATTACTCCTTGGAACAGCTTATTACAAATTGTTGGTGCCTGCGGTTGGGTCTACGTAGGATTTAAGTGGAACGAAAAAAGTTTAATCACTAATTTTCTGCCGCAGATCTTTATGATTATTGCTGGATTAATCTACTTCGCTTATTACAAATGAAAATAGCAATCTCACAACGTGAAATAGTACACAATAACATCACCTATGACTGTTTAGAACATGGTTGGTATGGGTTATTAAATCACTGCGATATAGAGCCTATACCCAATGTATCGAATATTCCTCTTGATTTCGACATGTTAATTCTGTCGGGTGGCGATGCAACCCCAAACCGTACACATACAGAAACAATGTACTATAATATTGCCCTATTGAAGGGAATACCCATACTAGGAGTATGTCACGGTGCATTTTTCATTAATGAATTTCATAGCGGCATCAACCTGCCTATTGATGGGCACGACAATACTGCACACGAAATTGAAATCGACGGTAATATAAACTACGTAAACAGTCATCATACTAATAGTATTGGCAAATTAGGAATTGACTTAATGCCCGTGGCAACTTGTCCACACGATGGCACTATTGAAGCATTTAAACACAGTCACTTACCTATATGGGGCTTGGTGTGGCATCCGGAGCGGACTGAGGGAATATTGCTGGACGATCTAGCAAAGGTATTATATGGCTAAGAAGATGTTAATATTGACTGGTCCGCAAGGCTCTGGCAACCATTTATGGAGTAAAATTTTTAGTCTACACCCAGCGGTCTACGGGTGGAAAACTCTATTAGACAACTATTGGGAGTCACATCGTCATTCGGAACCATTCCGTACGCAGTGGCGTAATCATGAATTACTTAAAGAGTTTGATTGGCAACAAAGTGACTACTACTTTACTAGTATTAGTTTACCAATAGGATATCGATTCACTGAAGATAACGATCGGGTTCAGTGGACTGCTGATATCATGGGATTTACCAGAACTGTATTAGAACAAGGTGTAGAAGTTGAAATTGCAGTAATAGGGCGTGATCAAAATATATTACAACATCAACAAAATCGTGTTCGTGAAGAAACTACATTATCTATATTTTTGTCTCAGTTACCTACACTACAAAACCCAACATTTCTAAGTTATGAATTATTATACTTATATAAACAAGAATATTTAAAAAGTTTAAAATTAAATATACCCATAGCCTGGGATGATCTTAGACTTGGTGAAATTCTTGCTGATGATGCTAACGAGAAATATATACATAGTATCGAATACAATGAATTAGACAATGGCAATAAATTAGGTGTAACATTTACGAAAAAACCATGAAGAAATTATTAATTATTACAGGACCACAAGGTAGTGGCAACCATTTATGGAGTAAAATATTCAGCTTACATCCGGAAGTATACGGGTGGAAAACACTATTAGAAAATTATTGGGAAGCACATCGTTTTGCGGAACCCTTTGCACAGTATTGGCGTGATCCTAGTTTATTAAAAGAATTTAATTGGCAACAAAGTGACTACTACTTTACTAGTATTAGCTGTCCATTGGGTATTATTGGTAGTGGCGTAAATCCTGTATGGAACCCTAATGTCATGTCTTTTGCTAATGCAGTAAAGGACTGTGGAGTCGATGTAGAATTTGCTGTGATAGGTCGCGATCAAACTATCTTATATAATCAACAAACACGTATTCGTACACAGTCGACATTGCTTATGTTTTTAGAACAATTAAAGACTATACCCAATCCAACGTTCCTAAGTTATGAATTGCTGTATTTGTATCGTTGTGATTATCTTAAAACTCTGTCGTTTAGTATTCCTGTTGCATGGAATGATCCCGGATTAGATAGCATACTCGAAGACGATGCTAATGCCAAATATATACATGGCATAGAACACAACGAATTAGATAATGGAAACAAGTTAGGAGTGACATTCAAAACCAAACCATGAAAAAACTTTTAATTATTACAGGCCCGCAAGGATCGGGCAATCATTTGTTTAGTCGGGTGTTTAGTACACATCCGCAAGTGGGAGGTTGGAAACAACTATTAGATGAATATTGGGTGCCTAGTGATTTAGAACCGTTTGCCGAGTATTGGGTATATCCTGAACGATTGACAGCAGCTGCATTTGACGGATATGATTACTGGTTGGCCAATGTCAGTGTTCCATTTGTCTATGACGGAGTTAGACAAACTCCTAAAATCTTAGAAATGGCTCAACAAGCCAGGTCACTAGGAGTAGAAGTTACGATTGCTATTATTGTTCGTGATCAAAATATTCAAGTAGAACAACAGTTACGTGTACGTAAGGAAGTGACCTTACCGATAGCACAAGAATACTACTATAATCACCTACTAACCAGCGATTTTCCGGTGCATTTCTTAGATAATGAAGCATTTTTCCTACATAAACATCACTATTTAAAATGGGCCAGTAATCTACTAAAATTCCCCGTAGACTACAACAATCCCACTATACTTAAATTTATTACGGAAGACCCTAATAGCAAGTATGTTAAACATGTAGATGAATATTGGTTAGACCAGCAGGTATGGCATGGTATACAACCCAAGAGTTCTAGAGGACTTAAATGATTCATATTTTTGGTGATAGTTGGGGCTATAGTTACAAATGCGCAGTGCGGGATGAGTTCGATGGGGTCGATCTGGCAGGTTATCTATCCAATAGAATTCAAACAACTGTAATAAATCACTGTGAACGTGGACTTAGTAACTTTACAATTTTAAATAACCTACATAGTAAATTAAAAGAACTGTCTAGCGATGATATTGTTATTGTTCTGCAGACAGACCCGTTAAGAAACGTATTTGTTCCGTGGCATCGAAATAAAAGTCAAAAAATTGATGATAATCAATTAACTCTCGATACCACCATGGATATGGCACAGATCTATCACTACCTACTAATAAATCATTATACTAAATTAAAAGAATTAAATAATCAGACAAATGCAAAAATAATATTGCATGGTGGTTGCAGTAAACTCAACACTCAGTTAGCTGAAGAATTTAATTTAATATATACTAAAAAAAGTTCGACGGAAATTTTAGTACCCGATTATCAAGATTGTTATTATTTTGATGACACATATATTGCATGGGTTGTTAGGTTCTTAACAAAAAATAATAAAAATTATAAAGATGTTCCTAGTGTTGTGCTAGAAATTATCGCACAAACACAGAAAAAGATGAGAGTTTGGCAAGAACACGATGATCTTTTTACTCGCCATCATACTACTCCACAAGGAACTAATATAGTAGCAGACTATCTTGCTGATTTTTTGAAAGCTAGACTGTACATCTAATAGATAAATAACATAAAGAACCTAAAACTATGGCAAAACCAATTTCAGATATTATTAACAATACCAAAGACATATTCATGGCGGATAGTAGTCTTGACTCTCTACTAGACTTTGAACGTGTATTAGACGAATTAGACTTATATGTATTTGCCCACTGGAAAGAGGGCGAACTAGTAGAAGGCCCAATTTACGAAAAATATTTTGTAAACTGTACGTTTATGTGGCCTTATAAACTTATGCCTGATCCCCGAGGCGGAGAACGTTTGCTTAGTTATGACTGTGAAGTATATTACAGCAAAGATACCCTTGAATATCCAGTTGACATTAAAAGTCCAGATGACTTTGAAGATGGAACTAAAATGCCTAAGATGGCTAAAAAGCCAGTTTGGTTAGTTAAAATTGTTATGCCTAAAAAATTAATGCAAGAAATTCAACAAGGTAGTTTAGAATTAGAAAGTGCTACACTTGATTTAGAAGATATTGAACAGGCCTACGAAGAAGGCACCGATGATACAGCAAATTATGATTCAGAGCAAGAAAATGAACAAACCACAGCTTAACGAAAATTTAGAAATGGGCGATCTAAATCGCCTAGTACATGCAGAACTACACATCGACGAATATAAAAGTAAGATGGGTGATGATGCTGATGTAGCAGTGATTAGCTTTAAGGTATCTGGTAAAGAACCCAGTCTAGATCTGGTAAGTTTTGTCGAAAAAGGTTATGATTATGTATTAGATGCTGATGTTAGCTCAGGCGAAAAAGAAGGCGGAGACTATTTGGTATTTGTTGAATTAGATCGTACTCCTGAATTACCTGAATATATCATTGAAATTATGCAGGATCTAATGAACTTAACTAAGCAAGAACTAACCGATTGGCGTGTTAGGTATCAAAAAAGTCTTACCGATTATGATTTAACCAAAGAAACGCTGGCAAGAGTTATTCCTTTGACTCCAGAAGCATACAATAGAAAATACCAAAAAGACACAGAGGAATTGGATGCTCTTAAAACAGCCGCAGGTGTGGAAGTCACTACAACTGCACCTAAGAATGAATTTACTGAAAGTTTAAGAATAGCAGCAGGATTAAGATAATAAATTAAAGGACCTTCAACAATGAAAATTACAGCAGGTATAATCAAAGCAATATTTCCAAAGTACAAGCATCCAGAAGACCTAGCAGAAGTACTTACAGAGCAATTTGAAAAGTACGAGATTAATACAGTTAATCGTGCTGCAGGTTTCCTAGCACAATGCGGACATGAGTCGGCAGGCTTTACAATCTTAAAAGAAAACTTAAACTACTCAGCAGAGGGTTTAAACAAAATCTTTAAAAAATACTTCCCTACACTAGCAAGTGCTCAACCATATCATCGTCAACCAGAAAAGATTGCTAACAAAGTCTACGGTGGACGTATGGGCAATGGTCCAGAGTCTAGTGGTGATGGATTTAAATTCTGTGGTCGTGGTGCTATTCAACTAACAGGACGTGACAACTATACTAAATTTGCTAAATCAGTAGGCTTAACTGTAGAAGAAGCAGTGGCAGACTTAGAAACATTAGATGGTGCTATCGAGTCAGCATGCTGGTTCTGGAAAACAAATGGCTTAAACGCTATCTGCGACACAGATGATATTGTTAAGATGACCAAACGTATTAACGGTGGTACAATTGGCTTAGAAGACCGTACAACGCACTACAAAGAAGCTAAACACTTACTAGGTGGCGGACACGTAGCAGAGTCGCATGCTGCACCTGCTACAGCTACAGAGTACGTAACAGTGCGTGTAGGTAGCAATAACGACACAGTTAAAGCAGTACAAAAGGCTCTAGGACAAACAGCAGATGGTAAGTTTGGTCCGGGTACAGAGAAGGCAGTTAAAGCGTGGCAAACAGCACACGGCCTAACAGCAGATGGTATTGTAGGTCCGGCAACTATTCGTAAGATGCTAGGAGAATAACATGTGGTTATTGACATTTATTCCAGATAGTATTATACACGGGTTTGTTAACTGTGTATTCTATGCTGGCGTTATTGCTTCGTTATTGGGCTTTGTATTCAATTTTAGTTACCTTAGACCCTATCGATTAATAGTACAAGTTGTGGGTATTATGCTGTTAGTGGCAGGTGTATATTTTAAAGGCGGCTACGAAGTTGAAATGCAGTGGCGTGCTCGTGCCGCAGAATTACAGGCCAAAGTAGATGCGGCCGTGGTTAAAAGCCAAGAAACAAACACAGTGATCAAAACTAAAGTAGTTACTAAGATCAAAAAAATTAAAGAAGTACAGGTCCAACTACAGAAAGAAATTGTAGAGAAAGAAAAGATTATCAACGGTGAATGTGTAGTGCCTAAAGAAGCTATTGAAATACTAAACAAAGCCGCAGAAGGTCCTAGCAAGGAGGAAACTAAATGAGATATCTAATAGCGGTATTATTGCTCTCAGGTTGTTCAACTCTGGTGCCTGTTCGAGCACCGTTTCCGGACGTTCCTAGTGAACTTGCTATAGATTGTCCAGTTCTTACCCAGCTACCAACTGACACTAGCAAACTAAGTGATGTTGTGAGCAATGTAAGTGAAAACTACAGCACCTACTATGAATGCCAGGCCAAACACGAAGCATGGGGCATTTGGTATAAAGAACAACGTCGTATCTACGAGGAAGTTAAATGAGACGCTTGGCCTTAGTTAGTCTAGTAGTCCTATTATCAGGTTGTGCTAGTATTAGTACAATAATTGATGCGTACCGTATGGCTAAGTTTGACAGCAACGAATATAGTCTAGTTAATCAAATCCATACACAAGCACAAGTGGGCGTAACTAAATGCGGTACTAAAGAAGTGTTAGCCTATGTAGACACTGTTTATGTTAAGAGTATAGAACTTCGTAACTATTCAGCAAGTATTCCTGAGAACAAAGCTACAATAACAATGACCACAGAACTTGCTGTCATTACCAAAGGTCTTAAAGATCGTTATGATAGCGGTGACGAAGTTAGTCAAAAATACTGCGAACTTAAATTTAACAACATTGAAAACAGTTCAGGTACAATGAAAACAGTAATAGGAGCCAAACCAAGATGAGTAGCGTAGACAATGTAGTAATGGAAGTACATGCATTAGCAGCAGAATTTAACGCTGGTAAGCTATCGTTAACTGAATATAAAGAATTACTTAAAGATTTACAAAGTACCAAAGTTATCGAAGCGGCAGCTGGCGATTTAGCAAAATTAAGTCAGTTAAACGAAATAATCAATGATTTAATTGATGTAGCCAGTGCAGTAAGTTAACAATAAACTAATAAATAATAATAACAATAATAATTAGGAGCATGATATGGCAACAGCAGCAGAAAAAAAATCAGAAGATTGGATGACCAGTAAATGGCGTCCACTAATGGCCGTAACATATATGGCAACAATTTGGTTTGACTTTATTGTAGGTCCAATCTTATTCAACTTACTTCAATACTGGAATCCAGGACAGGCAGTAGGTATGTGGGTACCGTTAACATTACAGGGCGGTGGTTTATACCATATCTCCATGGGTGCTATCTTAGGTATTGCAGCTTGGACACGTGGTAAAGAAAAAGTAGCAACTATCGAAGCAGGTGACTCGGGAAAGTAACAGGGTTTGAAGACGCCCCGGTATTAAGTTCTTCAACAGAGCCTGTATGGTTAAGTCAAAGTGCACCAGAGTATAACGTACCTGTTGCGGCAGATCAACCAGAAGTGGTTAACGAAGTACAGGAAATAGCAGTTGGTCAGGAAATGGTAGAAATACCACAAGAAGCAGAAGTTACACCTGAACCAGTAGCTGTAGATCCAAATAGACCGTTACGTAGAAAGAAAACTTAACATCAGATCGATTTGATAGTAAATATAAAGGAGAGCTTGACAGTTCTCCTTTTTTATTGTATAATACTTACTATGACAGACGCATATGAAACCCTTGGCGTAGGAAAAAACGCCACAGAAGTAGAAATTAAAAAGGCCTATAGAGCTATGGCCAGTAAACACCACCCTGACAAAGGTGGCGATACTGCTAAGTTTCAAGAAATTCAAAGTGCATACGAAACCTTAACTGATCCTGTTAAGCGACAACAACACGATAATCCCAACCCGTTTGGCAATCAAGGCAGTGGATTTGAGTATCACTTTGGCGGTGGAGACGTACATGATATTTTTGGCCAGTTCTTCCAGCAGGGATTTGGTCATAAGCAACAACAGCGTCAGCCACGCAGAAACAAAGACCTACGGGTACAACTTTCAATTCAATTAAGCGATACCCTAAACGACCAAAAACGCACAATTAGTGTACAAACTACCAAAGGTGATAGATTCACCATAGATGTTAACATTCCACGAGGTGTCGGTAACGGCACTACTATCAAATACAGTGGTATGGGAGATAACATGTTTGAGACATTGACTAGAGGCGATTTATATGTTATTATTACTGTAATACACGATCAACGATTTGAAATTAATGGCAACAACTTAATTGCTAACATTGAGATAGATGCAATTGATGCTATGCTTGGAGCCGATCGAACAATTCAAGGCATTGACGGCAAAGAATTTTCAGTTAAAATACCTCAGGCGTGCCAGTATAATGCTAAATTTGGACTTGCAGGACAAGGATTATATTACATGAATACCAATGTCCGAGGTGATTTGATAGTAGCAGTACATATAAAAATTCCAACACTAGATGCAGATCAATTAAACATACTTAAAACGATCAAACCTAACTTATAAATATTTTAACATATCCAAAAGGATCATATAGTGTCATTAAATCAAAATCCTGAAATACAACATATCATTGAAACAGCAAGTACCATTGCCAAAGATTACAAACACGAGTATGTAACTCTTGAACATTTGTTAATAGCATTGGTTGAATTTAGAAATTTCAATAAAGCATTAAACGATTATGGTATTGAGGTCGAAGATCTTTTACGTGATCTTTATGATTACCTAGGAAAACAAGAACATCTAATTAATACAGAAAAAGAAGATCTTGCACCACAACGAACACACAGTTTAGAAAGAGTATTTAATCGAGCTTTTACTCAGGTACTGTTTAGTGCTCGTGATCAAATGGAGCCTGTTGATTTATATCTAAGTATTAGTCAAGAAACTAATAGTTACGCGGCATACTTTTTAGTAAAATATGGTATTAATCGTAAGCAATTTATAGAATACTATGCTGAAGAAAATAAAGATAGATTAGTGTCTGCTACTAAAAAAGAATCTAATAGACCTAAGAAAGATCGATCAGAGCAAATATTAGACGAATATTGCACTAATCTTAACACGCAGGTCAATGAAGGCAAGATAGATCCAGTCATTGGACGCGAATACGAACTTGAAGAAATCGCGCAGGTCTTGGCACGCCGTCATAAATCAAATGTGCTAATGATTGGCGATCCAGGCGTAGGTAAAACTGCTATTGCAGAAGGTCTTGCACACAAAATTGTTCACGGTCTAGTTCCTGAGTATCTTAAAGAATACACAGTCTACAATTTAGAAATAGGCAATTTGTTAGCTGGCAGTAAGTATCGCGGTGAGTTTGAAGAAAAACTCAAAGATATATTAGCTGCACTAGCTGAAAAAGGCAAAACTATCTTATTCATCGACGAAGCACATCAAATGCAGGGTGCAGGTTCTGGTAATTCAAGTAGTGTAGATTTTGCCAACATGATTAAACCAGCTCTAAGCCGCGGCACAATCAAAGTTATTGCCTCAACTACCTACGAAGAATACACTCAGAGCTTTGAAAAAGATCGTGCTCTAATGCGTCGTTTCTACAAACTAAACATTGACGAACCAAGCGCAGACATTGCCAAAGAAATCTTAACAGGCCTACGTGAGCACTTTGAAAAATTCCACGGTGGTACCATTGCAGACGAAGCTATCGAAGCTGCTGTAGATTTAAGTATGCGCTATCAAACAGACAAACGATTACCAGACAAAGCCATTGACCTAATTGACATGAGCTGCGCTAGATTAAAAATTAAGAATGCTGACTTTATTGTGGACAAAGATGCTATTGTTGACACCATTGCTAAAGCCACTAAGATCCCTAAAGAGAACTTGGTCAGCGAAAAAGCCAGCGAGAACTTGATTAACTTAGAATCAACTATCAAAGATCGTTTGTATGGGCAAGACTCAGCAGTCGAAGAAGTATTAGAAAAGATCTATGTAGCCAAGGCTGGAATGAAAGCACATAACAAACCTGTAGGCAACTTCTTGTTCTTAGGCCCAACAGGTACTGGTAAAACAGAACTATGTAAACTACTAAGTGAAAATCTTAGTATGAAACTAATCCGCTTTGACATGAGTGAGTATCAAGAAAAACATGCCATGGCTAAACTTATTGGTGCTCCTCCGGGCTATGTAGGCTACGAAGATGGCAACTTAGGCGGCGGCTTACTAATCAGTGAAGTTGAACGTAATCCACACTCAATTATCTTGCTAGATGAAATCGAAAAGGCTCACCCAGATATCAGTAACTTGCTGTTACAGATCATGGATGAAGGTACTATCACAGGTTCCAATGGTAAGAAAGCAGACTGCCGTAACGCAATCTTAATCTTAACGTCAAACTTAGGTGCTGCAGACAATGAGCGTAACAACATTGGCTTTGGTCGTGATCTGGCCAAAACGGGTGAAGACGATGAAGCTGTTAAGAAATTCTTCCGCCCAGAGTTCCGTAATCGTTTAGATGCTGTGGTTAAGTTTAATAGCCTAAACAAAATTTCAATGAAAAAAATTGTTGTTAAGTTTATCAATGAACTTAACTTACTGTTAGCTGAAAAATCTATCAAACTACGTGCTACCGAATCATTGATTGATCATCTAACAGAAGTCGGTTTCGAACCTGCAATGGGCGCACGTCCGCTGTCACGTAAGATCAATGAGCTTATTAAAGTTCCGTTAAGTAAGAAAATGTTGTTTGAACATATGGTCCAAGGCAGTGTTGTTACTGTAGACTGGGCCGATGAACAGGTAAAATTTATTGTTATTCCACCGGTGACTGTGGAGTTGTTAGAAGATAAAACAGTTGACGAACACGGTTATATTGTATTATAATAATTTTAACACCATGAATGACTCCTATAAATAATAGTAGTATATTATTAAGGAGTCTGATATGGCAAAGTTACAAGAAGAAGTGTTAGTAATCAAAGTAAGTAAACTGTTAAAAGACAGTGAAACTACAGCAGAAATTGTCAGTAATGACGTGTTGCAAAGTTTAGAAGCAGTAGTACAAGAACTTGCAGGTGTTGGCACACTTGTAGAAATCGAAAGAGCATAATTCAATTTAAAAGAGAGATTTTCAATGGCTAAACAGTCTAAACGCATCAAACCCAATTCAGTACCTATGATTAACCCACAAAATGCACCACAACAAGGTCAACCGCAACAACACGACTTTAGCAAATACCATGTACACTTTGGTATTCCCTGCTATGGCGGACAAATTACAGAACCATGTTTTACTAGTTTTTTACGTTTTATTCTCTTGGCGTCGCGTATGGGCCTACAGTGGAGTTTAGACACTATGGTTAACGAAAGTTTAGTTACTCGTGCTCGTAATAACTTAATGGCTAAAATGATGACCAATGATAAAGCCACTCATTTTATGTTTATTGATGCTGACATCAGATTTCAACCAGAAAGTATTTTTCAAATGTTAACTACTGAAAAAGATGTTATCGGTGGGTTGTATCCTAAAAAAGCTCTGCCAATTAGTTATGTAATTAATGTTAAACCAGGCACACAAATTATCAATGACATTTTTCCAGTAGACACTATGGGTACTGGCTTTATGTTGTTCAAACGCCATGTATACGAAAAACTAATTGCTGCACATCCAGAAACAAAATACGTAGATGATGTGGGCCTAGGTAAACAATATGAGCCACACATGTATAGTATTTTTGACACTGCTATTGATGAGAAAGGTCACTATCTAAGTGAAGATTGGTTATTCTGTCGCCGCTGGGCAGCTATTGGTGGCGAAATCTACGCACATAGTAAAGTTCTGTTAAATCACAGCGGACACTATGAATTTGCTGGTGACCTAGACGTATTAATTGGTAAAAAACAAGCAGAACATCCTAACGCACATCAACCAAAATAATGTCACAAGAAAGGCTTACCTTTGAAGTAGTATTAAGCGGAACATACTGGGACAAAAAGCCCCAGTTTTCTGTTTGGGTAGACGATCATGTTGTAGTGCAGTCTGAAATAGCTGAACCTAATGTACCGCAACCTATTAGTTTCAAACGTGAACTAGATGAAGGTAGTCATCAACTAAAGGTACGTTTAGAAAATAAAACAGATCAAGACACCAAGGTAGTTGACGACGAAGTGATCAAAGACATGTTGCTCAACATTGAAGACATTATCATTGATGACATAAGTTTAGGCAGCCTATGTTGGGATGCTACTTATATTTTAGACAAACCACATGAATTCCAAGGCGAAACTATTAATCATTTAGATCAATGTGTAAATCTTGGGTGGAATGGTACTTATATACTAAAATTTTCAACTCCATTTTACATTTGGCTGTTAGAAAAACTATAAACTAAATATAGTATACACTTTAGGTTTACTATGTTTTTACAGCAATTATTTGAAGCAATAGACAAAAAACATGCGGCATTTTGCTTTGGCCGCATGAATCCTCCTACCATTGGGCACGAACAACTGATCAACACTGTGGCCAACGCCGCAGCTGGTGGTGACTACTTTGTATTTGTTAGTCAAACACAAGACAGTAAAAAGAATCCCCTAGACTATCAGACAAAAATTAAATTTGTCAAAGCTATGTTTGCTAAACACGCAGATCACGTAGTAGAAGACACCCAATTAAAAACTATCATGCAGGTTGCAGCTTGGTTATACAGTAAAGGCTATCGTAAAGTTACATTTATTGCAGGTAGTGATCGTTTAGAAAACTTCAAAGAATTACTAACCAAATATAATGGGGTAGAAGGACCTGCTGGTATGTACAAGTTTGACTCTATTAACTTTGTTAGTAGCGGCGATCGCGATCCCGACGCAGACGGTATAGTCGGTGTTAGTGCTAGTTTGGCTCGTGAAGCAGCCAAAGCAGGCGATTTGTCTGCATTTGCGCAGGCAACAGGTGCTGGTAAACTAGCTGAACCATTATACCTTGCTGTACGCAAAGGCATGTTGTTAGAGTGCAGTGGTTACATTCCAAAGAATAAGAAAGAAGCCAAAGATCCACGTTGGTCAAATGCGCTTACTGTTGATGTACATCCGGATACTCCTAACAAGAACATGAAGGCACTTGGTTTGATTTAGATGTCTGATATTACTACACATATAACAGTAGAGGTCCACTGCGTTCGTCCTACTTGGGCCAAACAGCATTGGGAAGAAAAATATCGTGACAGCAGATATAGGCTTTACATTGATGATGAGTTGGTTATCGAGCGTACATGGATATGGGATGATTCTACTTTTCTTCAAGAAAATTTATGGATTAGTATTGATAGTATGCCAACACATACCTTAAAGTTAGAATCAGTAACCCATATACCCGAACAAGCCGAGTTTAGCCTGCAATCAATAGAGTCAGTCAACTACAGCCTAACTACAGTAAGTACCACTCCGACAGAGATAAGTTTCAAAGTTGCATAAATATACATATGAAAATTACAGAAGTTACACAAAAACAATCAGTTGCAGAAAATGCCAGCGTAGGTGCCACAGCATCTGGAGCGGTAGCTACAAGTATGCCTGGTAGCGGAGCCGGCTTTGGCAACAGTATTTTTATGAAACGTAACCCTACCCCTACAAAGAAAAAGAGAAAACAATAATGGATATGCGTAAACTATTAGAAGCGGTAACTAAATTTGCCGGCGAACCTAAACAACGTGCAGGAGATCAAGTTCGGGGAACTGATGTTGCTAAAAGTGGCAAAGAACATCCTTTTAAAGGTCAACTAGTTGGCGACAGCAAGGACAATATGCTTAAAGGCCTTAGTCAAGTCTCAGAAGAAAAGAGCCTAGAGTGGGACTTATCAGAGGCGTATGCTAACTTTAATGAAGATGACATTGGTGTAGAGCCTAAACGTCCAGGTCGTAAGAGTGATCGTCCACGTCGTGAATATACTAAACATGGTAAACCAAGTAAACGTTATACTACAGTTGAAGAAGGTTGGAACACAGGCAATGACCGTGTAACATTACCAGATAGTCCGCATACATATTGGAGTGGTACTGGCGCATTACAAAAAGAATACGATGCTTTATATGCAGAATTAGTTCCAAGTCAAGGTAAAGCAGATACTATTGAAGGTGAAGTATTACGTGCGTCTAGTAAAATTGTTTATCGTCACTATAACGACGGTGATGAATTTAACGAGGCCAGTTTTGATCAATTAGAGCCATACATTGGTCTAGTTACGGGCTACGATGATCTAGCACATAAAGCTGTAGAGTTTGCAGTTAAAGCCAATGGTAACTATACTCCAAATCCAGACTGGGATAGTTTAGATGTTATGGACTACGGTCCTGCAGAAGAAGAAGAGTATGATGACGAAGATGAAGAAGATAGCTGGGATCATGATGACGACGAAGATTTATTAGGAGAAGGCATGGAAGAATTTGCCAAATCTCAAGCTAAACAACGTGCTGAAAAAAGAAAATCAATTCCTTGGCCTAAAGAAGTTCCAACTGATGCCGAACAAGAGCGCGATCGCACTCGTGACGAAGAAGAAAACGATCCACATCCTTATACACAAGTTGGTGAAGGTGCGGCTGATGTTTACTCAATAACATCAGAAAGAAATGGTAGAGAGCGTAGTAAGTCAGGTACGTTAGCTGAACTTATTGAATACTATGGCTACACATTAGAAACTGGTAAATCATACGAACATGAACGTGGTAACAGAAAAATCAATCTTAACCCAAAAAGTATTGAGTCATTGGTACAAAATTTAAACAATGCTAAAGACAATGCAGCGGCTAATGGTAGTAGCAACGAACGCTTTTACATAGATCATGGTAACATGGCAGAAGGTCGTGGTCCTAGCAAAGGTCTACACAAAAAAGTTACTATCGTTAAAGGTCGTGATGCTGGTAAAACTGGATATGTTCGTCAGATCAAAACTGACAAGTTAAGAAATCGTGTATATCTTGACCTAGACTTAGAAGATGGTGGGCAAGCAGTAGTGCTTAAACAAGATGTACGTTTAGTAAAAGACCTAGCAGAAAACTACACTGGTCGTGAAACTAAAGACGGTGTTTGGCGTGTATTTAAAGATGGTCAAGGCGGAAGTGTTGCTGGTCCATTTAAATCAGCTGAAGAAGCCAATGCATGGATTAAAAAGCAAAATCAAGGTGTGGTGGAAGCACGTACTACGTGGAACAACGATTTCTATGTGTACGATCCAAAAACTAAAACAGTTAAAAAGAAATTCCGCACACACAAAGGTGCTAAACAGTACGCAGAAGCCAATGGTTTAGCAGTAGCAAGTGCTGAATACTATCATGATTCTGTTAGTAAAGGAGTAGAAGAAGG